TTATTTCACAACCCCTTTCCTTAGTGGGAGTTTTAGATCTCTCACCCTTATGACTGCTTCCACTAGACGGATGTCTATCCTCACCGCACTCTCATGTATCTCTCCTAACTTCTTATTTTTAAAACATTTGCTCATCGCCAGATTGTGATGCATTGGGCCAAAGATTAACTTGGCCACATCCTTCCGGAGACTCCGCCTAGTCTTATTTAAACATTTTATCATATGCCTGGTCGTATCTGGCAGGCCTTTCGTCCATTCAGGGTTCGGATGCTTCTGGAAATAGAGATGATCCTTCAAATGGGCTGCTGTGGCCTCCAGGAGGAACTCCACGTTGTGTAGCGGATCACATTCTAACTTCCTAACCTCTTCATTTATCTCTTGTATTGATTTCTTCATCTAACCCTCCTTTTATTTTTATCTTTCAAAGTATTGGAATTGGCAGGATTCAAACCTACATCAACAGTATCATCATAATACCCCTTTTTAACCTTGCGGCCTTCACACATCATCATCATTGGCCAATCTTGGTGGTCACTTGAATGATGTCCAAAAAGATGTATCTGTTTCTTAGAACAAACATAAAAAGTATCTTGTCTTTCATTAAACTTACAATCAGTATGATAACAAATTATTACTGTTGCATGTTTTGTTTTCACCCTCTTCATTTTTAACCCCTTCTTTGGTTATTAAATCCCAAACTTAAAAGCTAAAACCAATTGAATAATCCAGCCAATAAAATACCCTACAGCAAATATCTGCACAAATATAATCCACCCTTGAAGCCCTTCTTTCCAATCCATTTTACCTATCATCCTCATCTCCTTCAAAGTTATTTTGTCGGGTTTTTTATAGGTTTCCCCGGAAAGCCCTCTCAGCCCAATTCTTTAGTTTCCCCGATGTGTTGGAGAGACCAATCATCGCAGGTATTTGGACTTCGGCCAATAGTGAAAGTCCTATCTATTTTAATCTTTCCTGTATCTTAGCATGGAGGCGATCTATGACTTGGTTGCAAAAATTGTCCGTGCTAATCGGCCTGCACTTCTCTATCTCCTGTCTGATGAGGGATAATTGTCTATTAACAATCTCTTTTACCAATCCTTCATTACCAGGCCCAATGGCAGTTAATATTTCTTTTTCCATTCTCCCCCTCACTCCCTGGTCAGTCATTTAATACTCCTTTTCCTTTGCTTACCGCAAGAACATTGTTCTCTTACATAAACCTTTCTACGCAATCTATGGCATCCAGGAACAGGCTCATATCTTTCTAATATAACTTCCCAATTATGTTTATGTTTCATCTTTACCCTCTAGTCGTCTCGTCGGCTGCCTCATTTCTAATTTCGACAATTATCTCAAGTTGAGTTTTAAGCTCGTCTATTGTGGCTCCATTTTCTAATAACATTAAAGCCGCATTTTCAAAATTATTATAGTGTGAGCTTCTTAGGTTAATCATCGACTACCCCACTTTCTTTATAGGTTAAGTAGACCCTAAATATTTAAACGCTTCTACTTCTTCCATCTCTTTTAATAGGTATCCGGCTATATACCAGTTTCTTTCGTTGTCCTTCTCCGGCAATCCCCAACTCTTTAAAACCTCACTGACAGCTTCTGCAAGAATTGTTTTCTGATAATGTTGTTTATCCATCTCACAACCTCCTATGGCCAGATAAGTAATAGGCAAACAATGAACCACCCTATTCCATGTTTACCTTTAGTCCAACGCATCAATTGCATACATATGAGAGCGGATGCTAACGAAGCAAGCCCCTGATCTAACATATATACCCTCTCCTACTTCAATTTTTCTAGTATTAAATCTAAAACTTTGTTCCGGACAAAAACTATATCATCCCTCAACTTTGAAGGCATTGAACCCGGCATGTCAGAAAACTTTATTCTTTCTTCCTCAATCAATTCTCTGACCTCAGCCAAGATCTCTTCCATAGCTGGCCTACTGTAGTTCATACTATACTTACTGAAAATCCCCCAAATCCGATCTTTGATCCCCGGCTTCTTCTCTTCTTTAGAAGCCCATCCTCTTTCCTTGGCATAGTTCAACCCATCCTGAATCTCGTCTATAGAATACCCTAGGACCTTATCCGGAAATGTAGCCTTCTTACCCTTAGCCTTCTCTACGATGGCCACTATCCTATCTTTAGAAAGCCAGTGTGTGTTAGCCTTATCGTTGGAGCTGGCCCAAAAACCTGCACTCAGCTGGCGGACTTCCTGCAGCACCAGGATCAGATCTCCTTTCTCCACACTCGCAAGTTCCTCTTTGGTTGGCAGTACCAGATCTCGAAAACAATCTTCCCCAAATAATATATTATCTTTAACTTTAACTTTCATTCTCTACCCCCTTCTCAGGAAACATATATGTCCCATCATCATAGATCTGCCACATCCCTCCAAAGTAATAATGGCCACCTTGGTGCATAGTCATAGTATCTTTCTGGCCTATGTCCTCGGGATATATTGAGTTTAAAACTGTATAAGCTATAGTCACCATCCCATCCTTGTCCTCAGAAAGCTTGTCTACCCTGATCCTCCACATAGTATAAGGAAGAGACTCCTTGTAGATATAAGTTTTCCCCTCTTCAAGTTCACTTCCCGTTGTCGCAAGAAAACTACTGTCTATTTTCATTTATTCATCCCCCTCAGAATACCAATCCTGTAATTCCCTAATCGCTTTTTCCCGGGGAGTTATAACTCTATTATCCCCTTTTGACTTTGCATGCTCCATCCAAGCCTTTAGCAACAACTGCCTAAAAACATAATCCACAACCTTTTTCTTAAACAGATTCATCTTGCCCTCCTACCTTACTTTTTTTCTTACTTGCTCGCCGAATTCTTCTGGACGCCTTTAATTCTTCTTCTACCCAAACAATACACCTTTCACAATATGGAGTACCATTGGAAGAAATCTTTATGTCACCTATACTCCTTAACACATAACAACAAGTACACCTTATCTTCCCACTCATCCTATCCCACCTTTTTATTTTCCAATAATACTCCAACAATTACAAAGACCGCACTGATAGCCAAACCAATAGCAAGAATCACAATAGTCTTCTTTGTAGAATGTTGCTTCTCCGTAGAAGCCATCATCAAACAACCAAAGATCATACCGCCATAATAGAGAAGAAAGTAAGATAAAATCTTATTCATAATCTGCTCTATCATCACAGACTTGCCTCCCAATCCCTATTACATTCACACTCGCCTTCTTTCTTCCCGCAGAACTCACAACGCTCTACTTCACAAGCCAAACTATCATCATCACTTAAGTTATCACACATCTTATTTCCCCTCTACAAGTTTTAATGCAAAGATCTTTGCGACTATACGCCGGGCGATTTCATAAGGTGCCAAGCCCTGGAACTTCCCAGACTGGCAATAATCACATTCATCCGCCTCCTCATAAGCCTTAGCCAGATCCACAAGCTCATCCAGATCTTCTTTCTTCATATCTCCCCCTAATTTTATGGTCGTCTTTCCCCGCATACAGGACAATATTTCCATTCACTCGGGACATATTTGTTGTATATTTCATACTGCTCATCTACTAACACTATATGCTCACACCACTTCTCTTTCTTCATTCTCTCCCCCTCTTTCCCTCCAACAACTTATATACCCCTAGCGTTTCTTTATTATTTGACTTACTACTGGCACATAATCACCAATCTCTGGGTTGTTTTCACTTTGCCAATGGCAAGACTTTGACAAACACTCAAATCTGTGGTGGTAGCAATCATAATCTACTTGTGTCCCACAGATAGGACAAAACAATTCATTTCCTAAAACTTTTGCTCCACCGTATATCTCCCCCACATCAACCCTCCTTATATTTTAGAACATCTTCCGCCTCAATAAGTTCAATCATCTTATCACACATCGCTTTATATACCATATTCGCCTTAGGCCCCTGAGTAGAATCAACAACTTTCCACAACAAGTAATAATACGGCCTACTGTCTACATTATGGTTAGTTGTATAAGACCAAACATAAGACGTACAATCATCGAAATCCTTTTCCCTCATTCTTTTTTGGCCAGCTGCAATATTCAACTTCTCCACTGCCCAGCTCAACCTTAACGTCTCATCCAATACCGTCTTGCGTTTAGCAATCTTCAACCTTTTCATACAACCTCCTAAAAATTAAAGCCCCAGTATGGTTGATTTTTAATCTAAATTCTCTGGCTTTACTACCCAGTCCATACTGGTCATTCTTTTTCTCCTTTAAGATGAGCACACCGGAGACAATAAAGTTTTCCTGTATAAGGATCTCTTACATTCCCGTATAAATGCCTACTATATTTAAATGTTTTTCCCCAACTACTGAAAATACAATCGTACCGCTTTACCCGTTTCATTCCTTTATCCTTTTAAATATGATTTTCCACACATAAGGATTACTTCCCCAAACCCCAGCACCATTAACGGAATTCCACAATCTCTGGAACTCTGCTTTTAATTTATCCTCCGCATTTATCATAGGGAACAATTCGTTGTGGGGCATCTCTACCCCTTCCGCTTTCACATCCTCATCACTTATATCTTGGAGCCTCTCCACCTGAATATCTATTATCTCCAAGGAGATCCGGCTGAAGATTTTCGGCATGTGGATAGATGGCCGCCACCTTATCCATTTCCCATCATTCTGGGCAGACGACTGACAACCAACAACCTTATATTTTCTATCAGCCTCATAGTAGACTGTCGCCTTCTCAGAATTAATATTTGTAGGTTCACCTTTGACAAAAGCCCATTTCTCTCTCACCCAAAGAAGATCCCCTGGCTTTCCAAAAAGACATTTGAAATAAGACAAAGATCCTTGGGGATTCTCATTAAACCTAAAGCCCGCCCAGATATTCCCCATACTAGCAGAATAACCAAGATCGGGTCTTACTTCTTCCACTACCCAAAGAGGACTCTTTATTTCCTTAATTATTCTGCGAGTCTGTTCTTTCTTCCCGGCTAATATTGCCCGTACCATCTCGCCGCTAAAAAGGATAGGATGATCTTTCATTCTACCCACCCATCCCTAATCTCTTCAATAAGGTCTATCAACTTCTTGTTATGTCGCCCAGCATAATATCTCCCAATCTCCATCATCTTCCAAAGAGGTATCTTAATCTGCCGGGCAAATTCTGCAACCGTACAATCAAAGTTTATTTCTTTTCTCTTAGCCATATCTACCTCCACTTATCTTCCCTAACATTATATGTTAAATTTTCATTCTTCTTTTCTTCTAGATCACACCACTCACACCTATGAAAGTTTGACATATATCCAGGGGGATAACCACCAAGCTCTTTCCACGAATGTGGTTCTCCGTTCAAACAAGGAGCCTGGCCCACATCATATTGATACGAGATATAAGTAGTATAAGTAAACGTCTTTCCACAATGACCGCATTCTTGCTGGTGTACTCTGTCTTCTTCATAGCCATAGCCATCATCATGATTTATCTCTTGCCCTTCATTACAATAAGGACACTTAACGTCTTCCATACTTACCCCCCACCAACAATAAACCTCTCCAAATCCTTCTTGATTTCTTCGGCATCCTCTTCTGTGGTCATCTCAAGCTCGTTATACTCCACCTCTAATTCGCAATCATAAAACTCATCATCTTCCACCAAAGAAGGATCAAAATCTATATGATCCTCCATAAACAAACCTTGAGCTTTCTCGATAGCTTCACTGAGATCGGTGAACACCTTATCCTTAACTGGTGCCAACTTAGTCTTACCTATCCACAGATTGCCAAATATACTTTTCACTACCGCAAAATTCCATTTAACTTTCTTAACCATCATCACCCTCCTATTTTTTTAATAATTCCGGATTTTCAAAATCATTCCCTATAATCTCTAACTGTTGCGGGGAAAAACAATGTAATGCGATCCCTCTTATCCAAAAAGCCCCATCATAAAGGCTAACCTTCCCCACATTCTCCCACAAACTATTTAAGATAGAGTAGAACCGACAAATGTCTCCTTCATAAATTTCTCTCCCTACCTTATCCTCCTTGCCAGTATATTGGAGGAGGGTTAGGTCCCACACCTTCCCTTGATCGTGATATACATTTCCAAGTGGGGTTATGTGGAATAATTGCATTGAGGCACAAGGACTTTGAATCAACATCTTCTTTTCTTTGTTATCCCAAGCCTTAAACTTTTTTTCCATCTTCCCCTACTTCCCAACCCAATATAGTATTTAACCCAAGATAATTCTTATAAGACAAACCATTCTGAGAATCTACCTTTACAAAAAAAGGCACCTGCTCATCCAACATATCATCGTCGTCATCTACTATCGCATACACCTTTACCTCTGGATACTTATCTAGCCATTGCTTTATTTCATCTCCCCTTTTTTCCCTACGATGCATAGCAGTACTATCTATAATTGGTAAATCCAATTTCTTCGCCAAAGACTTATATCTAACAGTAAATCTCCATGTCGAAGATAATACTATCTTAGCCCCCCTCTCCTTGCAAACCCGCCGGATTAAAGCAATGGCAACCTGATCAAAGAGTTTAATATCTTTCGCTCGGACTCTATGAGGATATCCACCAAAAGCTATCGCCGATCTTATGCTACAAACAACCCCGTCTATATCAAGAAAGATAATTTTATCAGCCATCAGACAGGATCCTTCAATGGCTGGATGTGAATCTGATGACACCCACAAATCTCACAATGTTTATCTTTCTGAGCCTGTTCAACCATCACACCTTTCTCTATATCAACAATCCAGTTCGCCTTGCAGTTAGAACAAATCGCCCTCATAGAATATTTAGGAACACTCATTCTACCCCCTACTTCACCATATTTATTTCTGTCTGCTTCTTACCAATAACCTCAATGATCTTACCAAACATTTCTTTTATAGTATTTGCATCCGCTTTAGTATCCATCTTCTCATAAACTCTTATAGCCGAAAGAGCCTTCTCTCTTTCCAAATCAGATTTAACTAAAGCCTCTTTTGTCTTCTCTGCCTGGGCCTGCAATGCTTTGGCCAACTCTAGTTGATTTTTTTGTTCCTGGTGATTAAGATCAAACTTGAGAGTCTTAATCTCAACCCTTTGCCCTTCTATAGTATAATCCTGACTATCGATCTTACTTTTGAGGCTATTATTCTCTGCCTCCAACCTTATAATCTTATCAGTAAGATCCCGAACTTCTTTCTTATGCCCTTCCATTATTTCCTTGCCCATAAAAACTTTGAACATAAAGTTATCTCCTCCTCACTGTTTTTTGGCTCAAACCCAACTTCCCTAATACATGCAACCTCTTTAAAGTCTGGCTGTCTTAAAACAACCACCCCTTCTCCGCCTCCAATAATCTGGCTATATGGGACCTTTAATAATAAATTCCCAACCCGTACAACCACCTCATTCCGAATTTGATCGGAATACTCCTCAACAGAAAACCTAACTGCCGGAAAAGTTTCTACCCCACCAGAAGAATCCATCCAAAGAGGAGATCCTCTCTTTACCCTAGCATAACTGTCAATATCCATCTATCCTCCTACTTGGAAGAATACATTCTCCGATGCTCTTCTCCCCAAACTCTGGCCTCTGCCAGGGAAAAGGTTTCCTTGCTTGTCGTCTCATTCGTCACATCAATAAAATCCACATCACCGAATCTTATTGTCGGTTTGTGTATTGGTACCATCTTTCCCCTCCGGTTTCTTGGAATCTTCTGAAACCTCATGCCAGAAAACGCCAGTCATAGTTAGAAAGAAAAACCACAACAATCTTCTGGGTAAGGTGCTTCCATCATCAATCAACATCCCCCCAGTATACACAACAGACATTGCCAAAAACACCACTAACACTATTTTATTATACATCTTCCTCAAAAGTCATCCCACCTTTCAAAAAATTTTCTACACTTTAAACACTTCAATACCCGATGGGGGTTTTTATCCCATGTCCAATTTGGTATACTGTCATAAACCCGATAGGTACCCTGAGCTTGTTTGCCAAAGTCCCCTTCTTGCTTTAAGATCCTGTTGCAATGCGGACACTTAATCTTTGCGGCCATAATTATCCTAACCCAAAATTACATTCATTCTTATACCTGGTAGGTTTCTTAACTTTCCTAGCACCCTTTTCTTTCAGCTCATACCACTCTTCCTTTGCCGCCATCGGGTACCATCCCCAACCAAACGCCTCTATGACCGCATATTTATAATAACCAGCCTCATTTAAAGTGTCGTGCTTTTTCTTGATAATCTTCCGGGCATACTTCATTGACCGATAAAACCCAATACACCTGGCAAGACCATCCTTATCTATCGTAGTCACAAAATACAATAGATCCCCAGGCAACGCAGTCTCTTTCCTAAAAAGATCTATTATCTTTCTGATCGTACCTGTATAAATGTCAGCAACACTCCGCATAGTCAAAGGGGGATCATTATCCCGCCTAGTGTTAATCGCCACCACCATAGGCACAAGAATATTGAAACGCAATTCGTCTTCTATCTTCCTTTTCATTTTTCCACCCCTCATTTCCTATTCAAACAATTGCCATTTACAATCGTCGCTGACTCAAAATAATTATTCCAACATTTATGTTGGTTTAAACAACCTTGACAACGATACAGCTTTAAATCCGCCATTAACCGATCTTGCAGCCGGGCCTCTATTCTATGAAGATCTCTCAACAAATTCAGATCACTAAGCAATTTCTTCTCCAGCAACTCTGATTTCTGTAGAGACTCCAACTGCGGTTTATTAAGCATACATCCCCCTAATCTTCAAACAACTCCCCTAAAATGTCAACTTCCTTATCCCAGGCACAAACTATATACCAGTAGTTCCCAAAAGGGCTTCCCACCAAGAGGATCGGATCCCGGTTCTTCTGCCACCAATCTTCCGGGGCAATCAAATGAAAATCCTCTCTACCAAAAACAATACCCACTTTCTCTAAAGGCTGGCAGAACTTATCTAAAGACTCTACCACCTCTAAAGGCATCTCCTTAGTGATCCCACCCATAGGTCGGAACACTAATTTATATTTCTTAATTAATTCCTGTATCTTCGCATCATTGGTAATTGGCAGAGCTTCCACGTGGTCCTTTACTTTAAGATAGATCTTCCGGTTGATAAGCTGCTGTAAAGCCTTGGCATAAATAGCCGTATCCAAATTCTTCGCCTTCAGCCTCTTAATTAATTGTTTTAATTGAAAAGCCTTCACGGTAATCTGCCCAAGCTTTATTTCTGTTGGGGGAACGCTCATTTCTTTTAATACAATATCTTTGTCAAATTCCAATCTCCCATCCTTCGTCATACTCCCATCCATAGGGATATTCCCCCCCGTTAGAAAAACTAACAAAACTAGTGCCCATTCCTTCTCCCTTGGGAGACAGAAAACTTTTCTTCGTCACTTTCACCTTCTCAAAAAACCGATCCATCACACTCTTATACTTGGCCATAATGCCTCCTCACTTATTTTTCCTTCTCAATCCCCCAAGAAACTGTACAATATCACTCCCGTTTAAACTAAAATAATAAGTAAAAGTAATCTTGTCGACAGGCCTAATCTTTTTTCTTCTTCTCACCAATTCCTCTTTCACCCTCTGTTTTGCGTTCATATAAATAAAATTCTTAATCCGTTCCGTAGCCTCTTTAACTACCAATTCAAATTCTTTATTATTCATCCTAATTATAGGAATCGCCAAATACCTTAACTTCTCCTCCAGACGCTGGTTTAACAAAGCGTTAAGGGAAAGACCTTTAGCTCTAGCGTCTTCAGCAAGCTCTCTATGCATCTCCGGAGTTGTCCTCAGAAGAATAGCCTGACGTTCTTCTTTTCTTTTCATCTCTTCTCCTCAATAAGTATTATAGAATCGGATTTGTTTCGTCCCACCGCTTTTCTCTTTCTTTCCTTTCCCTTTGTTCCACCCGATAGGATTTCATCATCACTCTCATATAAGAATATCTAGACCGATGATCTCTCTTTATCGCCACGCTGGCAATAAAATCTATAGTATCTGCCGCCGTCATAGGTACAACTGCCGGGGATTCTACTTTAGTTATTTTCTCCCCAGAGTCAGAACAAACAATCATTCCCCACTTAAGATGAAGGAATAAAAAGTGAGGTTCAATATCCAAAACAGCTTCCTTAATACTTTGGGGTATAACCAAATAATTCAAATTGGCCGCACCCTTCTGGAACTTTCTCTCCAGATCTTTCTTAAAATCGGCAATCGATATTTTCACTTCACATAAAGCTGTCAAAGGGAAATAATTCCTCATCTTAAAGATATTATCCAGTTGGTAATCCGGAACTCCTTTCAGCTGAGGATTTTCTACCACCAACCTCTTTAATAGCTTTGCGTTCTTCAATTCAGTCTGTGTAGGATAAGTAAATCCTGCCACATCCGCTATCCACCCAGGGGCTACAGGGACCTCCGTCTCAATAGGTTTACACCCTATATAGGCCAGATAACCAGAAGCCAAAGCCGTCAGCTTATGGGTTAGATCTGTTTTATTGCGATCAAGAGGTTCAGGATACTGCCTCATCTCTTCACCAAGACAATCTCTCTCTCATCCCAATATCTAATATTATAAGGAAAATCTTTTTCCTTAACAGCAAGCTCTAAAGCGTTCTTAGAAATACAATAAGATTCATAATCTACTATTTTTCCTTCCTGCCCTATCATATTCTTAACAGTCGCCCCAATAGGCCACAAGATCATCTTCCCCATAAGCCCACCAAGAATCCACGCTCGCCTTCCAGCATTATTCAGTTGCTGAACTGTCAATAGCCCCCTATCTCTCATCCTTAGGTCCCCCCAACATCTTTATCTCCCCCTGCTCCCCGGTAAGCAACTGCTTCTTATATTGGGGGATGATCTGTTGATATAAAGTTGTAGGGTTGCCGTTCTTGTCATACAAGCTAAGATGAGGCATAAACTCCTGGATAAACTCTACTAAACCAAAATTAAGAGCCTCAAATTTAGATTTAAGATAATAGAACAGGGCCCGGTGTACCTGGTTCTTAGCCTGCTCAAGATCCTTGCTATGTGGGATAGGAGTGGCAATACGCACCCCCACTATCACATCCTTATTATCCTCCCTCATAGGATAGTTAAACTCACAAATCAATTCACTCTTACTATTCAAAAAAGTAAACCGAGTATCCCCAATATTATATTTCATCAGCAACTTAGAAATGTCTGCCTGGCTTTTACCCCAATGAACCGCAGTCTGTTTATAAGAACTAGTTTTCATCTTTCCCCTCGCTTTCCCTTTACTTCATCATAAGTTATAACAGTATTTAGATATACTTGCTCAGGAGTTCCAGCATCTACATTCTTAAGAATTTCAGCCAACTTTTGCTTTTCTTCTAAAACTGCCCTGTCGAGATAATAGTGAAGAAGATCGTCTTTGGTCACATTCTCTAAGATAAGCCCCTCCACAATAGTACTCCATACACAATATTTCCCATCTGGTTGTTTAATTATTTGATGTCCCATTATTTTCCCTCTTTCACTTTCTTTTAAGGATTATAAGCTCTCCTGTTCCTTAATACAAACATCAATTATTTGTTGTAATTCTTCTTTAGCAAAACCACCACACAAAATCTCATCTATTATAATTTGTGTTCTACTGCGAATATCTTCATTTTTACTACTCATCTTCCCCTCCTCGCCTTATCCAAAATAGATTCTATATCCTTTTTTAAGGAACAGTAATTACAAATTGCTCCATTACCGCAGCTTGAGTTATCACAAGAATGGTACCTACGCAGCACCTCTTCAATCTCCCCCGCAAGATTAAACATTAGTTTTCTCTTTCTTAATCGGCACAATCTTAAACTCTAACCGATAACCGAGCTTCTCCAAAAAAGGTTTAACTTTTTCCAAACTGCCAAAATCCCCATCTTCCAACTTTGATATATACTGTTGAGAAATGTTAAATTTTTCCCCTAATTGTTTTTGAGTAAGATTCTTTTTAACTCGATAATCAACAATCGCTGAAGCAATCTTTTGCCTCTCCAACTCCCGTTCACAGATCCTACGGAATTTCGGATCCCTCATCTTCTCGTCAAAATATTTCTTTACCTCCATGTTACCTCCATTAAATATAAGAAATCAATTTCCTCTGATAAATATCCATCCAAAAATCTCTATCACTATTAGCCATCATATTGCATGCCCTACAAGTTGTCGCCAAGTTATAATACGCAATATTAGTTTTATCGTAATCTACGTGATGTATATGTAATTTGGTTCCCACTAATTTAAGGTGTTCCTCTTCGCTAATTCCACAATTCAAACACCTATAATTATCCCGCCCCTTTATTTTATTTTTTAACCTATAACTAAATATAAGCGGATAAGGATCATTACCTCTGCCATGTTTATAATTAGGATTGTCTTCCGAATTTTTATATCTTTCTTTCGCCAATGCACCTATTAAAGCTTTAGTTTCTTTAGAATGCTTATGGCCTAAATGAGGCTTGTGTATTTTCATCCATTCACTTTGTTGAGGGCATTTCTGCCCAGTCTTCGCTATTCTGAGCTTCTCTCTTGTCTCCGCAGAAACCACCCGTTTTTTGCCATAAAGCGGGTTCAATTTCCCCTTTTTCGCACAACTCGGGCACCTTATATAATTGTACCCAACCTTTTTTCCACAACCTACACAAAAAGAAATTTTATCAGTTATCCCTCTATAATTCCAAGGTTTCTTCCCCTTTAATACCACTCGTCTCCCTCCAAAACTATTTATCTAAATAATGCAAAAACAAAAGTGAACACAAAGCATGGGCCAGATGAGGCAAGCCGCTCTCCTTATCTATAATTTCCCCAGATTGCCAGGCCTTCAAATGCCTTAATGCCGCCGCAAAATATCTTTGCTTTGGCTCCACTAATTTCCAATTATTGTCACCATATTTTTTCGCACCAAAGGTCATCACCTTAACAATATCTTCAACTGTAGCCAAAGGTAATAACTCCCAGCGAGGCTTCTCTTGATCATATTTTTTGCCAACCTCACCCATAATTACTCACCCACCATTAATCTGCCTTTGTAAATCTATATAACTTTTTCTACCATGCTCTCGATGATATGTTTTATACCAAACTTCAAAAAGCTTGTCAGTTTTGCATCTATCTCTAATCCGCTCTAAAGCCCTTTTGCTTTGGAGAGATCTCTTCTCTTGTGGCCAATTCTGCCATCTCCGAGAAGTTGCCACAGAATTCTTCCTGATAACTTTCTCTCTAAACTCCGGCAAACACCAATACATAACCATCGTCTTATTAATCTTCATCACATAAGCAATTTGCACATAGGTCAAACCCAATAATCTTAAAATCTTTATCTTCTCAATCCGAGTCTCCGTTAATTTTCCCGATCCTCTTAACACCCGTTGTTGCCGGGTCATCCTTGGGTATTTCATAACAACCTCTTATTTTTTATTCAAAACTTTTAAAATCTTATCTATCGCTTTATCCACCTCTCCTTTTGTCCTAAAACAATTATGTACTTTATAACGGCCACGATCCATATCGTCGCAAGTCCATTCAAAAAAAACTGCCTTAAATTCTCCTTCCAAAATGGTTATAGTATAATATATTTCATTACGTTTTGGCTTAAATCTCATCACCATTCCTTTTTAAAAATTCCCCCAAACAGCAAAGTCTTTCGTCACAAATAAAATGCTATACCCACTTTCGTTCTGAGTTGTACAAAGAGCAAGCCAGAATGGGGGAAAATCTTTCCCGAAGTCAACAATCCTATATCCCAATCCTTAATTTATGGCATCTATGGCACTTATATGTCTGAACATCCCAAGTGATATGCTCCCGGACACCTTTCTGGTAATCGTACGGGGGGCATCCGTATTCATCCATATCATGCCCTTTCCGAGAGCAGACAAAGATTTCTTTTAGCTTAAACCAACAACTTTCCCAAAAACTATCCTCAAAATCCTCAGAAACATTCCACATAATATTCCTTATATATCGGACATTATTGCGGACATTTTCTTCTCATATCGGACACCCGAAAATCTTTTACTAGGCACGGACTGGATTTGAACCAGCGGTTTACAGTTTTGCAGACTGCACCCTTCAACCAGGCTCGGGCACCGTGCCAAATGGTAGGGCCTCAGTAACCATCGCCAGCTTACCTCACTACAAGTAGTCATCCCTTCCGGAGCTTATCCCGGTACTCTTTTCCTCATAGACACACAATTTCGGCTGCGTGTACCCACAAATATTATATTCAGAGCGGACAGGAGTTGAACCTGGATCGCCGATTTTGGAGATCGGGGTCTTAGCCAATTAAACGACCGCTCTACATCTGAGGAGGCTGGAATCGGACCAACATCGAGGGCATCAAAAACCCTTGTCCTACCATTAGACGACTCCTCAATTTTCTTTATTATTTACCACCCACTACTTGCTCCTCCACCACCAAAACTTCCACCACCACCACTAAAGCCTCCGAACCCACCAAACCCTCCAAATCCCCCACCACCAGAGAAGAAGCCAGAATCGTTGTCGTGAGAATGATGCTCAAAAAAATCATTAACCTTTCTCCTATTTGAAACTGGCTCCTCTCTCTTTATTTCACAATTCAAACACAATTGATTGGTCGTCCCAGGATTAGATACTTTTAAACCAAGATCTCTTAGCTTATTCAGATCCCCTGGAGACAAATCTTTTTCGTCAAGATTGACCATCAAGACCCCACAGTTTTCACACTTCACAACCTTAACTGTTTGTTTCAAAAGCGAAATCAAATCCCCAATACCCATAATCCCCTCCTTATTATTTTATAAACCTGACCCATTCAGGCTTTTCCATATCACCCGTATGCTCCCCTATAATATGATGTGGACAGCCTTTATTAGAACAATACCACCAATAATCCTCATTCCGCAATATAGGCTGAGTAATAACAACATTGTAGCCACAATCGAGGCAAAGCCCGGCAAACCAAGAATTTCGGCGATAATCAAGAAGACTCATCTTTTTCTCTCCCTCTCAAAATTCTTACCTTTACAGTTGTCTCCTACAGCATTCATATCACCCTTAGCCACTCTTGCATCCAACAATAGCTTCGCAGGAATATCAAGCTTTCCACAGAACCAACCCTCAGGCCCCATAAGTAAATACCTACAACAATCTGGAGTAGCAGGTTTACAATATTTCTTTATATAATCCTCTTCTACAAACATCAACCCCCCTAAAATCTTCCGCTAGCACCACCACCGCCAAAACTGCCTCCACCCCCACTAAAACCACCGGATCCGCTAGAACCCCCACTGTAGTAACCACCACTTGATCCACCACCAAAAGCACCAATAGCAACAACTATAATAATAAGAATTATAATAAACACAATCAAAATAATCATCCCTATAGAAGGTTTATCTTGGTCTGTTAACCTTTCCTCTTTCTCTCCGCTAAGAACCTCTATAATCTGCCCTACACTTGCCCTCAGCCCAGCATCATAATCGCCAGCCTTAAAGTTTGGGACAATAGCCCTCTGCATTATTCCCTGGCATTTAGCATCTGTCAATACTGGTTCTAACCCATAACCCACTTCAATCCTTACCTTTCGGTCATCTTTAAAAATTACCAAGATCACACCATTATTCTTATCCTTCTGGCCAATCTTCCACTTCTCCGCCAGCTTAATGGAAAAATCTTCCAGACTTCCACCCTCCAGAGAATTAAATGTGGCCACTGCAATCTGGTTAGTGGTCTGCTTCTCATAATTCTCCAGAATGCCTGTAACCTCACTTATCACTGCCTGAGAGAATATCCCGGCATAATCACTGATCCTTCCCGATGGATGGTCAGGTATTGCTGTTGCCCAACACAAGGAACTTACCAAAAGAAATAAAACCACTAGCCATTTCTTCATGTTCATTCTCCTTTTCTGTTAGATTTAATTATGAGCTAAAGTTAAATATGACCCCTGTAAACAGTCTGGGACTGATATCTGAACTTGTCCTGAACCAACCGCTGGTAAAGCTCCTGATACTGAATAAGTTCCTAATGAAGAAACTATTTCTAGTTTGACATTAGATCCTGTAACAAGTGTACTATCCCAGTCTAATAGATAGTATCTAATAACAGGATCATAAGGAATTTCAACACCAGCTAACTTTACAGATGACACAGAAAAATTTCCAGATCCTGCATAAATCACTTCGACATATGCACTTGTATTCTTAGCTGAATACAGAGGAGCATCTGTCCTTGTTAAAGCGGATGTAACATAGACAGACACTGTCGATACTGGTACTGGGATTGGATCTGATTCTGTTTTGTCCTCCTCATCTTTACTACACCCCATCATAACAAACATCATAATGACAAACATAAAGCCCATCAGTTTAAAACTTTTCATTCTCATTCTCCTTTTTTTATTATATCTCCAAGATACCTCTCGGCAATCCGTTCATACACCATTCTCAAATGGGTAATAGCCCATTCACAAAATTCCCGCACTACATCTTTTAATAGATACACCACAACCGACCAAGGCCAGTAAGCAATCCAACAAACTATATCCCCTTTATATCTATCAAGTTCAGGTATTTCAAAATTCCGGGAACGCAAATAAGACTCCCAACCCCCTTGCCAAGTCTTTTTACCTAAAGCATCTTTCTTTCCCCACCGAATCTTTATCTCCTCATATTCATCCCGGGATTTTTTTATTTTATCCGCCCACATTTTGAACGACCAGAGGACCCCGACAGGGAAATACAACACAAGCAAATACCAGTAATCCAAAAACCATTGATAAGGGAAGTGTCTTACAGTTATCACATACGCCACTATACTTATAATCAAAGTTACCGTAGTCGCCAGGCCATGCTCATATCCTATCTCTATTAAAGTAACCAAGAGTACGGCAACCCAAAATATTATCCATCCAATTTCCATAGAACCTCCTTATTCCTCAAGACCGAATCTATGCTTCCATCCCTCGGTGCCGAAATAATCTTCCTCATCCAACTCATCTAATTGGATAACGATTTTTTCCAGAAGCTCTTTAGCCTGCTTCTCCGTCATCTTCTTTATGCTAATACTCAGCCTCGCCATTACAGATCACCCCTCTTCTCTATTTTAGTGAATGGTAACTCCTTTACAGTAAAACCTGCCGCATTTTTATGGCCACCACCTTTGTATTTCTTGGCCAGCTCTGAGACATCTATCTCTTTCTTTTTAGTATATATAGAGACCGACCACTGTTTCCCGTCAAAGACAAAGGGCATCATCAGGTCATAATCCTCTTTAACACTATCAAACAATTGACTGGAAGTACTCCCCATATTACAACAGATCGCCTTATAACCCTCAAACTCTGCCCAGAAAGCCCAGGACTTAATAAGCCCACCATAATAGTTATTGCGGTACTTTAGGGCAGTATAGCCATCCTCCAAGATCTTTGTCAGCCTGTCAAACTGCCCCTCGGTCTCTAATAACTCTACCCACCTATCACTCTCAGGATTAGTTTCGGCCAGCCGGATACCAGTCTGTAATCTGTTCAGGTCCTCCCCATATTTAGAGAAATCCCATATATCATATGATCCTAACATATCTACAACCAGTGGGACTTTCTTCCCTGGATAAAAATAATGCCAGGTTAATATACACCCGGCAACACCATCTTCTCTTATCCCAATACAGTCAAATCCTTTATGTTTCTCTATAGCAGTTTTGTGGTGATCTATCCAAATAATCTTATCAGTTATCTTTTTTAATCTCTCGAACCCACCTTCCATTTGTAAAGAGAAGTCAACAAATATTACCGTCTCATTAGGGGTTATCTCATCAAACGGAAAGTCATCCTTATAATCAATAGGAATAAATTTACATTCCTCACCAATATCTTTAGTGTAATCTCTATCACGTTTGTAAAACTTATAGACTATAGCCGCAGAGCAAATACCATCCATATCCGTATGAAAATAACAACGCATTTTTATCTCCTAATTTTCTTTTGTAGACTCTCCAAAATTCTCTTTAGTGCAATTTCAATCTCTTTCTCTGGCAACGGCGGCTCACATCCTTTAAGAATAATAGCAATTTCCTCATCCTTATCTGAAAAGAATGGTCTTATCCCCTCCGCAAGATCTATCGCCAAAGACTTAAGATCCTGGACCTTAATATTCTTATCAACAACTGTGTTCCACAACAACCCAGTCAAGATTGTTTCTTCAATAGTATTACCTCTACCCATAACACCCACCTCAGCCCTCTCCAATTAATTTGCGGATGTTCCTAGAATCATTAGATTTACTTACATATACGGTCTCAATCTTAAGCAGCCGAGCAACCTTCCCAACAAAATCCTTCTCATTCTTACAATAAACAATCTCTCCTTTATAAGTAAATCTATAATCTTTTCTTATATGATCTAGACAAGTAATGACCAAACTCTTCCTTAAAGAATAACGGTCAGAGATGTGAGGATCCTTACCCATTCCATATTCCAATAAGGAAACATCAAGCAACGCTCTCCTAAACTCCCCTTGCCACTCATTACTCTGATTAGTCTCAAGCGGGTCTTCCTTTATATTATGGGGCAAATCTTCATTACTCATATATCCATTGCCATGTCTGGTTTGATATGCCCGGGTAACCAAATACAAATCGTCCACATATCTCGGCAGTAATGCAAAGATGTTCGCATAGCCAGTATTTGACCTAGTAACGTTAGGAAAGAACCCAAAGTTCTGATCCAACAATAATCCCTGAGCCCCCTCAAAAATAAAACTGTATCCAGTTGGACTACGAAAATATAAAAACTTATCATCGGTAAGATAAACATCTTTAGTCTTCACCAACTCCTGACAGGCAGACACGAACTCCTTAGTATCTAAGTAAATCTTCCACTTATAATATTCATGGATAGCCCTCAACTTCTCCTTTAATACCCCAGGATAAAATAAATCATAAAAAGTCAAAGAGCAATGATTCTCTTCCCGCTTAATAGTTTCCCCAAACCCTACACCGCAAGTCCCGTGAGAACAATTGTTCTTATTCCATCGGTTGGCCATAATATCATAAGGGGTAGTTATTGGACACTTCCCCTCTATATACAATGTCGGTTTAACCTTTTTAGGAAAAGTATCCCTCTCATTTAATAATGATACCGGATTAACCGTACAGAAGCGGGACCAATAGGTAGGCTTCCCCCTCAAAGTTCCAGATCCAAAATTTGAATGCACATGACGACCATTCTCGTTTACAACAGTATGCCCAGCTTGATGGCCTCCATTGAACCTTACAACTATAGATGAAGGGTTAAGGGAGCAGAGGTAATCTACCACCGCCCCTTTTCCCTCATCCCCAAATCCAAGTCCAATTACAGCCTTATGCGTCACAGCAAGATCTCTTTTCCCGGTTTACCCTCAGCTATTTCACTCCCTATAGGCATAGCCACGCCCCCCTTAATAATCTCAGCAATGATCTTAGAAATATCCTGATGCCTTTCAGCGATGATAAGATTATCTCTCATCAACTGCTTCCAACTATCGATCACTTCTTGCCGGGAGCCATTATGACCTTCCCGCACATGGATATGGTAAACATTATATGTTTCCCTGGCCTTAGATAATAATTCCGCAGCATCATAATCCTGGAACTGACCATCCCCCATCATTGATTTCAAGAAAGACTTTGGCATCCTTCTTAACACTGGCTCATCGCCAATAGTAAACAAGAACCCCTTTTGTTTCCGCTTTTCCCAACAATCAATAGAAGTGTGCTGCCCCGCAAAATACCATGCGAGAGAATAACTTTCCCCCAAGTTCCCCCCACCACCACCCTCCAAGAAAACAGAGGTCAACCATTTGTCAAGCAACTCATCACTTGATTCAAATTGGCCAACCTGGAGCGGAGCAGAATCACATTCATGATCTCCTACTCCAAGGAACAAAACCTGGGGATCTTTGACTCCCGCCTTCATAATGCCGTCCATTACTTCTGGAAGCCCATCCTTCACCAAATGATGCGGGATAGAGCCCATAGAACCCGTTACATCCAAAGCAATAATTATAGCCACACTATTTGGATGCTCGGCAGAATCCCGGGATTCTCTTAACTTAATCCCGTAAGGGCTCATTGCGTTGTTAACACTTTTTTCTTTAAAGATTTCCCCAGGGGCCTTATCGTAAAACCCGCTAGCGGTAGCCCTTATCTTTCTATCTGTACTTGAATAACTCCCACCACCCATAATTATTCCTCCCCAAACAGGTATGCAAAACGTTTCTTGGCCAACTCCAGGGTGATCTCTGCGTCCCGGATCTGACGACTAAGATCTATATCTTTAGCCGCATATTGGTCAGCCTTAAAATCACTAGCCAACACCAGACTCTGTGCATCAGAAGGAGACATATCCAACATATTCTCTTGGTCCCTCTTCATCTTCTTAATGCTCATTTCCAGGTCTTCCACCCTACGTTTATATACAAGCTTGGCGTCCTCACCTATTGCCTCCGCACGATCAGCCCTGATCTGGCGGTTGTTCCTCTTCAACGAAGAAATAAAAGCCCCTGCTTTCGAATCTACAACTTCATCATCTTGCATATTATCCCCCCCACATTTTATTTAGAACTTAACCTTTGGCACTTCCTTGGATCCTTGCTCTGCTTCAAAATAAGCCTTCGCCTTAAAACCAAATATCCCCGCCAGGATGTTTGTCGGGAACCTGCGGACAGAAATACCAAAGACCTTAGCCGCCTCATTATATCTCTGCCGTTCTATAGTAATCCTATTCTCTGTACCTTCAAGCTGACTCTGTAAAGCCAAGAACCCCTCATTAGCCTTTAATGTCGGATAAGCCTCTACAGATACAAGCAATCTGGTCAAAGCAGAACTAATCTCCCCTTGAGCCTTTTGGAATTGAGCAAATTTTTCCGGATCGTTAATTACACTTCCCATATCCATCTTACCTACGCTCGCCCGGGCATTTGCCAGCTGGACAAAGGTGTCATGCTCATGTACAGCATACCCTTTAACTGTCGCTACCAGGTTAGGAATCAGATCGCTCCTCCGCTGATAGACGTTCTCCACTTGCGACCAGGCAGTCTTCACTGTCTCTTCCTGAGCAACTAAACCATTATACATACCCACAACAGATAGACCAACAATAAAAACAACACCGACAATCATTGCACCGATAATCAAAACCCACTTCAACATCTTTCCCTCCTTTTCTTTTTTTTTAACGTCTCCAAAAATGAAGCCACTTCTCTTTAAAACCTACAGGCCTACGGAAATACTTGCAGTCATTATTTTTATTAACCTCTTTCGGTTCAGCGAAGACCCACCAAGTCCCATGATAATCCTTCCCGATTTTCTTTAGTGTGGGGCACAAACAATCCTCACTACTATAATCATCATTCTGTAAAAAATAGAAGAGACAGTCCTTACAAAAAATTAACCGCTTCCCCTCAAACTCCCGGTTCAGGTCTTCCATTATTTGTATTCCGTTCCACCCTTACGGGTAAGGTATTCATTACTTAAATATTTCAGGATTACTCTGCCCACTGCCGGGTCCCACATCTCCTTAGCGGGCTTGATCACAATGCCTTCTCTCATCTGAGGCACCGCAGCTTCTTCCTTATCCCGGCAGATGAATGTATTCCCTTCTGCGTATTTATCTAAACCTTCCTTTTTAAGGTCCCCCATCTTGATCCTGGTAATGATAGGCACGACCTTTACAGGATACTGAGCCGTCCACTTAACAAAGTCATCATAGCTCAGATACTTCCCGTCAACCGAAATATCAAAAGCCGCATAGGTTATCTGGCCTTTAGCACAACCATACTTAAGATCCTGAACCCAGCCATAAACCTCAGAGAATAAGATAACCGCTTTAGCTTTATATTCATGTTTGATAGCCACTAGCATATCTCTAACCGCCACATCAGAAAGTGGATGCCAATAAAGATTGGCTTTCATATTCTCTACCTCTATCAATTTCTTCCGGGTCTTGTGACTACCCGCCATAAAGTCTTCATCTATTTTAACCGTAGGAGCTCCGAGTACCAACGGATCTAAACTTTCAACTATAGCAGCAGGACTCTCCACATCAATCAGCCCCACCCGGTCATTGGTACCATGAATCTTCTCTGTCACGATTACTTCCACATCATCCGGAATCAAGTCAGGATAGTTCCGAAAGTTCTCAATTTCCGTATAAAGATGGAATGCCGGATGCGGCGTCTCCATATCTCCACTAGACAAATCCATAGGAGGCTCATACTTGCTCACCCCCAAAAGATCCGCCACATTCTCCCCTACCGCTTTATCCTGGAACTCCGGAAATTCTTTAAGAGGAATGGCCAGAGAGTTGGAATACTCCCCACGCAACCGGATAGCTTTTATTCTCTGTTTACTTAAATATTTAGTTACACCAATACGATCAGAGAGGGTTATAGGTAGAACACTGTCTGCCGGGAAGTTGACAACTAAATCCCCAACATTAAGTTCACCTTTCCTCACCACCACCTGCCAAGCATCCACAATTGCTAACTCTAAACTATCCGAATTTGTATGCGGTTTTATTTCTTTTACAGGACAAATTTTAACAATTACTGAACTCATTTATTCCCCCTTCCTCTCTAATGCTTGATCTATAAGTTTCATAAGAGCTTCACTATTTTTAATCCCATTTTCCTTAAAGAGGGATTCTAATTTCTTAAAGAACTCTCCCCTGGAAACAAGTCCGGCATCGGCAGCTGCCATTAGCCTAAGACGAAGACTCAACTCCTTGCCCTCTCTATCACTTTGCCAAGACCTATTACAGGCATCAACTAACTATGAGAAGGAAGCAAAATTGTCAGACCCCAACAAACAGGATGAGCTTTGTTTTGAGCTTCCAATTTCCCAAGAATAAAAAAATCTATCTCCTTTAATTTCCACCTCTAATTTGATCTTATCCTTCAATTCTTCTTCCATTTATCCCCTCCTTCTTATCTTCTTCTCTTTTAATAAATCTTATATTCCCACACTCAGGACAAGTTCTGCTAGTGATGTAACCGTGAAAAGAGTAAGATAAGAATAAAAATCCCCACCAACCCTTGTCTTCAAAATCTATTCTCTTACGAACTTTAGTGGAATCGTCATGAACAAATCCACATACCCTACAGGCATATTGCTTCTCCACCTACGCCTCCTTATGAACTGCAACTTCCAACTCCCACTCCATCAACTTACTTCTTATCCCCCAAGCCTCCCTCTTTATTATCATCAATTCTTTAAACGACCAATTCTTTTTAATTAAATCATTCAACCGCTCAAAATCAAAAGTATCCCTAAAACCCGTCTCTGCTGACTGGATCAACCCCGCATAGATACAAGCCATCTCTTTCTGGGTGAATAATTTGGACACTCTTTTATTCTTCATCAATCTATCCTCATCAACTTTTCCAGATCCTGGATCTCTTCTTTGGTAAGCCCACCCTGTTCGCCCTCAGGCTTAGTAGAGTCAAAACTCTCCGACTTCTTAAACAACTCTATTATTTCCCGACGGTACTCAATACCCCGGCTCTCCCAATCCAAGAACAGCTTCAATACTTCAAGCGGGCGGATCCAATAACCTCTCTGGGTATACTTAATCACCCGGAAGGTTGAACTGATCGGGCAATGTATATTCTTAAAGACAAGAACTCTCCTCTTCTCATCCTGTTCAAAGTCCTCATCCACCAGAACCTCTTTAGGAGAAACAATCCCCGCCCGGACAACTGTAAAGTCAAAGTTCTCCAGGATCTTTTCCATATCACCCAAGGTTACGACCTTGCCTTCAACCATAGGCTTGATCAATTGGATGGTTGGGCAAGCTACCCACTTTGGATCCTTGTGTTTCTTAAAGGTAAGAGAGATTTCATTCTCGTGCCTAACTTCAAACCCCTCGACTAAGAGGAATGCCTTGACCTCTTGAAAGGCAGTTTCCTCTAAAGGAAAAACATCCACATCCCCCGGCCTCTCAGGATTTTCCGCAGGGGAAGCACAATACCTGGCATACCCACCACAGATAATAGATTTTCTTGCCGTGATCTCTCCGTACAATCTTTCTATCTCCGAGAACCCTCTCAGTAACGGAATAGTCTTAAAAGACATTACTTCCCTCCCTTTACTTTTTTATAATTTTTACACTTAACTTCTGCCCACACCGGGTCGAAATTCCAGGGATACATAAACCAACCATTCCTCACTCCGTGCAAATTCCCCCTCATATTAGGATCCGGATTCTTACAGCTAATATGACAATCTCCTGGGATACTTTCTTTGAACTCACATTGGAAACAATTATTTTTCATTCTCACTCCCTTTTATATCCTCTTCTTTTAATTCTACCGCCTCTTCACTCTTATAACTATTCAGAGTAATCGCCATTAGATCTACAGATCCTTTAGCTCGGGCAAAAGCATTCATAATTATGCCACACGCATAATCTTCTGCATCAGAGTTCCCTTCAGCCTCTATCACAACCTCTCCATAAAACACAAAAGGGATTTTATATTTTTTATAGATCGTCTTCATTCCCCCACCCTTATAACAATCCTACAACAATCACCTGCAAGATGTGCCACGCCTGGTCCCCATACAACAATCGCATATTCCAATCGTAAGCATCTACCCCAGAATCCTCAGGCCGCAGATTACTTGTCTTATGTTTGTCCACAAACCAGTGGCCTATGAGCAGAAACCAAAACTTCCACCAGGCAAAGACTTCCATATAAGATAAGAGGAAACAAATAACGCCAGTCCAGATCATACAATGAGCAAACATAACAAACCAAACCTTACCTTTATTTTGTGCCACAAAGTCGTTCTGCAACGCCCAGTCGGCGATGAAATGTCCAAAGATCAAAGCTAGGAATCCATTCATCTATTCTCCCCCATCTACTTAGGTATTTCCGTCTTTGTCTGCTTCGTCAAGGCTCCCTCAATCAAAGCCTTAAGATCAATCCCAGTCGCCACTTTTAAAGTATTAAAAAGTTCCGCTGCTGCTCCGGGGATAGCCGTCATAGTCCTCTTCAAAGAACTATCCGCACCACCACCATCAACGACTACAACCTGGTCAATCTTTATCTTTTCCGCCGCTCTGGCGAAATTCTCGGCAATAGGTTTTAAAGTATCAAGCAGTAGAGACAACTTCGCCGCCTCTTCATATTTCTTTAAGGCGTCAGCCTTCCTAGAAAGACCTTCCGCTTCACCAGTCAGCCTGGCATTGTTGGCTTTTCCTTCACCTTCACCTTGAGCGGTAAGTCTCGCCTTCTCAGCATCAGCTCTGATTTTAACAGAGTTTGCTTCGCCTTCTGCAACCGTTACGGCTCTTATCTTTTCCGCTTGAGCCTGCTGCTCCACGATCTGTTTAGCGATTTCCGCTCCACCAACCTCCATCTTTCTTATGGCCTCTATCGTTTTCATATTAGCCGTAGCTTCTTCGTCTGCAATCTCCTGTTTCTTTTTCTGTTCAGAAATACCTATCTGCTTATCTTTTTCTATCTGTCTTTTCCGGTAGGTCTCCTCAGCCTCAGCCTTGGCAACTTCAGCCTCCCTATTCGTAGTAGCGACCATTATCTCCGCATCTCTCCGAATTTCAGAAGCAACCTTCCGTTCAATGTCTTGGATAATAGTACTCTCCTGGGCATCTTTCAAATCCTTTAATTCAAGATCTATCAACTCTACGCCCCATTTCGGGAATACCGATTGCACTTCTTTGGTTATAGCATCATCCAAAATCTGTCTGTTCATATAGATCTCTAAGATACTACTCTTGGTAACAGTAGTCCTACCAACACTTTCAATGATCGCCCGGAAATCCTCCGCCAATTTAGAAAAGTCAAACCCCAGTTCTTCCTGGGCAGTCGTCAACATCAACCTCTCAACCGCCAAAGGAAGATCTTTGATTGTAATAAAACAAACAACATCACAAACAAACTTAGCCATATTCTTATCATTAAGCTTAATGTCATTAACCGGAACAGCTAAGTTAGAAAGGGGTAATCTATGTACTTTAGTAATAATAGGGATTTTCCAATAAGAAGACTTCCCTTCCCTTTTAGAAAAATAAGAGATACTGTTAAACATTATTCTCACATGGCACTCGTTGGCAGGAACAATTATAAACCTCAAACCCAAAATTACCAATAGAACCCCAACAAGAAACAAACCCGCAACTACACCCAACACCGTTGTCGCTAGACTAAACATTTTTCCTCCCCACTATTTTTTTTACAACTTCTTCTTCTATATAATCCGGACAACCAACACAAGTAGTGCCCGCCAAGAACTGATGATGAATAGAACACCAATCCTCAACATCATTCCTTTTCTCCTCAAATTTACACTTCATTTATCCCCTTCTTCTTCGTCGCCAACTCTTCCATCAACCCTTCCAATTCTTTAACCCCCTTCTCCTCATAAGACATCAATTGAAGCTTCAGCGAAATATTATAATATCCATTCTCCAACAAAAACATCAGTAACTCTTTCCTTCTCTCATCAGGAACTTCTATCTGAAATCTTCCTTCATGAATATCATCAGAAGTATCTTCAATTGCACAATCAGGGAAACCAACCTGCAATTCCTTTTTACATTCATCATAGTGTTCATATCCACAATAGATCAAATCTATCATCTACTTTTCCTTCCTTTGGCGTGCCATAATCTGCTTTATATCAACATAATGTATCGTTGCCACCCGCAAACATTCCCGATAGTCAAGGAAAGACTTACTATGATAATGACACTCTTTAGTTAAAGAAGACCCATTAGGTTTATTAACACTCTCTATATAAGTAAAATGATAACTCCAAGACTTTTTCTTTGGATGCCGTTCAACATACTTCTTCCCTAAACAAGTTATCATTAATCTATCCTCACCATCACTAAATCCTCTATAGGGATAATCCTTAATCGTATTCCTTGAGGCAGCACCTGCACTGGATAAGTCATAGCCGTTTCCCGGCTAATCGAATATATTCCAGGGTAAAGCTTCTCCCCACTCTTCTCTTTATATTCTATCTGAATCCTAACTATTGGCTCCGTCATCCTAAACTCTGCAACACCCACACTGCGGGGGGTTTTCCATATAGGAGCCTTAATCTTAATGATCGCCACTAGCCCTCCTTATTTACCCATTCTTATATCCCGCCATCAAACCGACAATCGCACAAGTGGGGAAGATGTATTCAGACCCCTCAACAACAAATGTCATATTCGTTGTTCCTGGCCGCAAATATATAGCAATTTGAACCTCTTCCTCTTTACCATTTGTTCTCTTTACCCCTACTACAGTAATATCAGGCATTATCTAGACCCCCCCTGGCGTTCTTCCAAAATCTTACCACAACAATCACAAACCAAAACATCCCTGCCAGTACTATGTGCTGGAGCCCACTGTTGATCACACCAAATTTTAGTAGGATGTTTACACCTCTTCTGCAACCTGGCAAGATCTCTCTCTATAAGTTTATTATATTTTTCCCGAATCTCGGCTGCCGTCTTCATCCTTAACCCCTTTAGAAGCAAGGTTCGCCACAATATTTTTATTCAATTCTATCAGTTTATCTCTAGTCATATCGTCTTCGCCAATAAAAAGAACCTCGTATTCCCCAAATCTCTTCTTCCATTCATCTTGCCTCTCAGGCCTCTCTGCCTCTAAATCCCCTTTGGCAAACCCCGAGCTGCTACAAAAATGGGTGGCCAACAATTCCCCATCATCCAAAACTAAAGAATATACCCCTTCACCTTGATCAGCTGGACCATCTATATACATCTTCCTCACTTACAGTCCCCCTCTCTTTGAACCAATCATAATATTCATACCTCTGTGCAACATCAATATATTTAAACGGCAATCCTGCCTTTTCTCTCATCCACAACCACAACAATCTACCTACCCGCCCATTACCATCTTGGAAGGGATGAATCTTCTCAAATGCTACATGAGCCTTGACAGCCTCTTCCTCAGTCTTCACTCCATCCTCATACTTCCTAATCCAGCGGTACAACATCCCTTTAACTTTATGATATTTAGGGCATACTCTTCCACCAACAACAACATCACAAGTACGAATCTTCCCGGCAATCCTAGGGTTAAGGTCCTGGAGAATGCAATAATGGGCATATAATATCGCAGCCTTACTCAACTGGGATTTACCACTTAGGTGTACCCAAGCGGCAATAGAGTTGGGGATCTCATCTTTGTCCTCTACCCCCTCTATCATATTAGAGTGATCTATAAATTTAATTAAATCCGCACGGAACTTGTCCATTAATGCTACGCCTTCTTGAATTCAGTAACAATAAACCGACCAAACAGTGGGCGGAAGTCCCCCAGGCCGACTCTGTTCCCGGCAAAGTCTACGATCTCTTTCAATTTGAACTCACTGATTACTTCCTCATCATATTCAATTTCAAACTCCAATTCCCAGTTGTCAAACCTAGGCCTTGCTCTTACGATCCTAGCCCTATTTATTACCACTGGCCTACGATCTATAACCCAGTTCTGATCCTTATGGTAAATGGCCGAAGGGGTTACCAGGATCATCCCTTTTAATACCGAGGCATACATTTTCCGTTTATCGTATAAAAAGTTTTTCCCGGCCATTATAATACAACTATAGATGTGTTCCGCTGGTTGATAGATCTTCAGTTTATCATCCATATAAAGACTTTTCTCACATTCATCTTGAGCCGGATAAATCTTTTTAACCTTCTTGCTTTTTTCCTCGGGGTGCTCTTCCATCGGATACCTGTGTTGCAATAATGGTGCTGTCCCCTTAATCATAACTTTTACCTTTTCCACTTTCTTGCCTCCTCACAATTTTATTTTAAAACCCCTACCCTACCAAACCTGTCCTTACCGCACCTTGCCGTACCTGACCCTACCATACATAATCCGACCCAACCTAACCACACCTCACCACACCAGTTTATAAAACCATAAGAATTAAAACCCTACCGCACCTGACCAAACCCAACCATACCGTACCTCACCATGCCGTACCGTTCCGAACCCTGCCACACCAGACCTTACCGCACCCGGCCTTGCCCAACCGCTCCGGACCGTACCCTAAAAATATAAATTCAAATTGAAACCTCACCCTACCTTACCTTGCCCCACCGTACCCGGCCACACCACTCCTTACCGTAAAAAGAAATAATGTCAAATTAAAACCCTACCTTACCCCACCAGACCTCTCCACACCTATCCTTACCAGACCGTACCGTAAAAATATGAAGACAAATTATTAAACCCTATCTCCCTTTACCTGACCTGCCCCAATTATGTTTTCTTAATTCTCTCTGTTCCACATCCACTACAACGCTGTTTCTCTCCTACAATAACAAACCACCCTCTAATCTTCTTATCACTATAAACAAATTCAATAAATTTCCAATCACTATGCCCTAACCAACCGCAAACCACCCTAACAATCTTTTTCCACACCTATTCATCTCCCTCCTTATTTTTAATTCTTTACTCTCCCTCTTCTGCATCAAGAATTCCTGTATCGATAAAACCCCTTCCTTCACATGCCGGGCATTCTCCAGTGCCGCCACATCTCTTACAGTCCTGGCTTTGACCACTGAACGATTCCGCTAAAGCATCAACAACATCCTGCTCACAACCCGTCCCATGACACTCGTTACATCTCCCATCACTAGGCAACAAATCGTTATCGCTAACATAATCACACTCAACACAAGCCCTTATCCCCATATCCCCTCCGAATTATTTCTCTAATATCTCCTGATCAAAAAGATTTATTTTGTCAAAATATTTTTTAAGCTTACGGATAATTGCCGAAATCTGCCTTTCTATTGTAGTTCTTGGCACCCCCAAAATCCCCCCAATATCCCGCTGGCTCTTCCCTTCATATACCATTAAATGAACAATATCTTTCTGCCGACCTGTAAAAAAATCAGTCTCCAACAACTCTTTTATTCTGCGAGATGCAAGTTTTTTCTTTTCATACAATTCATCTGGTTCAAAATAGAAAACAGACTTAGTCTCATCCAATTTATCCCAAACTATATCAGGAAGAATAAATTCTCTACTTCTCTTTGCCACCTAAACCACCTACTTTAATTTAATGGCCTATTAGAATCTTCGTTAACAATCTTCATCATTGACGCCATCTCATTAAACATTTGCACTAAACTCTTATAAGTCACAAAAGATCCGCTAGCGAAATATGCATAATTTTTCTCTTTGTCTACAAATTCACTATTGTCTTCTATCTTCTTAAAAATCTCAACCAAAGAGAGATTCTCGCCAAATACTTTTATAATAAAATCTTGTATTATCTTGGCCCGTATATCATCTATCCCTAAATATTTTTGAACAGAACCCCTTTGGTCTACATTCTCCCCCTCCATATACCCCCCCCTCATTATTTCAACTTTTTCTTTGCCGCATCCAAAATCCCATTCAAATCCACCATTCGTTTCAATTCTCCATCAAACTGTATAAGCGGTACTTCCTCTAAAGGTTTGCCTAAAAAATAAATCATCCGATCAGCCGTCTGCCCTAACACCACCAATAGGCTAGAAAAGCTTTTAATATAATCTTGACCAGACATTGAAATTTTACCTAATTCGGTAAAAGTCTCTCTAACACACAATATTGCCTTAGAATACTCCTCAAGTAATTTCTTCCTAGCCAACACCTTTGCTACTCGCTCTAAAACATCATCTTCTGGCATCAGATCCCCTTCTCTTCGCCAACCTTTAGTTTTAACTTCCTAACATTAATAATGGTTATTTCCGGCTTATTCAAAAGTTGTTTAAAGAACTCTACCGCCTCGTCTATTGTATCCATACGCTTATAGGCCGCCGTGTTAACCTCATTCTCCGCAAAGGCATACAAAGTAATAGCCAACTCTTTTTTTGGGTAAACCTTTTTTATCCTATCTGTCTGCCCAGAAAAAAGCTTTTTAAATAAAGGCATACCATCTTCTTTGATCGACAACACCGCAAAGGTATCCCCTACTCGCACAGAAGCCGTAATAACAGTTTCAGAAATTTTAACAATATTATCTTCTATATCTAAAAAGATATACCCCTTATCTTTCCCCGTTGGGATAAACCTTATGCATTTAAGCAAATCGCCTTCCCCTAAAGAACGAAAATCTCTTTCACTCATCACTTCTCCTTTTACTAAGATACTTTTAATTAATTCTGCTGGGGTGCCCTTTCACTCTCCTTCTTCCGCCCCCTTTTCTCTTGGACCGTTACCCTCACCGGATTCACCCGAACGATCTCACCCTTCTTGTTAAGATTAAAACAGGCAAGTCTGTATTTAGATAAATCCTCTTGGGCTTGCTCTAGCTGCTCCTTCTTAAATTCAAAGACCAGCGGCCTTATTCCAGTAGCATCTAATACAGCAGCCCGAGCTTGGCTGTCTGTTGCCCCAACCTTCCTAAAAGAAAAATACATAGTGTTTACATCAACTCTCCTCTTAAGGTCGATCTCTCCAGGCAATCTTCCTGTCCCATCCAAAGCGTCAGGGAAGACTCTCCCTGTCGTCCTTCTCCTCTTCCCCACATAACTAGGATCCACTTCCTGTTTTAATTTTCTTACCATTATTCCATCAATACCACTACCAAATTTCGTCTTAACTGCGACATAAATATCTGTCGCCCTCAGCTTCGGAGTTTCTTTAAGCAACCCCCGGACAAAAACAATTTTCTCTTTTCTTCCTTCTGATACCTGCTCTGATGATGGCATTACAATCTTCCCCCTTTTAGCAAATTTAATACCCCTTCTATCCATCTTACACAATTTTTACTGAAACTTTTAACTGGGAAACCACATTTCTTTTTAACAATATTTTTCAAAAAATCATTTATCTTATTTATATCCGGGTGATGCGGCAGCTTAGTATTGGCAAACACTGAGTCTATCTCCTTACTCAACTCATCATACATATCAAATACCTGTTTGAGAGTATATCTGCCTTGCCGGACATCCAGGATCAGCTGCCTTTCTTTTATAGGATACTGCAACTCCCCAGTCTTCAACAACTCTATCCCCTCAACCAATAACCTAACCAAATGCGAACCAAACTTGAGATCATAACCGTACTTACTAATCAGCTCAGTCCTATTACCAAAGCGGTCAATTCTCCCCTTCAGCAAAGCCGTCGCCTTCTTGGCAGTGGTATTTGTAGGGATCCTCATATCCCCCACTTCAATAAAAGCATTCTTGTTGTAGACCAAAAACGGAAGCTCTTTCTTCTCAAAGTCTTTCATTATGGCCCGGTTTGGCAGCTCCTTCAAATAGGCATGGGCTGCCATAATTTGGCTGTAATGATCCCCCTTTATAATCATCTTATGCTTCTGAGAGTGGGCATACCCAATAAACTTATAGTAAGCTCTCTGGTTAGGAAACAATTCCCGATGCTCCAATAACGTCTTCCCAAAATCATTGATAAAAAGAATGTTTGGTTCATTGACATACAACATTTCTATGATGTTCGGATTACAATCACAAGCAAGCTTTATATACTTCTTAAACTCGTAAAGCTTATAATCCAGAGCATCCTTTGTATTCTTTCCTCTTTCATCCTTCTCCTGTACAGAAAAATCCACTTCTTCTACCGTCTTCAACCCAAGATAGTAATCTTCGTCAGCTATAAACACCCCCATCTTATCCTCATCAGAATTCGGGAGATTAGTCCCATACATATGCGACCCGGTTCTGATTACTAATATTTTATTGGCTTCCGCCATTTCTCTTTCAATCACTATCTATCTCCTTATTTTAACCCCAGCCTGGCAGACATTACAGCCTGCTCTTGCCTGTGGCCGTGCTAGCCTAGGTATTTACACTACAGGCCGGGGATAAGACTTCATGTGTTTTTGTGAACCCACAAATATCACAAGTTATACTCTCCACAACCTTACCGTCCTCATAGAAAGTGTCACAAGAATACCCCTCACCAAGATCGCCAAACAATACTCCACAACCTTCACAGTTCATAGAAACATCCTTTAATAGACTAGCTGGATACCCTCTCTTGGAAAGCTATTTACAAGTAGATATCTTACTGCGTGAGATTCTCCGTCTTATAGCCAGCCAATCTAAACTTTCTGGATGGAAAGAGTCGAACTTTCCCCTTACGGTCCCAGGCCGCAAATGCTACCGCAACACCTCACCCAGTTATAATATTTTTGATAGGCATAGGATTCGAACCTACTTTGTGTCCTTCAGCCGCTAGTAGCAGACACACATTTTAATGTTTACGGGCGAGGCTCTCAACTCGCACTAGTGTTAACGATGGTTTCGCCAGACCACCACACCTATCAAAAATAACCAACATTTATTTCCCTTTATATTTTTTGTATGACACAAAATCGCCATTCCTGGTAGTCTTATCATGCCCACTACCATCATCATACTTTACTTTCTCTGTACGGGAACCGTCGTTATTTCTTCTCACTTCTCTCGATTTTTCTCCCAAAGGAACCACCCCCCCCTGACTATAAGTTTAAATATCTCTCTATCATTTTTTATCTTTCCTGTAATCCACACCAAGATAGCCATACCTTATCGTATCGTTAAGCATGTCAAGATCATTGCAAAGTTTTGCTATCACCCTTCCCCTATTCTCTGACGACGGGGATTTCATTTCTTCATCTAGCCTGGCCAAGAATACAGTTACCCCATCCGACAAACCTTTTAGAGGCTTAAAGTAATTCTTCTTCCGCTTCACTCTGCCTCCCGGTTAACATCCTTAAACGGCAACTCATATTCCGGCTTAATCATCTTCCAGATATAATCATTCAAGTTACTCTGCTTATCATCCAACAAACTGAATATTCCACCAGAGACCGCCTTATAATCCTTCATTATCCTTAAGGCTTGGTCTTTCCGGGTAGGAAGATCCTTTACATCATTATAACCTAATATAATAGTAGCATAAACTCCCGCATAATTATCTTTAAGTTCTCTCTCCTTCTCCTTTGCCCATTGGAAAAATTCATCCGGTACCTGCTCCAAATAAACCGCAATGGTCTCCCCTTTAGCCAGGATCTCCCAAATAACCTTAGAAGAAAAATGGGTGATCATCCGATGAAGTCTCATATACTCTTCCGTCTTTGTCTTAACCCTCAGGCCATTACTATATTTAAGAACAAAGCCCTCCATCTCTGTACCTTTTATAGAAGTGTCTTTGCAAATACTCACTAACTCATCAACTGTTTTATTTATTCTTTGCGAAGATCTCACCCCTAATATTTGTGCCTCTTGCACATGATCTATCTCCTTGCCAGTTTCAATTTCAACAACAGCAAGTAAGATCAAGCCGGAAAAATCACCATAAGAAACAACTATACGATTCTGTGGATATATTATTTCCCATAAATAAGTATATTCTTCTTTAAAAGCATTTTTAACATACCCTTTTCGGTAAAGCCAGTCTGTAGCAAAGATTGCCTGTTCAGACTCAAAACTTCCCCGGGTAGCAATACAAACCCTATCTCCACCATCATAATATTGTATGGCAAGGCTCCCGTCAACCTTCTCCGTTATCTCCGGGATCTCTAATGGTAAGTTTTCTATCTTCGTTTCTTCTGCTTCATTTAAATTGAAAAATTTACTGAAAGGTCTGGCAACAATATTCCCTTCACCATCAGTAATCAATCCTCTAGCCATCTTGGTGTACTCATCCCAAGCCCGGCTATATTGACATTCAGGTGTATAGTTCCAGATATATAAATCTAATGTAGGGTGTTTCTTGCGGGTAACTAAACGAAGATCTCTTCTCTTATGCATCTCAACCAAATCTATTTTGGCCATCTCTCTTCTTCCCCTTATTTCTAAGTGCCCGTCTCTCCGGGCTCGTCAAGCCACTTGCTAATGTCTGCTATGCTTCTCGCATCTGTCCCGAGCAAGTCAGGTCTTATCGTTCTCCAGGCCTCCTCCGATAAGCGTCCCGGGAAGCAATCCCCTGGCGGGAGCAATTCTTTTAAATGTCACAAGGAGAGACTCCCCTTACCAACCCTCTCAGCACTGTTTGGCTTAGGATCAACGCCTCTTTTTAGCTGTATTATCACCTACCCACCTCACGTTTAAGTGGATGTACGGTGCCTTGGACTTGTTATGCCGCCAACAGCGACAAAATAGTATCCTTCTCCAACTTCTCAGGAGAGAGGTCAATATCCGCTTTCTCCGGGTCTTTTACAAATTTAACCCCAGCCTCTTCCAAGATTTCATTCAAACTAATGGGGTTCTTATAGAAATCAGAGAAATATTGCCGAGTAGCCGCAACGTATTCCGTTTCCCTGGAAGTTATCCCTTTGCCAAGATAAGACTCTGCGAAGTAAAATCTACTTTCCTCGGGGGTAGACACTAACAACCCCAATACTTTCTGCTGAGCCTTAATGCCAGACTTAGAAATGGCCACCACATTGTTAGGATCAACCATATAATTTTGCTTAAAGTTTTTAGCCTGTTCCTTCGCTACGATAATATCAAAAGGGACATCTTGTTTGTTTTCACTAAAATCCCCACCATTGAAGAAGTTCACCATTAGAATGGCAGCCATTTTCTCTTGCCGCTTTACATAAAAAAGCTCCGTCGCCCCATTAGGTTTAGGAGCGTCAGTCATATCTCCGGAGAATAAAATACTGCCTTCTTCATTTCGGTAGGATCTATCCCAACCAAATTTCCCATCTACCGAAATCAAAGACAGATCTAGGTCAACCCGGCCATCACTATACAGTCCTTTACTATCACCAACATTCGTCCAATGTACTCCAAAAATCATGTCCTTAGGGACAGACACATAAGAGCCACTAGGAAAATATCCAGTAAACTGCTTCTCTGTCGCAGGTAAAGCATACTGTATATTAGAGGGGAGATAAACCTTCTTCCCCGCCACATTCTCTGCAATGTCCTTGGCAATGGATTTAAGAACAATCTTCAAAATACCTTTTGCCTCTTTCTGCCCGTCGAACTTAAACCCAGTAGCAAAACTCTTCCCGTTCCTCACCCTATACAAAATGGAACCTGCATCGGTCAGCCGGAAGTTCAAGGCGTAAGCCAGACGAATCTTCCTAAAAGTGTTTACCCTTTTCAGTTCAGATTTTAATTTAGCCTTATCGATCTCCTCACCTCTTTTGATCAAAGCAGTAATGGTATTCAAGTAATCTTCCACCATAGGTTTATGGTTAGTTAGGGCAAGCTTCCTTACCTTATTAATAATAACCTTCAAACTCTTGTTAGACCTAAAAGCCAGGAACAAAGGTTTAAACCGATAGAAGATCTCCGCCAATCTACTCAGGCCATATTTCTCCCGGTACTGCTCAAGCAACCGAAGAGCCGCCAGATTGTCCTTCATCTTTATCTCAGCAATGGTTGCCCTGTCTTTGATCAACAGAGTTTTATTGATAGATTTATAAACCATAAACCGCAGAAACTCAATAGGATTATCTGGGATCATCCCAAGGTAATCAAACAAGGCCACCCTAACTTCCTTGTTCCTGATCAAGGAAATATCATACTCTGTCAGCCCAATAAACAATGCTACATCAACGACATCCCTCTTGGTATCTTCTTTCAGGGCAACCCCGGAACTCAAAAGAACAATCAGCTTATATTTCAGCTCCACTTTGGTATACCCCTTAACAACCATCAAGGGGAATTTTTCTACATCTATCTTGGGGATCTTCAACTTCTCAGTAGGGATATATACTGTATCCTTATTATATATACCCAAGCGTTCAAAACCATAGGTAGTCATATAATGCACGATCTGTTCGGCAACTAGCTGCTCTATGCTGGCTGTCGCCACTTTCCCCCAGGACTTATGAAACGCATTATTCATCTTGTCTGCAGACAGCCCAAGGTTTTCCTCTACTACCTTAACGAGAGTCTGCAATTCCGCTTCACTATAATTAGCGACAACCTCTGGGGCAAAAATAAAACCCTTCTTGACAGTTTGCGTCAATAAGGATTTGTTAGTCTTTTTCCCCTTCTTAGTGATAGGTAAAGCTTTGAACAGTCTGATCGTGGATTCCATTTTCATTCTCCTTTTCATTCAAAATAAGGCGAGAGGTATTATCGCAGGTGCCCCGAAGGGCTTGATTTTTGTTAGGAACCTCTATATGCCTTTTAATAGAAGGCGAGCCGTATATTTTCACCAATTGAAATTGTTAGGAACGGCTTATGCCTTTTAATTAGTAGGGCGAGCAGTAGAATCTTAACGGGATTTTATGTTAGGAACCGCTTATGCCCAAATATTATAGAGCGAGGGGTATTAGGAAGAGTGTTAGTCTTTTTTTTGTTAGGAACCCCTTGTGCCCATCATTATAAAAAAAAGGCGGGTGGTAATTTGCTCAGCCCCGAAGGGCTGATTCCACGATATAATAGGAACCACCGATGCCTAAACTTTTGTTTATCTTTGATACAACTATACTACTATACAACCATCTCCTTGTCAAGCAAATTATTTAAAAATAACATCTCTCATCTTATTTTATATATTTTTAATTTTTTCAACCCAAAACTATCTACATATTTTCTATTAAAAGAAAAAACATCCAACCGCCGGGCTATCTCTCTCCCATATTTATCTAATCCCATCTTATCTTTTACCGTAAAACTTTTGTGTAATTGTGGCACCCACAACTTCTCCCCATAATAAAACTCCCCAGATCTTAACATATCTCTACTGACAGCTATCGTTTCCTCATCAACCGGAAGGCCACTTGCCGTAAACAATCTCTCATCACTCCGTTCCCGAAGAATCGTCTTCTTTTCCCCCTTACCTGTCTGTTCAATAATTTCTATAGAAGGCTTACCCGTCGTCTCTTTAAAGCGATCAGAATAAGCCGTAGTATCATATTCCCCTAAATATTCCAGATTTTCTGGTCCAATAAAGGTTATCTCCAATGCAATCTTCTTTAATGTCTGTTTGGCAACAAGTGCCGCATCAACCATAACCATACCAACACACACCAAAAAAACAAAGGCCAAACCATTTATAACCGTCCTGATCCTTATCCAATTTTTTAAAGTTTTTATCTTCACGGTTTCTTGTCCTCAAGAACCTTTTCTACACCAGGCACCTTCAATTCCATTTTTTTTATCCCTGTACTCTGCATAGCTTTAGCTATATCCATAACCTCTTTATTAATCTTAGCCCAGTCCGAATTATCTTTCGGCACCATTGGCGAACCATCTATAAACTCATAATAGACTTCAATTTTCCCTTCTGTCATTTTTATTCCCTTTCGTGAGGCTTCAACCCCTCAAATAGTTTTTTATCTAAAGCCAACAGATCATATAACAAAAACACAGAGCACAAATTTGGCATCCCCTTCATCACCAAACTATATGCCACAAATTTTGGGAAGTGTTCTCCGGCCACTGTTGCGATCTCATCATTATAAGTAAAACAGAAATAAACAATAGGACCCTCACAGTTATAAATTATCAACATTGGGATTTTATTTTTCAGCTTCGCCCAAACTTTAACTAACCCCCATTGTTTCCATAAAGAAGAATCATCCGAGTAAATCTCCGACAACGGCACCTCAGTTGGATGATATATAAAAGAAAGATGAAAAGGGAAGGACTCATCATCTAATGGTTTTCCCCACCATTTAACAATATCCTCTTTCACCTTCTTTTCCAAAAACTCCGGGTTATCTGTAATCATTGCCCCCCCCCCCTAAACTAAATTAAAAAATTGATATATCTCAAACCTTTTAAGGTTCTTTATATGAACCCCATTAAACACCCAGCGGATACTATACCAATGCGGATCCCCAACCTGGAAATGATAATTCCCAAACCGGATATTAAGATATAAGTTGCTCATATCGCCCTCTCTATCATTTCCATACTAAAACCTATAGGGGTTACTCTACCCATAGCAAATATACCCACCTTCACTTTATCTCCCCCCACCTCAATCACCTTCCCTGTCAAATGAGACCAAGGCCCCTTCTTCACATTCACCAAATCCCCAACCTCAAAATATACCTTTGGTTTTCCTTCCAACTTATAAATGGCCTCATTAATTTGAGAAATCTGCCCTTTCTCTAAAAAACAAAACCCCTTTAACATCTGACAATGTAACAGATTTCCAAAAAGCTCATATAAATCTTTTTTTATTTCATCCGTCTCATATAAGACAAAACCATAGTCATAAAATAAAGACTTAAGTTTGATTTGTGTTTTGTCTGTATTCCCCCTGCATCTTACAATCATATTTACCGCAGGCATCCATACATCTATCTTACCTTCCGCATACCTATCTATTATCGGTTTTTGCTGGAGAGACAGACCTCTAACCACACATGTATTAAACTTAGAAAATCTTTCAGCCTGTTGTGTATCCAATGTCCCACAAAGTAGCATCTATCTACCTCCTCTTTTTTTTGGTAGGAATAGATATTGTCTTTTCTATTTGAGGGAGCTGCTTGGCTATCATTTCCCAAACATCAAAGATTCTAAATTGATATTCGCAGACCGGGCAAATAAGTTCATTATTGACCAAACGCACCCTCTCCTTATATTTAGGTTTAACACTAATATCCTCCGTTGTCAAGATAGAATCAAAAGAAAATTTAAGTGTCCCCCAACAAGTCTTACATTTTGGACAAACTACGTTCGCCCTAATTTTCTCCGCCATCCTTACCTCCTCGTCAAAACCTGATCAAAATATAAACAATTGTCCCAACGAATACAAGAAAACTGCCCACAAGACATACAACATTTTTTACACCCTGTCAATATACATCCATACTTACTAAAATATTCCTTACAACTCTCATTCTTACTTTTTTGTAATTTCCCCAACGCCCTATACCTATTACTTAAAAAAAAATCATACGCCCTTATCAAATCCGGCAACCTATCTTTTTTTTTAGCTTTTCTTTTGATCATCAGAGGCCTTCCCTTGGAATTTTTGTTTAGCATACATAGCGATCAAAAGACTATCTCCATCTTTCTTTAATTTAATATTAGGGAAATATCTCTTAGCCACATCTAAGCTGGCCTTCTTCAACTCTTCTTTCTCAAGCCCAGCCGGAAGCATCACCTTCTGCCACTCTTTGCTGTCACAATAAGCAAATGACAACCCAGAGAACTCAATAGCGATCAAAGTCGCCTCTAACGCCCTTAAAGCCGAAGTTGTAGCTTTAAATCTCCCAGGATTAACCATTGGCCTTTCTAGCAAGATGATGACATTACCACCCTTTAATGGCTCAAATATCTCCAACAATTTTACAACATCTACCCGATGCACCCACTGTTTTGTTTTGGTATAATTAAGCTCATTTTTTATTGGAGTAGGATAATACTGGCAATCCCCCTCATCATCCAATATCGCTACACTTCCGGAAACCCCGTTATCAATTCCTACCCACCTAATCATTTTTACCCCCCAACTCCCATCGAACTAAAGGATATTCTACCTTATCATACATTACCCTCATAAAATTCCGCACCGTCTCTTCCGCATTATATTGAGGAACAAATATACCCAACTCAGTATTCACCGTCATATCCCAAACCTCATAAGAAGGAATATTATTCTGTTTACGGAATTCTTCCATTGCCTTCTGACAATGCTCTCCCGACTTAACGGCATGAGGCTTATCTGCATAATAATACTTTTTACAAATTGGACACAATTTAATCAACTCTTTTTTGAGCATCCCCAACCCCTTTCTGCGGAAATCCGAACAATCTCGTCCGGACTCACCCGTACAGCCACCTGCCCGTACATAATATAATCATACAGCATACTCACATGGAAAGACATTACATCTTCCGATTGCGGATAAATAAACTTAGCCAGGTTTACCAGCTTCCAAGCTATCCACTCTCGGAAACCTCTTACTGCCTTCTTTGAATCAAAATAAATCTGCATCAATCCTCCTTTATATATCTTTTATAAGTTCCACTAAAGAACGACTCATCATATATAGGGACTATTTTCATAAAATATTTCTTCCCAAATAAAAGATATAACCTTAAAAATTTCTCATACCTTTTATCTATTGTTATATAACTAATACCAGTATGCCTATTCGTATACTTCTCCGCAGTCCAACCTTTCCTGACTATTCCATCACCAAAAGGAAGAACGACATCCATAAAGAACTTCACTCTCATTTTAAGAATCCTTTACAACCTTAGATGTCTTTCCTTCTTTCTTAATCATAATCACCCGGTCAAAACTAGATTTCAACTTGTCATCGTGGCTAATCACAAACACAGAATCTTTGGTCCTAGCCTCTTCCCTAAGTAAAGTCATCACCTTCTGTATACTAGAAGCCGAGAGGAAGGCAAACACCTCATCGTAGAATGCCACATTGAAATTCACACTATGTCGCATCTTGATAAGATCATGTAAGGCAAGCATAATACAAATATCTATCTTCCTCTTCTCCCCAGTAGAATTTCCCTTGTACTTACTGGCCCCCCGGGTATTGTCTATTGATAGATCTATTTTCTCCCGTACTTCCCCCGACTTCAAGAGAGATTGAGCCGAGAACTTAACCTCAATAGCCTGATCCGTCAAGATCTCAGAATAATACTTGACCCGATCATTTAGTATAGGAAGAACACTATCCAAGATAAAAGTCTTTATCCCCGCCTGGCCGAAGCCATACTCCCAGAACTCTAAATGTTTTCTCATAATATTAAGAGTATCAAATTCTCCTTGAGCCTCTTCAATCTTTTTCTCAACCTCACCCTCTTCTTTTATTACCCGCTCTAACATATCCTTATACGGAGACTTTTCTGCTAAGGCGTCTTTCGTCATTGCCTCTGACATAGAAATAGCCAAATTGATCTCAGAGGTCTTCGTTTCCAACCCGTGAATCTGAGCGACCACTCTATCCTTATCGTTTAATACACCCAAACGTCTATTAATCTTTTTCCGATCTTCTTCCAGGACATCCATAAGCTCATCCCGCAAATTACAACACTTATATAAATCGCCATCAATAAGTCTTACTTTTTCCTTAAGCTTATCTTCCTCCCCCCCATAATGCTGTATCATTTTTGGTGCTTCAGTCTTGGTAATTTTTCTAACACACAGAGGACAAGACCCACCCTCGTTATTTTGAATAAGTTTTATGTTCTCCCTGGCCAGCTGTATCTGTTCCTCGGCCAACTGCTTGGCCGTCTCCAACTCAATAATTCTTCCTTCCAACCCCTGCAACGCCTGCTGGGTCTCAGCTGCCGACTTCTCAGTTTTTACTATACTCTCCAGCTCAGTATTTGCTTCTTCCAATTTTTTCTTTAACGGAGCCTCATCTACATCCTTCAATTGCTCTTTAAGTTTCTTGATATTCTCCTCAAACTTTTTTATCTTTTCTTCCTTTTCTGTCTCAAAATTAGCTTGCCCCTCTTCCGCCTCCTTCTTCTGTCTGGACAAAACTTCCAACTTACTGTTTAACTCCGCCTTTTTAAGTGCCAGACCATCCGCCTCACCATCAACCTGTTTCAAACGCTTCCTAGCCACCTCTAATGCCTGGTCCGCCCACTCATAACCCAAGATCGAATCAATCAAAGTCTTCCGCTCTTTATCAGTAGAAGAAGAGAAAAGATTAGTTATCTCCGGGCTAAATAGGACAGAATTAATAAACGCCTCATATGAAACACCAATATACTTCTGGAGCCGAGCCTCCGTCTCCGTAGGGGTCATCTGCGTCTGTTCCTGGTCATTAACAAAAAGCCGTAAGCCGTTCCTAAACTCATGATGCTTCCGATACCTTATAACTTTAACCTTAGTCTCCGGGTCTGGCTCAAAATCAAGTTCAACAAAACAATTTTTACCAGAGCCTTGATCAATCACAACATCATCCCCGGCTATACCTTTAGGGGTTACTCCCCAGATAACCCAGGTAATAGAGTCAATCGCTAATGCCGACTTGCCAACCCCATTAGCATCCCCCGTTTCGTCAAAACCATAAATCAAAGATAACCCTTGGTTATCTAGTTGGAAAGTTTCATCAGGAAAGCATTGAAAATTATGCAGAACAACCCTATTTAATTTCGCCATAAATCTCCATTCCCAAACTTAATAAAAGATCCTTGTCTAAATCTTGAGCAGGCATATGCTTGACATACTCCTTAATCATATCCTTTTCATCTGTAGACATATCAACATCCATCCTCTTCTCCACTTTCTGTGCCTCCCCTGAAACAACCGTACACCATTGGGCTCCTGCCGCCATTACTTTATTATAAATTTCCAACTTATTCTCATTTGCAATTCTCACCTTAACAAAATGCCCAGTCAGATCCATTGAGGCTACATCTTCCAAGCCCCTGTCAATAAACCAAGGGAAGGTTGTAGGAATAAGTTGAGTCTGCTTTGTCTCAGTATCATAAACCAAGAAACCCCTGTGATCATCACGATCCCCCCAATTCAATTGTAAAGGGCACCCGGCATACCAAGTATTCTTAGCGATCTGCTGAGGTGAATGGTAGTGTCCCAAAAAGACCTGGTCAAAATGGTTAGCTTGGAGATCCCTAACAGACAACTGCCCCTTTACGACAGAATCATTAGGCCCCACCCTGGCCTCATCTACCCCACAATGTGCAAATAAAATATCACACTTCTTATCTACCATCTTTTGAATATTATCTCTTAAAGTCTGCGGGGAATCCGAATAAGCCACAAAACCCATCGTGAACACCTTCCCATCACCCAAGGTTAGCGTACAAGCCGCATAGGTTTTATTTATCCCGTCTGCTATGTTAGAAAAGGGGTAAAGAGCAAAATCATCTCCACCCTCCTGCAACATATCATGATTCCCCAAATTAATATATAACCGAATGCCTGCAGCCTTAAACAACTCTAACGCCCGGTAAACCATCAGATAAACCATCACATCTATATTATCCCGGAACTCAAAAATATCCCCATTGATAACAAACACTGAGACTTTGTTCTGGATGCAATAATCCAACATCTGCTGTAAAACACTCTTGATGTCAGCCAAACGACTGCTCATCCCATCCGGCAATATTTTAGAATACTGCCGATAATTCTCTGCCTGAATATCTCCTGTTATAGCAATTAACATTTGTTAACCCCCACTAATTTATTCTCTATTAGATATATCAACATTTCAGCTCTACAATCAGCTTCAGTGTCGGCCTCTGGATATTGTTTTTGCAATGGTGCTTCTCTAAATTTTTCGCCAACCATAGTTCCACATCTATATGTACGGTGTAGAGTTTTTATGCTTCCATAACCCTCTGGCAGCATTGCCCCAAGTTCGGCGACCGTGAAGGCGGAGTAGTATTTAACTCCTTGATGTTTATGAAACTCTACTCCATCTCCCCTTTGCAACCCATCTATTCTATGTTGATATTCTTTGTTGGTAATAACTCGGTCTGTATAATTAGTTTCGTTTTTCTTAGTAAATTCACACCACCAAAACATACTCTCCTGCTTCACGCCTAATTCGCATAAGCGTTTGGATAGCTCTAAATTACATACTTGCCATTCAATTCCCTGCTTCATCGTCAGCCCCCCAAGTTTTACTTCTGTAGACAATCCCTCAAAAGGCAGGATCCAATCACCAAACTCCATAAAGATCGACTTAAAGCCATGATTAAACGTTTCCTGTTGAATCAACTCTTTCGTATACATCAAAATCCCCGGCGTATAATTCGCTAAAATTCCCATAACTTCTTCTCCCACATCGTCAACCGCCAACCGCAAATCCATCAATTGCCTATTCCTCTCCAATAAATCAATATCCTCAAAGATCTTCTTGTACCGTCTAGACTTACACAGCTCTGCCTCTGCTTCTAAAATCCTATCCAGACCGCCATAATTGACCAAAATATCAGTTGCCGTCTTCTCCCCAACACCTTCATACCCCGGTATATTATCCGAATTATCTCCCATCAACATCCGCATAGTTAAAAACAGATCCCGAGCAATACCAACCTGTTCCCGGAAATTGTGCTCTTCAACAACAACATCTTTAGTTGGACTATAGACCATAACATCTTTTCCCACCAACTGATAGAAATCTTTATCCGCAGAAACAATTGTCTTTTCTCCTTCAAGAACCAAGCTTAAGGTAGCGATAATATCATCAGCTTCAACCGGATTACTAGCTTTCAACTGAACCACCGGGAAGAACTTGAGGATGTCGTAAAGCATACCCATCTGTCTTACGACATCCTCATATTGCAATTTTTGATTCTCATCAAAATCCCGCTTCTTATAATCAGGGTAAATCTTCTTTCTCCTGGGAGATCTACCGCTATCCCAACATACATAGATAATATCCGGCCTGAACTGTTTGACCAACTTCCTCAAACTCTTCAAAAAGCCAAACACTCCAGAGATATTCCGTCCCTCAGGATCCATAAGAAGATGTTGGTGAAAATGCCTCATCACCAGATTATTGCCGTCAAGAAGTAGGCTCCTCATTCTTCAACTCGCTTTCGGTTGCTTTCTGGGTTAAATCCAAAAGCTCAGGGAACTCCTTAAGAACTTCCTCAAAATCGGAGCTTCTAAATTTCTTCTTAGTACCATAGTTGTACCATCCACCAGCCTGTTGAATCACCCCACGATTACATAAATAATCCAACAGCCCATCATACAATCCGATCCCTTTCTCAAAATCTAATACAAACGTGGCAGTCTTAGAAGGAGGGGCAATCTTATTCTTCTCCGTAAATAACTCAATCCTTGCCCCGATCACTTCCTTCGTCTTTTCATCCTTAATGTCTTCCACATTCTTCATCTTCAAACGGATAGAGGAGTGAAATTTAATTGCGTGTCCACCAGGCGTGTCCGTTTTAGCACCATACATCACGTTCATCTTATCTCTTATTTGATTAATGAAAACCAAAGCAACCTTCTCTTTGGCTATCATCCGGCTATTCTTTCTCAGCCATTCAGACCAAAGACCGCCTCTCTTCCCCATTTCACTGGCCCTAGTACCGTCCATCTCTGTTTTGAAGCTGGTCGCCGCTACACTGTCCAAGACTATAGTTATTATCCTACCATCTCTTTTCGCTTTAGCGTCTTCTATGGTGAAACTAACCAGCTCAGCAAACTCTTCAATGGTATCAACCATCATTGGTATAAGATTATGTGGGTCCAGGCCAAAAACTCTTTCCGCCCACTCCGCATCATAGGCCATCTCTGTATCAAATAAGATTGCCACCCCACCCATCTTCTGCGTATTAGCCAGAATCTTGTAAGCCAACGCCGACTTTCCTGTACTGAAATCCCCATAAATCTCAGTAATCCTTCCTACCGGGATCCCGCCACCACAAATCTTATCTAACACAATATTCCCGGTAGGAATAAAAGCTGAAATCTTATAAGGGGCATCCGCTTCGTCTGCCATAAATACAACTCCATCACCATACTTCTTACTGACAGCATTAACAATGGAGGCAGCTAAAGGATCCATATTCTTCTTCCCCTCAGGCAGATCTGCTTTTTTTACCATACTATTTTCCTTTCTTCATCTGTTTATACTTCTCCATCAATTTTGCTCTTGTTTCCTCTACAGCAGAGTCAGTCTTAGCAGCATCCACCGGAGCTTCCTTCGCCTGAGCAGGCTCCTTTGCTACAGGTTCCTTGTTAGGGGGTTTGCATTCTAACTTAACACCACATTGGGCACAGAACCGATCACCCTCTGCATACTGGCCAAAACATCTTGGCTTAGAAGGGCTAGCTTCATCCTTCCCGTTCGCAGGAGGATTAGCCTCAGCTGAAGGCTCACCAGAACTAAGACTCAAGAACTCCTGCAACTCTTCATAAGTCTTTTCCTTGGCATAAATCGACAGATCTTTCGCCTGAGCTAAATAAGCCTCATCCAAAACACTTGGCATCCTATTCGGCACTACATCGTAATCAGAAGCCATCCCCTGACCGTGCCGTACAACTTCCAAGTCAAACCCTTCTTTAGGATCGTTAAGCTTATTACCCCATTGATTATTAAAATAGTACTCCAGGATCTTGCTAAACACTGTCTTGTTGGCAGTATAGACCTGGATACCTTTACCTTCTTCGTTCCGGTCCAAAATGTTCATATACCAATAACGATAAGGTTTAAGGTTCTTGATCAACTCCAGATCCTCTTTGGTAGCATTCTTCCCAAGTTGCTTCTGTAAACTATCCCGGAATTCACATATCGGGCAGGGTCTCTTAAATGTCATCAAAGGACACACCACCGACTTCTGGCCCTCCACTATGCCTCCATGCGAGTGAATCTCTTTATAAAACTTGTTGCCAAAACAGCCTGGCAGAACCCGGATCATATTTTTGAATGTCTTGGTTGTTTCTTTCGGCTTCCAAAAATTTGTATCACTCTCCCTGTTAAGCCGTTCATATACCTCCCTTATCTCATCGTCCATCCCAACTCCATTATTGTCTACCATTTCATTCCTCCTCTAAGTATTTTGTTTCATTACATTTAAATCTTTTTCATACATTGCCCTTCCCGCTATCGCCTTCAACATATCCTTTCTCTGAGCCCACGCCTCCACATAAGCCCGAATTTTACCCTCATCACGCTTGCAATCAAGCCAAGCAGTCTTAGCCTCAATGTGCTCCTTGGAAGATTTGATTATATTGGTAATAGAATCTTCCGTCACCTTAGTCTTATCTGCAATCGCCTTTGCCCTTATCTTTTGATCTAAGTCCGCTTCCACTACAGACATATTCATCTTCGCCCTCTCTGTAGCATCCTCGGCATCGGCCAGGATAGTAGAATAGAAGCAAAAACTTCTTGGCTGTTGCCCTAACTCTACATCCAAGTTATTACTGTCAATCTTTAATTCCGCCAACACATCCATCTTTTCAATGCCATTCTTCATTGCAAACTCCACCTCCAGATGTTCCTTGTCAAACTTGTTGACACTCATCTTCATTACATCACCCCCTTATGGTCATATTTTTATTTTACCTGCAACCCACTTCTTCAACAGCAAGATCACTGCCTCTCTTATCCCCAAGCCACGTGCTGCGGCTTTACTCTTAACCTTATTTCTCAACGCCACATCGTCCAACTCAATCGTCAATCTTACTCTATATCTCGGCTTGTCTTCCACGCTACCCCCCTTATAATAAATAAGCTATTTTCTCTGCCAACATCTTTACCGCCTGGTCGAACATTATCTGATTTTCCCTATGATATAACACAGCCGCCGGGTGTATTGAGAAAATTATCCAACAATTATATTCCTTATTCCATTGCATTGTTGCATTCTTGTCCGAGATTCCAGTTTCCTTCCCCGTAAAAAAATACAACGGGGTGTTCCCTGTAGCAAAAATTATCTTCGGAGCTATATCCCTAATTTCATTATCTAACCACAACTCAGAACACTTCCTTACCAAATCTAAACTTGGAGTCTTTGGATCTTTTGGACCATTAAACGGCTTACATTTAACACAATTAGAAACATAAAAAAGCTCTCTACGCAAATCATACTTCACCAAAGTATCATTCAATAATTTCCCGGCAGACCCGATATATGGGACCCCCAACCTATCCTCCTCTGCCCCTGGTGCCTCACCAACAATCATAACATTCCACTTACCTTTCTGCACACCTACTGGCGACCTGGCGTTATTTCTAAGTTTACACTCCCGACAAATTGAACAACCATCAATATCTAAATCCGTATTTTTGATCAACGGCAAAATCAATTTATCACTACCAAAGTTTAGATTCACTATGTCTTCCAACAACCACAACTTGTCCGCCAACATTGATCCTTTGGTCGGAGAATAACCCGCCAACACCAAGATATATTTACCCGCCAGTTTTTCTATCTTCTCTTTATAATGACCATAAACCTTAGAGCTGAATATAAGATTTGCCAAACCACTCTCATCTTCAAACTCCCCATAGACACTAGTTACATCCTGCCCTTTACGGCTGAAGTCCACACTCAACATCTTCCCTATAAAATACCTAGGGCGATCTACCGCCCTTGTTGCTTCTACTATCTTAACAGTCGAAAGCACAGACCCAAGCTCTTTGATGAGGGAGCGGTAAATATATAAGGGGTCAGGGTTAAATTCAAACGGCATAACCTCATCCAACTGTTTCATCCTTTCCTCTTCCGTAAGTTGATCCACCTTCTCTATCGGATCTCCATTCAATTTGGCAAACAAGATGTTTCGGTTCGTCTCCATCTTATCAAACGCACCAGCCTTAACCAAGGATTCCACCGACTTCTTATTGACCGCTTTCTTCTCCACTGAACCCAGAAAATGATCAAAACTTGTAAACACGCCAATCTTATTCCGGTACTCCATAATATTGGAAGCCACCTTGTCACCAATCCCTTTAATGATTAAAAAACCCGGCAGTAAAGTATTCTCGTATATTTCCCAATTCAACCCAGATCGGTTTATATCCACAGTCCCCACTTTCATCCCCAGCCTACGTGCCTCCCGGATATAATCTATCTGTTTATCGCTATCAGAAGTCATCAGTGAAGCCAATATAAACTCTGCCGGGTAATAAACTTTTAGGTACTGACAAAAATATCCAAGCAAAGTGTAGACAACAGCATGGCTCCGATTAAAACTATACCCCGCAGAGAACGCCATAGTTTTAAACAACGCATCCGCCTGCTCCCTATTTAATGTCCCCTTATCCAGACAGCCATTAACAAATTCAGTCTTATATTTATTAAACGCAATTTCCCCTTGGGATTTCGCCACAATCTTTCTAATTGAATCCGCCTGCTCCCAAGTAAAGCCCGCCAGTCTATGGAAAATCTGCATAATCTGTTCCTGATAGATCACCAAACCAAAAGTTTCCTCTGTAATCTGCTTATACTCTTCACATAAATATATCGGACGCTTTTTCCCTTTCTTGAGGGCCTCATACGACTCAAGGGTTCCGCTTTTCAGCCCACCCGGCCTATGTAAAGCATTTAGGGCCACCAAGTCCTCTATATCAGAGATTCCTATCCGCTCACAATATTTTGACAGCCCAGTGCTTAAGAATTGGAATACCCCTTCCGTTTCCCCTTTACTAAACTCCTCAAATACTCTCTGGTCTCTAGGCTTCAGAGAATATAAGTCCAAATCAACCCCACGATTCTTCTTAATCAAGTCAAGGCAGATTTCAAACATACTTAACGTATTCAATCCTAAAACATCCAACTTTATCAAACCAACATTGTCCAAATCATGTTTATCCCAGTTAACTACTAATTCACCTTTCATCTTATGCAGAACACATTTAATGCCCTCATTCAATGGAGTAGAAGAAATAACCATCCCGGCAGCATGCATCCCTTTATTCCTAATCTCCCCTTCAAGTTCAGCCGCAACCTTTATCACCTGAGGATACTTCTTCTTAAATTTTTTCACAGTCTCAAACTGAGCACAAGATTCCAGGATCTCTGACCTGCCTTCATCTTCCCCGGGAGGGTAGTCGATTATTTCCTTCGTACACTCATTCACTTCTACCAATGGCACATCAAAGACCCTGGCCACATCTTTAATTGCCGATCTTCCATGCAGATACATAAATGTGGATATGGCTGCCACATTGTTCTCCCCATAAGTATCCCGCAAGTATTGTTTAATTAGATCCCGCTTTGTGTCCGGGAAATCAAGATCAATGTCCGGAAGATCGATTCTCCCTTTGGCAATAAATCTACTGAACAACAATTTATACTTAATCGGGTCCACTCCTGTAATTCCGAGTAGATAACAGACAAAAGAACTTGGAGCCGATCCCCTACCCCAGCCGAGGAACATGCCTTTTTCTCTTGCCCACCGCCGGACATCCCATACAAGTAGAAAGTACCGAGTATAGCCAAAATTAATAATAGCCTGAAGCTCTTCATCCAACCTCCCATAATAAACCTTTTCCTCCTCTCCCGACATCAAGGGAAATTTTTCCCTCCACCCTTCCATACACAAATCCATTAACGCTTGAATTTCTTCTTGCCCCTTCAATGCCGGAGGTAGCGGCAGATCCACCCGCTCTTTCTCCAGAGACACATTACACTTGTCCGCAATTTCCATTGTCCGTTCCAAAGATTCAGTTATAACACTAGAAGGGATGTCAGACCCCTGAGACTTGTACTCCAACAACATCTCTTCGTAAGTTCTCATATATAATCCATTAAAACTAAATTTCCATCGATTAGGATCTTTCCATTCTACTTTATTTTGTATAGCAAGCAATACTTCCTGGACCACCGAGCCCTCTTTGTCTAGATAATGATTATCATTGGTGGAAACCAGAGGGATAGAAAGCTCCCGAGAAAGTTTATATAAAAAATTATTCATTTCCACTTGCGGTTTATAATGATGAGGCATTATCTCTAGATAAAAATCATCACCATATTTCTTTTTTAATTTTTTTGCCAATTCAATTCCATCTGGCCGTTTCAGTATCCCCTCACTACACCCAGTGAGAATTATCAGATCCCCCCCATAGAGATCTAGAAGTTTCATATCAATCCTGGGTCTCCTATAAAATCCGTCAAGATTTGATACGGTCAACATCTTCATAAGATTGACAAAGCCGTTGTTGCTTTTGCAGAGGGCCAACATATGATACCGTTTCTCTTTCTCCGGCTTTTCATATAGATTATCAACCACATAGAGCTCTACCCCGATGATTGGCTTTACACCCTGCTTCTTCATCGCAGAATAAAATTTTATCGCCCCATCAATGTTGCCGTGATCTGTTTGTGCCAGGGCAGTAAACCCCAGCTGCTTTGCCTTTTCCGCAAGCTTCGCCGGAGTACCTAGGCCATCCAGCAAAGAAAATGTTGTATGGACATGAAGATGACAAAATTTACCAGCCATAATTACTCTTTTCTTTTACTCGGTATTAATACAAATTTATCCTTCTGCCAAATTCCTTTATACCCAAGTTCTTCAAGTAAAACATTAAAAGATTCCTCTTGCTCTTTAAACTCCTCAACCAGCCCATTGTATGCAGAAACAAACTCGTTAATAAAACGAAACTCAATTCTCCCAAGACTTCCAAAATATTCTATCTTCATTTTAGGGTTGCTCGTCTGTAAAGCCTTCCCCACAACCTCTACGATCTTTCTCTCCAACTTCTCCTCTTCCCACTTCTTCTCTTCCTCCTTTGCCTCTTTATGATTTTCATAGATTCTATACACTATCACTATACTGCAAATCCCAACGATAAGCCCAAACACAAAATCCGGCATAGCCCCTCCTTAAATATTTTTATCCACAACCTTATATATTTTATCTTCAACACTATAAATCAATTCTCCCCCTCTATGTGTCTTTCCTTGACGACACTCATATAACACCTCCCTCAACCTTTTTGGGACATTTATACACCTTATCTTTCTCTTTTTTAATTCTTCTGTAACCCGGCAAACTAAAGTCTTAAATGTCCCACCTTGCCTTAAATTCTCATAACAAACATACATCGCTGTCCCTAAGCGAAAAGGGTTAGAAGAACCTTCTATTTTGCCGCCACCCCGCCTCTTCTTACTATACTCAATCAGCCTTAACTTACATTCCTCTGTCACCTCACAATTCTTACACTCCTTAATGTTCGCATCATAACTTCGACCAAAACAACTATCATAGACCTTATACTCCTTCATTTTACCCCCACGCCAAGCATCAATTATAAATCTTTTTTGTTTATAGCATTTACCATTCTCGCTTCCCCTATCTTAAAATACTCTACCTCTTTTTCTATCCCAACAAAATCTCGCCACAAATTCACACAAGCAACCCCCGTAGTAAATGTACCCGCAAAAGGATCTAACACCACTTGTCCCTCCCTAGTAATTAGTTTAACCAGGAACTCCATCAAAGAAACTGATTTAACAGAAGGATGTTTGTTCTCTCCACACCCCTCATTCTTTTCAGATCGGGAGGCTTTAGCTTGATAAAAGAACCGAGAGGCACCACCTGAATCCCCATAAGTACCTTCAGCAGAAGCTTCGTCAGGCATATGATCGTGATACCCACCAAGACCGAGACTCTTCTTTCTTTTCTGCCCCGCCTTCATTATCCCGCTTTTTAATAACCCACTTTGCCTATCCAACATATAACACGGACACTCTGGATTAGTGTGAATCTGTCTTCCCCCTTTATAAGTTCGCCCAGCTGGCTTCCCTGTTGACGGAGAGAAAATCCCACCAGATACTTCTTCCGGTTCTTTTATTTCTGTCGGTTCAGTTATTACCTCATTACAAATACATTCAAGGACAAGGTTTGCCGGGAATCTTCCTGCTTCCGGGGTAGTTGTATTATCTCCATACTTCTTTTCTTTTGCCCACTGATTAGATTCATAGACCCTTTTAGCACTACCTTTCGGCTGTTTCTCCCCCTCCAGACCTACCCGGCAGTTATCAATAGCCAAACCGCCAACGCCCCACTTCAAAACATTCTCCACTATGGTTTTCTCTGAGATCGGATTTCTAACAAGCCACCAACACTCTACCGCAGGCTTGAGTGCTGTCCCCCAACCCTCCCACTCAGAAGATCCTTTAGTTATAAAATCTGTTTTACCTACAGTCCCACTTTCATAAATCGTATTAGTCTTATCACAGTTTTCCCGGCTATTAGGATTCCGGCCAACAACTTCCCTCTTATTCCCTTGGAGTTTATCTACCGCTTTCCCTAGATCTAAATTTTTAGGGAACCCCGAGCCAAAAATATGATAAATACAATCTCTTATCTCAAAGCCAGCATCCTCTAAAGCAAGAGCCGTCCAATGGGAAGTCCGAGGCAAGGCCCAAACCAAAGCGTGTCCACCAGGCTTTAATGTCCTCCTCGCCTCCCCCATAACTTCCCTCAACCATTTTACCCATTGATCCCTCCCCCCCTTATTGTGATCCCAGTCAGCAGACATGAACGAAATTCCAGCAGGAGGATCTGTAACTATCGCATCAATACTATTTTCTGGCAACTTCTTAAGCTCTTCCAGACAATCTCCTAATATAAGCTCCAACTTCCACCCCTAAGATCCTAGAATAAATTGCAGACTTAAATCATAATCATAAATCTGTGCCTTGTCAAGGATATCCCGAATATCTCCTGGATAGTCTGCCGGATCATATGGTGCCGGAACTTTTGCTACCCTGGTCGGTACTATCGCCGCCAACCTCTCAGCCAATCTCATTGCTGTATCTTGAGCATCCGAATCCAACATCACCACATACTCATCACACCTCTTGCCAAGCAATTTGTTAAACTGAACATTTGAGATCTCTTTTCCCAATAACGCTACCGCTTCGGTCCCCGTCCGCATGGCGTCAAACACCCCCTCAGTAATAATACAGCGACGTCCATACCTGGATACCCCATCTATATTAAATACCACTTGGGCCTTACCATTAGGGAGATACTCTTCCCCCTGCTTCTTCTGTTGGCCATGCTCTAATTTTGCCGGGTTCTTCACTTTCCTGTAAATCCCACCCAGAAACGACCGCCCCAGGTAATACACTAATTTTTCTTCTTCAAAGATCGGGATGATAATCCTCCCTGCAAATGCCCCTGAACTGCAATACCCCAGCTATAAGCCGTTATTGTCTCCAACGGGAGCTTGCGTACATTCAAGAGATAATTCATCGCCAAACCGCCCATTACGCTCTTATCCGGCAACAATTTAAACCCCTGCGGGAATGCAACTGTCGCCAATTCTCCTTCCTCTTTCTGCTCAACCATTGGCTCAGCTGTTAGATCCCCGTCAAACTCTATGTTAAAGTCCCGTAAAAACTTACTTAACTTCCCCCCATATCCACACTTCCAACAATGCACCACCAACTTTTTCTGATTAATCCCAAAATGTTTTGGTTTACCACACCCCTGCACCGGACAAGTAATAATTATCTCATGGTTATGTTTATCCAGATACGCTTCCGGAAATCTTGCTTTTATGGTTGCAAAGAGATCACTCATTTTTAGGAACACTCCCTATAGAAATTCTCTCAAAGTCTGTTTGCACTCTAATATGACTTCCGTCTTTTACATCTCTGGCACCAGCAACAAACAGCCTTATGACCGGAGGCACCAAGGCTTTTTCTTCCTTGTTTTGACACAAAGTTATAATATAATCAGCAATTTGTATCTTACTGATCGTCCCACCTGTGTCCTCCATTTCCACCAAATCCTTCCCAAACGCTTGCCTTCCCGCCTGCGATGCGGTCCAAACAGCAAGATTCCTGCTCATAGATAAACCCCGCAAATCCTCATAGATACTAGCCTCTTCCCTTAAGCTGTCGTTAATCCGGCGATTTGCTTTCATAATGTCCGCATAATCAACAACTAACATATCCGGATAAAACCCTTTTGCCTGTAATCGATCTAAATGTGAGGCGATCATATCCACCGAGCAACTCCTCGTCGGGTACGACTTTATAACCAAAGCCTCATTGACAACCATCTCGTTCATGATGTTCATTACCCGATCACGAATCTCTACCGGATCATCATCCAGTTTTTTATATTCTATCCCTGAGAATGTACTATCATACCTCTTAGCCGTTTTCTTCAAAGATAACTCAAAAGTATAATGCACAACTTTCTTTCCCCAATATACCGCCGCCTTCCCTAAATTCACCAGGAACATCGACTTCCCTCTTTTACTTGACCCCAAGATTATTCCTAACTCACCATAATCCAACCCTCCACCCATATAGTTATCTAATTCATCCAAGCACGTCTGGATACGGGTATCTTTATGATCCTGCCCTCGGAAAAATGAACCATCTGCCATTGAAGTAAAATATTCCAACCCCAGATCTTGGACATCCCCTACTTTATTCGCCTCCGCAATCAACTGCTTAATTTTAGCATAATCCCCTACTTTCAATGCATCCGCAGATTGTAATATCGCATTCTTCATTGCTTGGTGCTGGGCAAACTCCACAACCTTATCCCGGATATATGCAAAATTATTTTCCTCACGCATTCCAAAAATAGTTTTTATTTCCGAGTTCAGATAGTCTTTATTTAGGCTCTGTTGAGAAATCCTTACTTCTTCCAGCATAATATCTAGGTCCGGGATTTCTTTATACTTCTCATAGTGCGTTTGGATAAGTCCATAAATCATCCGGTGCATCTCGTTGCTAAAATACTCAGCCTGGATAAACACCCGGTATTCGTGAAGGTTTTCTTTGTTCAACAAGAACCGCAAGATCTGCTTTTGGAAATCCACCCCAAAGTTGTATTGGTCAGCCATTCTAATATCCCCTAAACGCCCGGCAAAACCAGGCGGAATTTTTTGAGCTGTGGTAATTCTTGAAGCAGTTGCTTTTGTTTAGTTTTAAAGTCTTCAGTGGAACCGGCCCCTCCGCTCCGGCTTTTTGGAGCGGAGGGGTTTAAGGTTCTGTCTTCTTTTTCTATCAAAAAAAACGTCTCAGCCGATTTCTCCGCTCTTCTTGACTAACATTCTGCTAAACTTTAAATATTCTAATATTTAATGCTTTAATGCTTTAATTTTTTAATTATTAAAATACAAAAACCTATATCTCCCGCCCGGGTGTGCGTGCGTGCGTACGAGACAGCGACGAGAAAAAGGTATAGTGGAAAAATGTTAGTTTTGATGAGTTATCCACAGGTTAAACCTCTAAAGAGTGTGTAGATTTAGGAGGTAATTTTGAGAATATTCCTTGGCGAAATAAGGTTTGGTAAACCTCATCTTTTGCTAGGTAAGCTTCAGGCAACCAAACGGTAAAATCTGGTTTGTTTTTGTAGAGATCTTCTCTAGTCTTAAAGTGGAAAGTATTTAATCCTTTTTGGACAAATTTATCCCAATATTTTTTAGATTCATCCGGGAGTAAAGTCCCATCTTTCATACAGTAAGATAAGTAAGGTCCAGTGTAAAATGGGGTAGCTAAAGCGTAGATTTTTGGGTACCAGGTGTTTCTAAATAAAAACCCCAAATATTTTTCTTGGTCTATGTCCAGACGAACTAAAATTTTATGGATTGTTTTCATTTGTTTCCAGATCCTAAAACGTCTGAAATCGAATTTGCATTCGTCAAACCAAGCTAACTCTTTGGGGGATACTTTATATTTTTCTTTATATCTGTTGTAGAACGACTCTAAAAGGGAGAAAATTTTCTTATCTTCTTCTGATAAGGTTTGCTGCATCGCCTTTAACCGAGAATTCCTTTCCTTCTGTTGTCTAACTCCAAACCCTTGCTTCAATTTTGACAAAATCGCCAAATCTTTACCTGTCATCTTAACCCTCCAACCGAACTCCGTCTTGGATTATTTCAAACTTTTCATTCACATATTCGTCAAATCGTTTAATTGATTGGCTCAACAATAGATGGTGGCAACAGTTAATAAAATCATGGACGTATAAGCGGTTGTCTCCGCCCTTCTTTCTCAACCCCCTTCCTACCCTCTGCAACAACTGGCTGGGTGATTCACCGCCTGCTGCCAAGATCAATATTTTTATGTTCGGTAAATCCAAACCTTCGTCAACCAAAGGCGTAGAAATTAAGATCTCTGTCTTACCTGTCCGGAAGTTCTCTAGCTTCTGCATAACCTCTTCGGTACCTAGTTCGGAAAATATCAGATCTGCCTTAAATCTTTTATCAAGTTTTGCCAGGATATTCTCGCCATGTTCAGTACGATTGACGATAATTAAGACATTGCCGATTTTTGAGTCCTTCTTGGCAATGTCCGCTACCTGCTCGTTGAATCCATCGTTGTTTATAACGCCTATGCGATAAACGCCCGGCGTCACCACTATCGACCTTCCTCTTTCGTCTAAAACCAGTTCTTTTTGAGGTTCGCCACGTTCATCTTCGGTTTCTTCATACAATAATTCATCCCGGGATGGCGTCTTCTTATCAATAGTCATATTTTCAATGGTATGCAGATAAATAGTCGGTTTAGCTGAATACCCCTCTTGAATCAAAAAATCATTGGTGATAACACAAACATTAGAACTGATTGCCGCCTTGATCCTCATCAAGTCTAACTCTTTTTGTTTCAGGGCAGTTCCTGATAAGCCTAGCCTATAAACAGCAGGCATTTTCATTAAGGTTTTATAATAAGAATCTGATTTGCCGTGATGGACTTCATCTACAATTACAGCATCACATTCTTCCAACAATTTTCTTGCCACTTTGGAATTAGCTTTCTCTTTCCCAATGGCTAATCGGGATAGAGTTTGGATCATGGAAATCGTAAGCTGCTTTTCAGGATCAAAAGCACCATCTCCTATAAGCCCAATGTCGCTCTCTTTAAGAGATAGTCTACGCATAAGACGTTTGGCTGTCTGACGCATTAAAGCCTTCCGATGTACAATCCAAAGGACCTTAAAGCCGCTTTCCAGATAGATCTTTATGGCAATTGCGGCCAGCTCAGTTTTACCTGCGTTCGTGGCAGAGTTGGCAATTATGGCCTTCTGAGAAAGGATTGTCTTTACTGTCTCAATCTGGTAACTCCGCTCCTCAGCCCCAACCAAAGAGAAGTCTACCCCGGTTGCCAAAGGTTTGATCTGACGGGTATCTCTCTTCTCGTATGGGATATTTTCAATTATCAAAAATTCTTCAATAAGGGGAACAAGTCCCCCAGGTAAACGGTTGTAGGTCTTGTTGTAGAAGTGAAATTTTCCGTCAGAGAAGTGTTGCTTGAAAGAAGGCATAAACCAATAATTCGGAAAAAACACCGAAAAGTGGTCGTCTAATTTGTCTACGATGGTGTTGGTAAGATTACGGAAATATACATACTGACCGGAAACGCATAGCTCTAATGTCATTCGGTATCCTAAATATGCCAACTCTATATAGACTGGCAAATATTTATTTTAAGCTTTTTACTTTCTTACAAAACCGCAAAGTCTCAACTGTTTGATCCTCACACCTATTAAGGTCTTTGGCAAAATCTCTTACAAACTTTTTTGGATTCAGCCCGGAACACCTTATCTTCTTCTGGTTCCAAGGGAAGGGTACAAGTTTTCTGTATTTATTAAATACATCTTTTATTTTCATAATATCTCAATCAAATCCATAGATTTTTCATTAATACGTCAGGGTGGGGTGCTAACAAATTTGTTCTATATTTCCCATTTTGGCATTTATGTAAAAGTTTGCGTAAATAGGCAATATTGATAGTTAAACCAAAATGTTGTAAATAGTGGTCAAGATCCTTTGTGAACAAAAATTTCCTTGCGTCTTCTTGGATCATCTTTCTTTTGTAATCGGCGGTTCTTTTATATTTCAATTTGAAGTATCCCGAACCATTTATCTGAGGATTAAAATAATCTACAATAGCTTGTTTTATCACTGCCCCGATCAAACATACGGTAACGGCATCGCTAGTTAGACTTGCAGACAGGTTGTCAGGCTCTTTCATTAGTCAACTCCCTTTAAATTAAATTATTCAAACTTTTCAGTGGATTCAAGTCAGGCGGTTATCAAAGACCAAAAAAAATAGAAACAGAAACGCCAGCAGACAGGCTATTAGGCCTATCTGCTGGAACTATTGGTTTTTTAATTTTATGGGTGATTTGTTTTGGTGCTGGTCATAAATTAGACTCTCTGTGCTACCGAAAAATAGTAAGAATGACTTTCGGCTTTTTGTCCGATGTTAAGTCTACTATACTTCTCTTTTATTGTCAAGCACAAAAATTTCTAATCTTTTTGCATTTGTTTTTCATCTATTTTTAAAGCAACCAGTCTTTTCCCTTTTAGAAGAACCTCTATGCCGACATACTTATTGTGGCCATTACCGTAAGGCCTTACTTTGTAGACCCCTTTGGGTGTGCGGAAATGTAATGCGGTTTTGAATTGTCCAAAACAATCTTCATTAAAATTGCATAAAATGTCATGAACAACTACAGCTAACGGAATCAATTGTTTTGCATGATGTCTGGCTCTCGCTCTCATTTCATTAGCCTTCTTGCGGTCTATCTTAATTCTTTTTCCCATTCTCCCCCTCCTACTTATTGGTTACACTACTTCACAAAAAACCTTCTTGGCAAATTGCCCGCCATTGCTGCAAAGAGTCTCACAACTATTGCATCTCCCTTCCTTCCCGACCATCGCTTCATGTTTTTCTCTATGCGGGCAGAGAGTGTCTTTACAGCTATTGCTGTACAAACACTGATACCTTATTTTAGCCACATCCTCACCCCCTTCTTTTTAAAAATTAAAATCTATTTTTATTCTTTGTGAATCTGTCCATTTGGCGGATCATCTCATTTTTTATCCCCTCTCTTGCCTCCTCCCTAATTGATAAACTAATCTCTTCTGCTGTTGGCAGTTTTGCCAAAGCAATTAGCCTGGCTAAGATCCTCTTTTTCGTTTTAGGCTTATACATCAGCAGCCCCCTTCTTCTTTTTAGTGCCCAACCCTTTTATCTTTTCTACATCTCCGCAGTGACGACAAACCCGTTCTCCGGTAGAGATCCTTATGTAAGTCATTGTACTCTTACACTTTCTACATCTCATTTTCATAAATTGTCCTCTCTAGTTGGTTATTCTTCAGGTTCGTTGTCTTCTTCTTTCGCTTCTACTGGCGGTTTATAATCCCGTCTTTCTTTCTCCTCAGGGGTAATCAAGTATTGGTCAACTAACATTGTCGCCACATCAATGATGGTCTCATAGACCAGGCGGAGGGGCTCAACAGATGCTCCCACTTTCTGTAAAGCTTCATAGGAGGCATTGACAAGTTCTGCAGCATCCGCCAAACGGTTCTTCTGTAACTCTACAAATTTAGCCCTGTCCCTGAAATTCATTTGGGCTTTAGTCAACTTTACCTTATTTGTTTTCTTTTTTGTCATTGCTTTCATTCTCCTTTTCTTTTATGGTTATGTTTATCGGTTCATCGGGGTCTAACAACCCCTCATTAGCCGCCCAAGGGTTTATCCCTGAGATCTCAGAGATCTTATCCCAGATCCCTAATTTCTGTGCCTCCCGGAACGTTATTCTCATTTCTTTATCCTTTCTCTCTTTTTTGGCCACCAGAGTTTACACGCCCTCCAGTCATTGTGTGGAGAAAAATATTTAGGACAACTCCAAAAGGAGCCGCAATTGCGGCAACAACGCTTGTGTTTTTTTATGGTCATCCTATCCTCTTAATAGTCTCTTTCACTCTTGCTATAATCACCGGATTTCCGGTATGTTTCCCTTTATCGTCAGATAATTTGACAACATATTGCCCATTGACCATATCCAACTTGATCACCATATTTAAAGGTTTCTGTCCACAGTCATTTGTCAAATTTGTTCCAATCCCAAATATACAGTTTGTCTTGTCCTTAAACTGTCCATAAATCTTCTTGGCAGTCTCCGGGTTTAAATTATCGCTCCAAACAAACTTCTTATGTTTAGGGTCTATGCCCTGAGCTTTATAAAAATTGAGAACCTTCTGGCCAACCTTAATAGGGTCACCGCTGTCCAACCTTACCCCATCCATCATGCGGAAGAACTTCCCCGGCATATGATCAAGGAAATAATCAGTAGTTAAGGTGTCAGTTAGCATTATGCTATATTGTTTCCCGTACAATTCTCGCCAAAGGGTTAACCAGTGATTATTGCTAGCCTCTATACACCCAAAAACCTGCATGAACATAGGGGCTTCATGGGCATAGGTACCAATAGGGGTTACTCGATATTTCATTGCAAAATGAGGATTTGACGTACCAAGAAAGTGAAGATTTGTTATTTGGTCCTGCCCATCTTCATACAAAACTGCCTTCATTGTCTTTACCAATCTGTCCTGAACATCATAAGAAAATCTCCTTCTGGTACCGAAGTCGGCAAAAGGGAATGCCAATTTTACCCTTTTCCCCCGCATCATCTTGTTAACATAAGGCCAATCCGTAGTACAGCCCAACATTTTATAATACAATTCTGAAATTATAGCCAGGAGAGGCACTTCCCAGAAAATAGTTCTTAACCAGGATCCTTCTATCTCAACCTGGAGATCGCCTTTTACTAATTTAACTTTGACCTCTTTAGGGTTAAATCTATATTTTTCAAACCAGTCCACAAACTCCGGGTAAATAGAGTTCTGTTTTAACAACCAGTCTTTTTCATATTGAGTTAACCGGAGCGTGGCTAGATGCCGAATTTCTTTCCTCAACCTTTTGTCAAATCCCCGGGGGAACTTGTCTTCCTTATTCCTGTTGATAAATTTATACTTAACCGAAGCATCAAGAAAGTTAAAATAGATGACCTGGGACATTAAGATTTTATACCAGTCCGTATCGAGCAAGCTATTTATAATTGGCATTGATTTCCTTCCCTTCCCGGACAGCCTTCTTGGCCAGTTTCCTGTTAGTCCTGTTCATCAGGATCCTTTCAGTCTTCCGGTAATTGATTTTTCCTTTACTGAGCTTTTTCATTTCTCCCCTTCTTCTCTGGCAACTTGGTCATTGTAATTATCTTGTCTTTACTGGGGTCATATTTAATCACATACCCATCCCGCACATATTCTATCCAAGCATGCCCTGTCCCGTTGTAGAGTCCATACATCATCCTAGCACCAGTAATCTCAGGATCCTTTTGGAGTAGTTCAAGCCTTTTCAGACTTCTTCCCCAACAAACCTGGTTAAGACTTCCTATCTCAACATAGGTATCATCTTTGTCGTGGCCGTAGACATTAGGTATTTGGTCACGAATAGCTTCTTTGACACCTAAGAATAAAAAAACCAAGGCACAAACTCCATATAAAACTGCTATCCAAAGGGCAGAGTTCATCTTCATTTCTTCCTTCCTCTTTTCTTAATTGTTTTCCACTTTTGGCGATGTCTCATGCAAACTTCTTCCCAGGTCTCCTTAGATCGCCTACTCTCATTTTCTTTTATTAAGCTTAAGGTCTTTATTGCAGGATGATCCTTATTGATCGCAAAAACACATTCTAAATATTTATAGTTTGGATCCCAGCAAGCATCCACAACATAGCCTACAGTGTTTGCTTTATCGATCTCAAAATCCCCACACTGGCCTAACTGCACCCGCTTCCCGATAAAAGTCTTACAGCTTTTCTTTAACGCTTCCTCAGTAAAAACATCGCCATACCCTATTACCCCTGGATTAAGGATGTTCGTCCGGAATACCAAGTACCCAGGCTTAACTTTTTTCTTCTTCATCTAATCCTCCCTCACATTGACATACTTCTCCACAAAAGCCCGGTCCTTACTAAAGATAGGAATCGCAAAATCTGGCTTCCCATCAACAATACAAAATCCCCTTTTCCGGACTATCGGGTAGTCGTTGAAATTAATCTTCTTCTCCTGGAATAATTTCTCTTGGATCTCATTACAGCTCACGTTTTGCAACTGCTTATGGGAGAAATGCTCCCGACCAGCCATCTGAATCGCATTCCTGGTGGCATCTATCTGCCTCCACACAAAGTAGTTGCAAACATCATCGTGAGGCACCGTGAACGCCCGGCTGTCAAAGCAGACAGGCTTTCCATAAATCCGGGAGAATACGGATGCGGCCAAGGAAGAAGAGATAGATATAAGTTTACGCAGGTCATAATCAAACCAGGCATTAGTCCTAATGGTCTTATAGTCAGTAAGCAAAAAAGAAACTTCATCAGACTGAGAATAGCAGAAGTCGCATCCTTGGATGTCTTTCTGGACAACCTTAGCCATTTCGACCATCTGCTCTACAAACTCCAGAGACCAGGCTCTGCCAAATCTCTTACGGGTAATAGTATGGAAAGCCCGGCCATCTACTCTTAAGATTACTGGAATGCGGTGGGGCAACATAATTTCTGTTACCCGCTCATAGTCTTTCATTCTTTTCGCAATCGCCATATTATCCATAACTTCTAATTCCCTCCTCCATAATGACTTCCCCAATTTTTGTGCTTTACTTTATGGCACTTTCTACATAGGGTAATACCGTTCTTTAAATACTTATCTACTATTCTTGGTTGCTTAATCAACCATAAATATTTTTCATCTGAGTTTTTAAATTCAATATCACAGGTCGCTAATAATTCTTTAACAATGGTGGATATAGACTTTATGTGATGAGCATCTATCTTTTCTTTGCCCCCACATTCAGTACACCGAAAGCCATCCCGGGCATATACTCGCTTATACCAATTAAGAGTCCTATGAATATAAGCTTTAACTCTTTTAATTAAAGACTGTTTCCCGCCTTTCCATCCGGTTGCATTTTCTCCAATCTTCCCAGTACGAACTTTAGACCTTTTCTTTCTAGTTTCAATAGTGTGTTTTCTGCCAAACATGCCATTTAACGGACCACTTTGTTTTCTGTTTTTTATCCCTATTTTGTACGCTTCGCTGTTTTTAAGTATCTCTCCATGTATCTTTCTTTTTTCAGGCGTCCAATATTCTTTTGTCCGCTGGGGGACAAGAAATTCGTGAACACCCCTAATAGGTATTTTATATATATTCAAATAATTGCGGACAGTTGTCGCAGAACATTGGTTGTTTAAGAGCCGAGCAATAGTTAAAGTAGAAAGTTTTTTATTTAAATACATTTCAGTTAAAAATGTAGGGGTCAATATTCTTTTATTTACCCTCATCCTTTCATACCAACTCTTACTGCTCATTTTTTCTCCTTTACATATCATCTCATTATTCTGCCAGAGTTTTTTACCTTTCTCAAATTTACCTATAGCCCAATCAAAGCCATCATTTTTCGGGTCGGTAGACTCCAAAAGAACCAAGCCTCTTCTTTTAAGCTCATCGACTATAGCCCTTTGCTCTCTCTCTTGTGCATGCATTCTAAGAAAACCATCCTGCTCGATATCTAAAAATTCATCTAGCAATTCTTGAGGAAGCATTTTGGATCTTGTTTTTGGGGGTTTATATTTCATTTCTTCCCCTTCTTCGATTTCTCTTCCCGCCACTTCATTCCTAATTTAAAGCCAGATTGAAAAAAATCCATTTCCGTATAGGTAGGTTTCCTAAGTATAAAATCATACCGTGTTAATAAAAAATCCTTAAAGGCTGCCGTGCAAGCATCTGCATCTTCATTCGGATCGTGCATAAGATGCCAGTAAGCATTTTTCTTTGTGCCCTTCTTCTTCATTTCTTCTTCCTCTTTTCCATTTCATTTTCTATAAAGTTGGCAATGTCTCTTAGGCAATCCTGCTCATATACCGTAGATGCGTCAGGGAAAAAAGCATATTTTCTCCAAGAAGGAAACCATTTTACCGTACCCAGAAAAGTGCCAAAGTCTTTAGTGTGGATCGCCCAAACCTCTGTCTTTTCTTTTTGCTCTATGAGAACGAATTTGATCCATTTAGGGATTACATTATTTTCTGGCATTGGGCTATCTCCAATATTCTTTTCATTTGATGTTCTGTAACACCCATCATTCCTATAAAACAGCAGGTATTATACCAGGCCACATCTCTTACCATCAGATCCATAGTTTTTACTGCATATACCCATAAGATAGTAGCAGTTAAAATATTGAATACCATCAAAAACACTAAAAGGAGATACTTAAATTTAACTCTTTCCATCTGAATTTCAAGTTCTAATTGCTCCATCATTTCTTCTCCTTCAGGAGATCGGGCAGCATTTTTTCCAGAGAAGCCGTTTCTATATGCATTATGCACATCTCCATCCACTTTTCAAACGGTTGAGTTTTTATCTCCTTAACTGCATCTCGCACTACCGCTATCCGGTATTTTCTTTCATAGAGACCTTCAATTGCATAATTTACACAGATATCGCTGGTAACACCGTATGCGATCACCATATCCGGATTGATTTCCCGCAAAACCACTTTCGTGAAACAGTTCCCTGAGAATATATCAAAACTATCCTTATAAAGGATTATATTCCTTGCCTCTTTTATAGAGAGCCTCGGCTCATGATCGTCCACAAACTCAGGATAGAACTCTAAAACAGCATCTTGCGGTTTTGTCTCTGGGATAAAACCACTTCCCTCAGTACCACCCATACAGTGAGGAGGGAAAGTCGTTGTGTAATCCGGATAAGAATGAATCTCTGCATCCCCCGGCTCGTGAAGATCGCCCGTGTTGACTACTTTTATATTATATTGCTTAGCTAAATTGGTAAGCTTCTGGAGATTAGGAATAATCTCCTCAGCCCCTTTTACATAAAGTTTCCCATCCGGCAACAGGAAGTCTTTTTGCGTATCTACGTTCCAAAATAATAATTTCATTTGTTCTCCTTTACAAGTTTATATACAGCATCAACCAGCATATCCCAAGAGAACCATTGAGATCTATCTGGATGATAACCAATACATCCATAATCGTTTAAATAGTTCTCCACTTCTTTTCTAGTCATTGCTTTTTTCTTTTTCATTTTATTTCTCCTTTATCATTGCTTTTGCTTTACAGCGTGGGTCATCACACTTCGCTGTCCACCAGAAGACCCCTTTATACTTAATCTTTTTTAAATAACACCAGGGGGTATCAGTAAAACCTTTTTGGTTTTGGACTGCACACTTTTTATCATGCTTTCTTATCAACTTAACCTTTGCATACCTACTTAATAAAGTGTTTCTGTTTCTTTCAACCTCTTCCGCCTCTTCTATTTTATCCATTCCCTACCCCTTTTAGATTAAACACCCGATGATACATTACTATACTTCCGGCTACCGCTACATTAAAAGATGGTCTGCGTATAGCATCCAGAGTTATTATATGATCACATTTTTCTATCAAACTCTGTGGCAACCCCTGATCCTCAGCCCCCAAAACATATAAAGCCCGGGCTGGATGAGTGAACCCGGATATAGGTTTGCCGTCCATCTCTACCCCAATCAGTTGACAGTCAAATGGCCTGTTCTCCAAAAATTGCTCTATTGTAAGATATTCCCTCAAAGGGATCTGTCGGCAAGTCTTATAAGTATCACTAGCCTGGAGCGGTAGCCTTTTGCCTATAGTGAAAATACCCGTAGCACCTAACTGGTAAGCAGATCTCCAGAGTGTGCCTACATTCATTGTATTCTTCCCGTTGCAAATCCCTATCTCAAAATAGCCTTTCACTTTTTCTCCATCTCTTTCTTAATGTCAAAATTTCTAAACTCATCAGTAAACCTTGATAAAGCAAAAGGAAGAGATTCGTTCTCTTGGATTAAGGAATACAAAGTGGGATCCCCGGATCTTATCCTTTTTGCTAATTCACAGATCTTGCCACTAATATAGGTTTTCCCTGGTAGATCACTCGATAATCTATCTAACACTAATATCACACGATGTACTAAAGCCTGCTGATAAGCCATAACAATATCATGCTCCAAACAGGTCAAAAATAAAATGGGGGAAGAATTTGTCGTTGCCAGTATACACGCCCTATAACTATTAGGCCAAGATTTAGCGTCAATTAAAGCTACACGCCGATCCTCTATATTCGGGGTAGCCGAAGGGCGGAAGAGGATATGCATAGAAAGTAAAGTAAAGCCCCATTCCTTTTCTTGTTTCTTTATGTGTGAACATATTTTTGTTTTAAGAGAACATTGTTCTATTAAAACTTTCCCTCTTAACAGACCTTTATTTTTCTCAAACCAAGTAATTGTCTCTTCCATAGGTATACAGAGAAAAATAACATCAGCCTTTCTAATCCGGTTTAACACTTCCGATCTTGCCTCATACACATCATAGCACCATATATTCAAAGCTTTTGGTATTACCTTTAATAAGCCTTGTAATATAAAGGACCCGATCTCTCCTTTATAGCCAACAACTAAAGGTGATTTAATTTCTTTGTTCATGTTCAATTTCATTATTCTTCTCCTTAAATTAAGACTCTGGGTCAGATTTATACTGACTTTGGGACTTCAGTAGTTTGGCACAGTCCCACCGAGTAGCTATGCAGAGGTATAATCGTTCTTGTGGGCCTATCTTTTATCCACAACTTATCGGTGCGAAAAACCGCTATACTTGCCCAAACACTTCCGAATGCTTCCAGCAGAGCATCACCAGAGCCCGTTCAACAACTGATAAACTCTAGATTAATATTAACATTTTCCTTGAGAGCTTCCTGTAAAAGATAAATGACTTTAGCTTTCTGGATCGCTTCTTTGATCTGCCGACAGCCTCCGCCACCACCAGCACCTGTATGACCTTCTTTTATGTATTTGGCGAAGGAGCTAAGCTTCTCCCCACATTCATCACATACTTTCAAATCAGGGCGAAGCCTCCTTACAATTTTAAATATCTCTTTTGGGTCAGGCTTTAATGCTTTCTTTATCAATTTTTCCTGTTCATCATATGACTTTAACGAACAATATCCGGCACCCACTTTTAACCTAAAGCTTGTGGCCATTTTTTACCTCCTGTTTAAGAAAATTTATTAGCCTTCTGCTTACATTTTTTTCTTATAGGCTCTATTACAACCTCTTCCCCTTTAAATGTTTTTACCCCTTTTCCCCTACATTGCGGGCAAACACGAGGTTCCCCTTTTGCAATCCGTTGAAAAGTTAGCCCGCAGTCTTCACACTTCCAATAATATATTCTTATTTTTCTGTTCACCATACCTCCTAATACTTAATTAGTAAATAGGCGGATGCTAGGCCGTAAAGCCTGCTCATAAACATTCCTGGTTATGAACAATGATAATACATCCGCCTATTTTCAAAGTACCTGTTGGCAAGGTTTGACTTGCAGTCTTGGTAGACTCGCACCATTCTCACGGCCTGCAGACCGTATGATTCCTTATCGGCTCACTGTCCGCACAACAAGTACTTTACTTTGCCAGCCTATCTGCCTTTTTCAATGGACTTTCCTCATCCATATGGTTCTTGATCAAGGAAACAACAGTCTCCCGGCGGTCATTAGACCACCTCAAATAATAAGCAAGCTTTAAGGCCATTTCCGCCCCAACTAAATCGTGCTTGTGATAATTCCACTGGCCAAGGCTATTTTTTTTCTCTTTTGCCATTATCGGCTTTGCAATATCATGCAAAAGAGCCGCCCAACGAAGTTCTATACTCTTGTCACAGGATTCTACTGCCTTTACAGTGTGGTCCCAAAGAGTCCGAGTGTGATGCTCATTTCTCTGGTCATATCCTATCTGCAACCATAACTCAGGTAGAATATATCGCAGAATCTCCGTTCTAGCCAAAAAATTTAACCCCTCATCTACATATTCCCCCATCAGAAGCTTATCTAATTCCATTACCCATCTTTCTTTACTGACTTCCAAGATTTTATAATTTAACTGTAGACACATATCTTCATCATCTTCATCCATAACAAAACCCAACTGAGAAATAAATCTGGCAGCCCTGAGGAGCCTTAAAGGGTCTTCTTTAAGCCGCTCATTCGCCTTCCCCACACAACGGAGAATATTATATTCAAGATCCCTTTTTCCATTAAATGGGTCATAAATAGTGCCATCCTGGCCGATAGCCATAGAATTAATAGTAAAGTCCCGGCGGCTTAGGTCAGACTCCAAAGCTTGTACAAATTGAACCTGAGGCTTCCTGGAGCCACTTATATAAGTTTCAGACCGGAAAGTGGTAATCTCTACCAGTTGGCCATCTATTTTAACCCCTATGGTGCCAAAACGCTTGCCAGTAAGATATGGCCTACGCCCCGCCTCCCGGATCCGGTGTTCTATCTCTTCCGGCAAAAGCGGCGTAGTGAGATCCCAATCCTTAGGGGTCAACCCTAAGAGATGATCTCTTACACAACCCCCTACCAGATAAACCGGGGAAATTATATTCCCTACTTCTTTTAATATTTTATCCTTCATTTTACCTCTTCCTTGATTTGGAATAACTCTGCCACTTTCTCAAACATTATCTTGTCTGTTTCCTTGATTTGGAATAACTCTGCCACTTTCTCAAACATTATCTTGTCTGTTTCCTTGATTTGGAATAACTCTGCCACTTTCTCAAACATTATCTTGTCTGTAAAGAAAAAGAAATGGTTATCTATCTCCAACCAACCTCCTATACGGTCTTTAGCGTAAGAGTCTCCATCTACAACTTCCTTTACCATAGATCTTTCTTTCAAATTCCTATATTGATCTGCCGCTAACTGTTGGATAAGATCTTGAACATCAGTCTCATCTTCCTTTCGGCAAATATAGTAAATCGGGGTATTTTTACTTTTTATTAAGATTTCTCCCCGCACATATTGTTCGTTGTTATGAGCAATTTCGTTAAGAGATTTAGGCACAGCACCCCATTCAAACTCTGCTGAGCCCATATAATCAAAATTAAAAATAGGTCTGAGCAATCCCATAGCATCCTCTGTAAGCCCTCCGTGAATAAAACCCCCACCAAAGGAGAGGACTTCCATTAACTTATTTAACTTTCCATCTGGACGCTTTACCGGGAAACACAATCTCTGGATCAAATAAGTACGTTTTTTCATCTCTCCCCCTAATCAATTTCTTTTAAGAATTCATCTGTAATCTCATAAGCCCGGGAGACATCCGGATCCCCTGAAAGGATGATGTGGATAAAAGACAGATTGAGTCTGGGCTGGAACCCCCTAATCAACGTAACCCCCTCCTTTTTATAATACCAAACCGGGACATCAAATTGATCGTAAGCCCACTGTTCATTCTGTTGTTTAGCGGATTCAAAGATAGTAATTTTGGTATCGCCACGCATATCGGTTCTATTGAACCCTTTTGGTAAACCTAAAAAGATCCTCCCAATATGAGAACCAGTTGTCCCTGAAAAATGTTTGCCGCATCCGATTCCTGATGGTGCTGGGACAAAACAGTCGCCCCCATTTATACATCCAGGGCATTGGTATTCTTTCACTGCTTGCGGGATTTCCTTCTCATTCATATCTTTTTACCAAACCTTTCTTTTAATTGTCTTTGCCGCTGGATCATCTGCCAACTCCAAAAATCTATAGATTCTTTCCGGCCAATACTTTTCCAGTAATGGATTTGTTTTTTGATCCCCCGAATAGTTGCTTCAAGTTCTCTACGTCCGTGTGGCCTAGTATGTGGGATAAAATTTTTCTCTTTCATTTTAATAGCCTCTCTAACTGAAAAATCATTTTCTTGGCCTGGCGACACCATTGTCCCCAAAAGACCGATTGATGTACTAAGATCCAGGCATTTTTGTTCCAACCACCACAGTGACCATATTTTTCATATAACGGACATCCAGAGCAAGAACTCAAAAATACGTGCGGACCCATTTTCCCTGGCGGAAGAGTATCATGAAAAAGATCACATAAAGGACAATCCTCTCCCGTCCAGATTTCCTTTATTGAATCCGCCATTAGATTCAGATTGCATTTTTCTGACTCATCCTGCTTACTTGCCCACTTCAACATTTTCTCCCAATGGGAAATTGATTTCTTTATTGCCTTTTTAGTTTTCTGATTCATATGCTCCCCACCTCAAATTGGGCAAAGTTTCCACCATCCGCCTTAAAAGACCGAAGTCTGGCTGCCACAATCTTTCCTTTATCTGTAAGCTTAAAGATTGGGCTTAACCCTGTCCCCTCAATCTTTAAAAGCCCTGCTTTCTCTAGGTCTATTGCACAATCCCAATCATCGTGATCAGATACCGCAAGGTCAGAATTTTCAAAATACCCTTTTAATCTGGTAGGATATTTTTTCTCAGAATTGCTAGAACCAAACCAAGGACGGCGATCCCCATCGGTTCTCATCCGTGAAGAATTAACAACCCCGCCATTGTCTACACATTGACATTCGATATAAGCAAAAGTTGACCAATGATCTTTCCCAAACTGCTCTATAGGAATAATTTTAGGCATTTTCTTCCCCTGTCAAAGCTTTTAAGGCCTTCCTATATTTGTTAGTTAAATAAATTTTTATTCCCAGCTCTAACGCATCCATCCGTTCCCGAAGTGTGTTATGTTTGATATCCATTAACTTAACCTTTAAGGCTATCGGATTTTGTTTTACTCTCTGCCAATAAATTTGTCTTATACGATGAAACAGAACACCCAATATCCACGCCTACGAAATTGACGACTACAACTCCAGAGGTAGCTAGGACTCCGCCAATCGGAGCACCCTTTCCAAAATGCCCATCCGGCATCAGGACTACACCTTCAGCAAAAGGCAAGCTGGCAGTGTTCTCTATCTGTTCCAATGCACTAGGTTCTATAGAACCTTCTAATGCATATACATTTATTGGCACCTTACATCTATCCGGTTTATAAGTATACATTTTCTCTCCTTTATGTTTTAATAGTCCCTAACCTATTCTTTTTAATACAAGCAGCCATCATTATCTCTTCACTAGTTGCCCCTTTTAAAAGCAACATTTTTAATTCTATAACTGTTAGTCCAGTTTCTTTACTAACAATTTCATAATCTCTATCTTTTCTCTTATCTCTTTTTGCCTTTTTCCTCAAAACCTTACCCATTTGTTTACTCCTTCATCATTGCTTGGGACCAGGATTCCTTAGTGTTCATAGTAGTCCCAAGAAAAGTATCATTCTTTACGGTATGATTAACAGAACCTACTGGCTTATACCCTTCTTTGATCTTAGCATTTACTTTATTTGCCAACGTCCAATCAGTTTCCTCTGTAACAACAATATAATTAGGCATTATTCCCCCTTTATTTCATCTCCTAAAATATAGGATCGTTGCTAGCAATAACAACAGTACCACAATCAGGACACTTTATTCCTTCTGCCGGGATAACCATATGAGAAAAATCTTCAGCGTTCCCGATAAAGGCACCGCAAGAACTACAATAAATAGAGGTTTTAGTTGTCATTCTACTCCCCCTCTAGCGTTAATTTTAGGCTCTTCTATTCTCAGAAAGACCCCGGTCAACTCCTTAGGGTTAACTCCATGACTTCCATAAATATATATATAACCATTAGAGATTTTTCTGACTTTAATTATTGCCAGTTCTTTTATGGCAGAAGAGTCAAATAAATATCCCCAAAACCAAAAATACCCTGTTTCTTTAGGTACAGACTTTTTCCATTTATTTTTTTTCATTTTACTTCCTCCAATCCTCTCTTTTTTAATTCCGCATTAAAAATATCTATCCAAAGGGTAGCGTGTAGAACATACCGCTCAAAGTTTTCATCTGATGCTGATTGAAAAGTTTCATACGCTACAGTATCTTCGTTAAAAGGATTTCCTATATCAGTGAACAATTTAGTTACAATATTCCTCTCTAACATCCTAATGCAGTTCTGAATATGGCTATCCTTCATGCTGGAAACTACAATCTTCTCCCCAGTCTTCATTGTCCACTTCAACTTGGAGCAGTTCTTTATGATGTTCTCCCTGTCTTTCTCTGGGTTATTACTCATTTCTTCTCCTTCAATAGACATTCTGATTACAGAAAAAGCTATAACAAACAGCCCTGCCCCAATCCAATACCCACACGACGCTAGCACTAACGATGTCAATATCCCAAGATTACACGATACCTTCTCGTATTTCTCCCTAAAAATAGGCAAGACACCTAAAAACATCCCAACAACTACAGATAAAACAATATGCCCTGTCAATATCTGGCTCACAAATTTTACCCCCGAAGAGAATTAAATCGTAAAGGTTGCTGTCTCCAATGATCTGACTCTTCCATTTCCTTCACAAACTTTTCCTGGACAACCTTGCCCCGGAGCTGTTGGCGATAATTCTTAACCACTACCCCTTCTGCATCTCCAGACCCATATAGGCTGATTTTAGGGATCATGTTGAAGATGTTGCCCCTATTTACGCCCTCACAAGAGTTTATCCAGGGAACAGTATAAAGACCGATCTCTTTAAATATCTCAACAGTTTCATCCCAAGGGAGATATTCATTATGTTGATTGGACCAGATGTCAAAGAAGCAAACCCAATCCGGCAGTCTATTATAATGTATAGTATGAATACACCGCATCAATTCCCCATAGGCGACAGTCCCCTTAGGCAGCCTCATCAGCTTATCTTCATTCCTAAAAGCCCAGTCCCGGAAGAAGTTGTACTGCTCATGTTCCGAACGATCTACCAGGGATCCCCGCTTTTGGAGCCGATAGGTATCCTTATGCCGGACAATACCTACATTGGCCCCATCCAACTTCTCGGTTATAATTAGCTTCCCGCCAAATAATCGCTTAGTATCCTGATCAGACAGAAAATATTTTCCGTGAATATCTATCTGCGGAACCAATATTCTAAATGTTTTTTCGTATTTCCTGAACATTTGCTTCTTCCTTCCCTCTCAACCATTTCATAAACTCAACTACAACCCTATCAGTTAAAATATGCTTCTGATCAAAGGGTTGTTCTAAAGACAATCCCTCTAGCGACACACAACGGCTTAGAGCCACATAAGCCTGTCCATGTGCAAATATCCCTTGGCTTAAATCTAATTTTACCAAAGGGAATGTTTTCCCTTGGCTCTTATGAACAGTACAACTAAAAGCCAGTTTCAAAGGGAACTGCCTAAACGACCCCATCCTTTCGGCATCAATAATATTCCTTTCTTTATTATAAAAATAAGAGAAAATTTCCCAAGAATGAGGAACGACAGTAACAACCTTTCCATTGTCTAATTGGACATCTATGTTTGCTTCTGTCCAATCCTCATCAAAAGTATATATTTTAATAACTCTTCCAATAGAACCGTTTACCCAGCGATCTTGACTATCATTATTTAGTAGCATTATCTGGGCACCCGCACCAATTTGAAGTTCCTCGTCAGTAGGATAAAAAGACCGATCTATGTTCCCCGCAATCTTTGCCTTAAAAGTGTGTATCTTTGTCTCCATAGATCGCAAAGATTCTTCATTTACCTTTGAAGCTTTTTTGTTAGTGGTAGTAAGATAAACCGAATAACCACTCTTATCACTTGGCAACTCTGCTCCCACTCTTGTATTAAGCAAGATAAGTTGATCTGTCGTAAGACAATTGTTCCTTATAGCGTTTAATAGATCAATAAAAACCGGGTCTTTCTGCCTATAAACTTTTGTCAACTCAACAAGCTCTACGTTTAACTTATTAAAACTTTTGGCAGAGAAAAAATAAGGGCTATCATAGAATCTCTTAAAAATAAAATTTTCTTTGCCTGTAACTACTGGGGGAAGCTGATGAAGATCTCCTATAAAAACAGCTTGAACCCCACCAAAAGGTTTCCCTGGTGCTGGCCCATAAATTTTAAGAAATGCGTCAACACAATCAAACAAGTCTGCCCGTACCATAGAAACTTCATCAATAATTATCATTTGAAGGTTACGGTATAAAATTCTTCTCTTATTACTAACCTTTAATTCCCAAACTTTTTCTTTGGTAATCCCAGGTCTAAAACAAAAGAAGGAGTGGATCGTCTCCCCTTTAACGTTGAGGGCGGCGACCCCAGTAGGGGCTAAGACGGCCAAACGTTTGCTCGTGATTGCCTGGAAATAAGACAAAAGAACACTTTTACCAACACCCGCCACGCCCGTAATAAAAATGTTTTTATTTGTATTTTCCATTAGATCTAAAGCTTTCTTGAATTGCTCATTTATCTCGATTTTCATTAAACCTACCTTTTCTTCCTAAGATTTCTCTGCCTTACCGCTTCCTCAATTTCTTCTACCTGATCTATAACGGGCACCCTTTTCTTTTGATACCCAATACATCCCGGACAATTATCAACAGATCCACACACCTTATAATATTTACAGCTTGGCCTGTTTGTTCTCATTTTTCTTTTCCTTTATTAATATAGGCATATCACAAGCTATAGCTCTAACAACCCTATCTGGATATTTTCTATAATCAGCAGGAACCCTTTTTCTGGCTGCAATCAGTAGCTTCTTAACTCTAGGTTGATCTACTCTCAAAGACCGCCAGACAGCGGAAGCCGCCTTGCGGATTGGGATCCTCCATTTGCAACGATGAAAATAATCAACTGTCATTCCAGTTAAATCGCATTCTGAACACTTTTTGTTACAGAGTACCTTAGTTATTATCTCCGCAATAAGTTCCGTTTTATGTATTAACTTCCCGTTCATCTTTTGCATACTATCCCCTAAAAGATTAATGATTTTGGATCTTCCCACCTCTTATATAATCTACCATCTACCTGGAGAATTAGTCGTTTAAGTTTGCCTTCCTCTTCCGGTTCCATACAATTTTGATCAAATCGGATATCACTATTTATTCCCGCTCTTTTGCTTTCAAAAATAAACGTATCAATAGCCGACAAAGTATCATTATCTATACTATTTTTAGCTACCCATATTCCTTGTTTAGTATGGTTCTTACCGGAATCCGAGTACAACTCCCTAAACAGAACAGTGTCTGCCCCAAGCTCTTTACATTTAGCTAATATCTGTTTAACAGAATAAGAATCGAAAGTATAAGTTAAATTTAAATCAAGCTGGAGATTAAAGCCTTGCTCTTTTATCGCATAACATAAAGACTCAATTTTATCAAATCGTAGTTTCTTCGGGATTCCTACAATTTCTTGATTTCTGCCCTCATCAAACAAATCTGATATAGAGAGTCTTATAACAGAAACGTTAATTTTTCTGAGCCAATATAACATCTCCCTGTTTAGCAAGACTCCCGTAGTCTGAAGCTCAACCCACGAAAAAGGTGAATGGAGGAGGTCGTTGATTTCCATAATAATTGTTAAGAACCCCCGATTCTGTAGTGGTTCCCCTATGCCAGTAAGAACCAAAACATTACACCCAATATCTCTAGCAAAAGACATTCTCCGCTTATAATCCTTACCGAACCAGTCATCCACATTCAAACCCCATCTAGATTCGTAAGGGTTAGAATGCATTTTGGCCACACAGAACTTACAATTATTAATACATTTTACCACTGGCACAGAAACCTGGAGCTCTTTCTTTAACATTGAATCCCTCTCTTTTAAAAATCTTGAAGGTTGGGTTTGAACCAACACGGCGTTTCCGCCCGGGACTAGAGTCCCTATGTCTGCCAATTCCACCACTTCAAGTCTTCCTTGAATTATTTCCCATACTGCTCATATTCAATTTTAGTAAACTAACCTTCTAGCGGGACCCATTCTTCTTTAACATAACGCATCCATTGCCCATTAATGTATTGGATTTGACTCCAATTGTCTGGCCGTACCCACTTGCCATTAAAATTTTTAAATAAATATTTATCTTTTCTGGCAATAGATCTCGCATGGGGTTTATGCTCCTTTTTCCAATCAAGAAGGTCAACCTTATCAATTGTTTTGTCGGGGAAACGTATTACCAAAATACTATCACAATCCCCCTGCCAATGTTCAATGACCCGACCAACAATCTTATCAGATTTACGCTTAACATAAACCCCCAAAAAATCACTATCTATTACAAATTTATAATTATTTTCGTCTCTGATTAAATTTTCTTTCTTCATCTTTCCTCCTATAATTTTACCCCTTGTTCCACTTCTAAAGGTTCTCAGAGGTAGATTTTAACATACCACCTTTATTGTGGAGGGTCAACCCAAGGGGAAGTAAGACATGACCACTTTTAATAACAATGCCCAATTAGCAGCACTGTTAACTATTTTTTAATTTTTCAGCATAAGTTCTTAGTATCTTTTTATCTTTCTCTTCTTGTTTCAGTTTAGCATTAAATTTCTTCCGATCTAAGAGCCCCTCAACAGCCCCCTGGACTAATCGATTTAAAGTTTTAGGGTTTAAGGCGTCGACTTCCCAGGAAGTACGGCCAAATTTAGCAATATAATCATTTGCCCGAGGATCCTGAAACTTCGCAGGATTAGGCGGGGGATTATATTTCTTTATCTGTTCAGAGGTCAAGGTTATAGGTCTTACATCGGGATCCGCCCCAAATTCTGCAAGCCTATCTCTAATATCTCTTACCATATCCAACCCAGACGGATCGTGATCTCCCAAATAAAAGATAAAGCAAAGTTTGTGGCCCTGTTTGCGTAAAATTCTCTTACTAGCATCATACATGGCCGTACAAGAACTATAGCCCCGATTGACCATCAGATTTATATGATAATAGGAAGTAATTGGCTTCAAGACCCCGGAGAGAGCATCTTTTTCTACCCAAATCTCTATATAAACTTTTTGATCTTCCATCCTATTCAATCTGTACTGGTCAATTGTATCCTCTAAAGCACCAGGAACATCTCTAACATAATAAGGAATGTATGGTGCCCGGATCCGATCTTCTATAATATCCCAATCTACCACTCCCCCCATCCGGCCTTTCTTCAACAGATTGCTCAATTTGGCGTATTCCCGTTGATTATTAGGTATAAGGTCTCTGGATACCAATTGGTAATAAAGCTGCCTTAAAGTCAATCTGTAGCCCTCAGCAGCATATTCTTCTAGTATGCCATTGACCTCGCCTAACCTTACCCGATTGTTTTGATTTAACCCTAACCGCTCTTGAAATCTCTCTTTCATCCGCCCCACTCCCCATCTATGAATTCATCTTCATCCACAACATTTAAACCTTCTTCGTAAGCTAACTGAGCACACTCTCCCCTTGGGCCACCAAGCAATCCAGTTGCCCGCAAGAACCCTTCCTCAGACGTTCCTGGTTCAAGATAACTACCATGTTTAGCCGCATAACGGATCCCCTTCTTCTTGCAATAAGCAAAAGCCGCATCGCTAAGCCTAAACCATTTGATATTTTTTGATGCCCAGGCCAACCAGTTGTACCCTTTCCAATCACTGTTTACCACTTCTTTAATAGTCTTCCCCTTATATTTACCAAAGGTCAATTTTGTGTCCAATTCCCACACAGAAGACCTCTTAAGTTTTTTATAATCTTCTTCTATGCTCAACTCAGGGAACAATTCTATCTGAGCCTTACTCTCTTTCTTAACCATTTTGCCCCTCAGCACTATAAAGCATTTTTGTACCAGCCGGGAAGACCTCATAATAATCTATGTGTTCAAAACAATATTTTTCTGTACCATCTTTAGTGTGGGCTCTCCAGATTTTCATAGCTTCCTTTAAAGACAAAGGTTTAGTGATATCTATCCAATTATTGTCAAATCCATCATACTGCCTAACTATAAATTTTTTACCTTTACCTCTAAGCCAAGGTTTATTGTAAGTAATATCATCGCATCTTTTTTTCTTAAAAGTTTCTTGTTCTAACATTAAAGTCGCAGCAGAAAGGACCACCCTCAACTCTTGCCTATCTTTTAAGGTTAACCCCTCAATAGAATAATCGCTTTCTATCTGCTTAACCCAAAATATTGCTTGTTTTACTATCGCCAATCCATCTAATTCTTCATTTTTCTTTGTCATCTTCTGTCCCTTTAAATCTTTTTGTCTCTTCTGGATCTAAAATAAAGTCATCCCCCAAGATCGCATAACAAATTAACTTTTGATTATATGCTAATTTTTTGGAAAGTTCTATTTGGTTGGTCAACAGTTCTGTCTGTGATTTAAAGATTTGTTGATTCTCTATCTTCTGATCAACTTCTTTCATAAACTTCTTATACTTCATCTCCAATCGGAGATCAAAAAAGGCAGACATTATTATTATGACTATCACCCAAAAAATCAAATCTTTTTTCATTTTTGGGCCTTCCTTAACCGTTCGATCTCTGCCCGCAATAGTTCTACCTCGGTAGGCTTAAAGTTTCCTAACTTTTTGTCCTCAATCATTGCCTTTTTAACTACAACAGCCAAATGCTTATGACAGCTCTGTTTACTAAGACGAGAAAGCATCGGTTTTCCGTCCCAACTAAAAATAAGCCATCTAACCTTCTTCTTGCATCGCTTGATAGAACATTTTGACTTCTCTGAGAATCTCCCTGGCATAACTGTTACTAAATTATTCATTTTGTCTCCTTTAACGGAATAATACCAAAACTCTTCAAGACTTCTTGGAGAACAGAAAATTTTTCCAGTTCTTCTATTACCTTTCTAACTGGCGGGGTACCATAAATATCCCCAAGAGGAGCTGACTTTTTACTTCTCTTTATTGGCCTATTAATCTCACAATTTGGTTCCGAGCAATGAGCCCCCAGGTTATCCCACCAGATAACATGATACCGGGCCCCTTCTTTAATTATATGTTTGACCCATTTAGCTTTCTTTTTTTTAACCATTGCTTTCCCTTTCTCGTGCCTTATCGTGAGCTCTGCTAGTAAATATGAGGAATAAAGTCGCAAGGGCAAACGCAGCCCAAGGATTTAACCATAAGGTTATAACAAACATTCCTATACAAACATATGAAAGCAAAACGGCAACAGCAGGAGAAATTGGCAATAAAACTGCAAGAATAACTATCACTACGGTTAAAGAGGCAGTTATCCATCCCAAAAACCACCGTCTTCTATCTTTTTTATCTAAAACATTTGGAGTGAACCTGCTATTCATTCTTCCCCAAAATCCATACTTTTTCTCATCTAATTGGCCTACCATTTCAAACGGATTAACTATCATTACCGCCTTGTCATTAATTTCCGCAATCCTTCTTAAATTATTAATTTGTTTAATAATAATCAAAACAGATACAATAGGAAGAAGAATGCTGAAAAAGAAGAAAGAGGAATCGGTAATCACTTTATCTTGAATATATCTATTCATTTTTATTGGGCTATCAAAAATCCCCTTAGTCTGCAAACCATCTGTATAAACCAAAACTTCTGTTTTTAAATGTTGGATGCTAAGAGAACCCCAATCAGATCTTACTTTTGCCCAAGCAACTACCGCTAGGACACAACTAACAATAATTAAAATTGCCTTTAACTTTCTCATCTTTTTTTCATTCATTTGTTTTCTCCCCCTTCTCCTTTTGAGGCATACTATCAATGTCCTTCTGCATTTTATCCCTAAATGCCTGTACCTCTTCATCACTCATAAGTCCAGCATAGGCACCAACTATTCCATATAAAACCTTGCGAAAGTTCTCTATTTGTTCTTTAGTCATATCCATTTAGGCACCTACCAATTAATGGCAGATAAAAGAAATCCTGCCATAAAAGCAATAAGTATTGATGCAACATCAAGAAAAATATAATAATTCCGGAGTTGGCTTGTTTCTGACTTTTCTTCGGGTTTCATAAGTCTTATTCCAAAACTGATAGCAAAAAGAGCTATTGGGATTGCAAAATAAGTTTTAGGCATTATAACTCCTCCTTAACGATCTCTTTCAGACTGTTGATGATAGAGTCTTCACCCATAGTTAATTTATGCTCCCGCTCTATCTCTTTCTGATACCGGGAGAACCGGAGAAGCAATCTCCGCCGGGCATCTTTGGCAACAACTAAGTCTACAATGACCCCATCACTTTTCACCATACAAATCGTTTTCATTTTATTCCCCTTTATATCCGCAACTGTTTAATTCTTCTATCAAGTCCAATTTTACTTCCGTATCTTTATTAGTAATGTCCCCAAAATCAACACTCTCTAGATTAGAAGCCCAATCTTCACACTCATCCACACGTCCCTGGAGCAACTCTCCTGTACTACCAGACTGTAACCCCTCAGGCATATTATCATACTTCTCCGCCTGCTCTTCTCCTAAACTACGGATCTGTTCAACAACATCTTCCACTTGAGACCTTATCTCGTCAATATCCATATCAACAGTTATATCCTCAAGTTGTTCACTCAGACTATATGCCTGACTTAAGAAGTCAGACTGTGTTAATTGGGAAGCTCTTGGTAAAGTTTTACTGTAACGTTTCCCGCCGAATTTAAAGGACCACCAATAATAACTTTCACCCTTCTTTATTCCAGCTTCCTTGTTTGCTTTTCTAGCTTTTTTCACAAAATGGACACTTGCCATAGTTCCTCTCCTTTTTATACCCGAGGTTCTAGCGTAAGATCGATACCCAATTTCTCTAACGCCTGCTCTAATGCTTCTTCCCGGGTATAGGTTCTGATCATCCCTTGATAGTCGCCTTTTGCACCATAAAGATAAAACTCTTTCTTCTTTATCATAATCTTCTCCTACTCCGCCTTCTCATTCTTCTCAGGTCCTTCTATCAAAGGAACCTGTTCCCGGAGTTTTTCCATCCCCAGCTTCACTACTATATTATTAACAAACGCCTCAACTTCCCCTTTTGCCTCTACAACGGTCTTATCCATCTGGCGATTAAATTGATTATGAATGAAAGGCAAATTACTATCTATCTCTTGTTTTAATTTTACCAAGCTATCTAACAACTCTTTCAATTCACCTTTAGTCGCCGGGGTTTTCTTTTCCACTACCACCTTAGCTTTGACTAAAGCCCCATCTACGATCTTGGCAATATCCTGCATCTGTGCTTCTGTCTCTTGGGAAAACTGTTTCCTCTTACTTATATGTGGGCAGTCTTCCATAGTCTTGCCATTAAATTTCCGGATCGTTACAGGCACTCCATCCCCCATATTTAAACTAGTAACCATATCAGCAAATTGAGTAGGAGACATATCTACCTCTATCAACTGCTTGTTGCTATGAACCCAATCTTGGGATAAAGTTCTTTGTATCTCTGCGGTTGAGATTTCTAAGGTAATAATACTCCTATGCTCAATGCTGCTGCCAAATAAGTTTGTTCCACCCCCGCCGGAGATCATTCCCCGGCCAATTCTAATTAAACCAAAAGATTCGTGTTGTTCTTTAATTTCTTTTTCTAACATCTTGCCCCCCTATATATCCCTAACACTCTCTCTCTCTATTTTTACCTTTGCTCTCAATATACTACACAACCGTTCTCTTGTCAAGGATATTCTTAAAAACTTATTTTCCTTCTTCTATTTCTCCATCTTTTATCTTCAATAAAAACTTCTTAAGTCTTCCTTCCTTATGTAAGGAAGTATAATAAATGTTTGTTCTACCAAACGCTTCCACCATTTCTTTAAGAGTCAATCCGTACATCCTAAAAAAAACTGATTTATATTTTAATCCAACTTTACATTTGCCAAGACATTTAGTACAAACAGCTAAAAGATTTTCCCTTCGATGATCTGTCTTATTTTTATTTTTATGAAAAGTTTGATACGCAAATTTACCACAAAGCTCGCATTTCCATCCAACTTGTTTTAATTTTATTAACCTATTCTTTTTTAATGTTGCATGATGTGGATACTCAGAAACACCCCCACTCCAATTCCAATTCTTTTTTCCTTTAGGGGCCCCGCCTTTTCTCTTATAACAATTGCCATATTTTTTCCATCTATCGTAATGTTTAACACAAAACCCCAATATTCTAGCCGGAGTTTTGCAATTAAAAACCTTACAAACCTCTCCCCATTCCTGCAAAAAAGTAGTTCCTGTCTTCTGAAATCTACTATAGTGAATTCTACATAATCCTTTTGCATAACACCCTCTTTTGCATCCCCAAACTTTACATTTTTTACGGCCAGGAAGAGTGCCAGCCCTTAAAAATTGACTATAATGACGCACGCAATAACCAAGAGAAAAATATTTCCCTTTACACCCCTTAATTTTGCAATATTTAGAGTGAATTCTGCAAGACATCTATTGCTCCTTCCCCTTCGCTACCGCTAAGACCTTTTCATAATACTTAACCTTATTCGTCCACTTCTTTAGACCCTTCCGGGCATTCTCAAGTTTCCTTATCGCCCGCTCTTGGAACTTCAATGCCTTCTGATACCGGGACTCCCTAAGATTGGTTTTGATCTCCAATTTTTGTTTCTCCGGATAATATTCTAAAGGATACGCTTCTGGAGTAAAAGTCTGATTGATCCATTCGTCATAATACTGCTCAAAGGTATAAAACCTTCCAGTATGTTGCATCCCTAAGCAATGCCCAAGTTCATGGATAAATGTGCTCGCCGTCCGTTTCCAGACAGGATATCCACCTACAATAGACTCTCTCCGGGGCATTTTAACGCACATTGTCTTACTATGATAGTAGGCAAACCCACCTACCCAAGTTGTCTTATGCCACTTAATTAGGATCTGGAGATCTGACATGCGTTTAAATTCTTGCGGATTAAAACTCCCCTTCTCATCCTTCCTTACCTTATTAAGACAGGCCATAAAGATTTTACGGAGTTGTTTAGTCTGCCATTGTGTTTGATTTTTAATCTTCATAAAGCACCCCTTAGACTGACGATTTCCTGCTGAATAATTTCTCTAAGGCTTCTCTCCCTTCAATCTGTCTTTTAGCGTAGGCCTTACTTATTGAGGTCTTACTTCCCCAATACGGCAGGATCCAGTCATCACCGATCCCAGTAACCACTTCTATTTTAACTTTAGTCTTACTCTCTGACACTATCTTATAATACGCCTTGCCATCAGCAAAAGGCTCACTTACATACCGACCTACCAGGATCCCCTGCTCCTTAGCCACCCTGTCGCTCTCCACAAGAACCTTAAAATTTTTGTCCCAATCTGCAATCATCTTTTCAATTTGTTCGTTCATCTTTTTTTTTCTCCTTTGGGTTTCCACCTGGACATTAAGGTATTGGAGGAGAAGGGCGACCTTCTCCTCCAACCCATTCTTACATATTAAAGGATCTTACCAACGCCCCATTCAAATCCATCTGACGCTCAAAACTACCTTTATATTCGTGGGTCAAGTGCCTGGTGAACATATTGTAACCATCCCACTCGGTCCTACCGATAAGGGCTTTCTCTCCACCAATATTTTTGATCAAACGTTCCGGCAGGTTTTTCTTGATCAGTTCAAACTGAGGACTCCCTATAGCAGTCTGAGTCATCCTCTTAATACTCGGCATCATCCGGCGTTCCACCAAGTCAATTCCTTCGGCCAATCCCTGGCTAAAATCAAAATCTACAGCACCTAGATGTTTTCTAACCAGGTTTATAGCCTTAATTCCTACATAGGCACCATTACTGCACACCAACCGCCAGATCCCGGCTACAAAGCCAACCTTAGTGCTCTCATCATAACTGTTGCTCAGGACCAACATAGGCTTAATAATATCCGGTTTACCATCTTTCAGAATGCCTACCGAAATCTTATTGTCTATTTCGGCAGTCATATAGAACTTTGCTCCATCCTTAACGCTCCGGACAGACTGGATTTTTATATCATCCCTTTTCTCCATAAGTTTAGAGAAACTGTCCAGGACTTCTTTATGTTCTATTACCTGATACTTGCTACTGACTACACCTAGCACGTTCCCGGTGCTTCCGTTGATCAAAGCATCCTGTCCGGTATAGATATGACTTGTAGTATAGAGCTTTTCTCTTTCTACTTTGAAGAACAGATCGCTGTAATCGGTCAAAACTTTCTCCTGCATTTTTCTCATAACACACCTCTTTTTAGAATAGTAAGGCTTCCCCGGTTAACCTTTTCCGGCTTGCATTGACCTGTAAGGCCTTTTCTAAAGCCAAGATCAACTTGCGGTTAAGAGCATCATAAAAGTTCTTATCTATTTGAGTTACGTGCTTGCCGTGCTCTTTTATATACATCTTAACTTTTTTCTTATTTATAAGCATCTATCCCACCCCTTCCTTTTTTTAAGAGTTATTTAAACCAATATAGATGGAGCACAGTCCGTAGAAACCATTCTTCCGTCTGCATCATATGTGCCAGAACCTTCTGTGGCATAACCTAGAGTTTCCCCTGAACTACCTATCACTGTAAACTCTCTACCTTCTTTATAGATCCACGCCTGGACTTCCCCTTTGCCGCCGTAAATAGTTTTGTATAACATTTTTAATCACCCCTCTCTTTTCTCTTCTAATATAACAATAGCACATATTGTCAACTTTGTCAAGAACTATTTTTAAATAAAATAAACAAAACCCCCTATATTCTATAAGAAAAATACTACAAATTGACGGACTATAAACGGATTAAATAATAATGTTTTTCTTTTCTATTTATCTAAAAAACAAAAAACCCAGGTAAAAACCTGGGTTATAAAGAGAGGAGGGAAGTCTCGGGGATGAGATCCCTAAAACTTCCCTCACTATGACCATCCTATCGCCACTCAAAAGGGTGTGATATAAGGAAGGAACCAATTCTTGCGAATTAGTCATATTATATATAACAAATCAAATGAGCTCTGTCAAGGATAAAATCACCCAGTCTTAAATAACATCCCGGGGACAGCTTCCATAGAGACTCTTATCCCTTTCGCATCCCAAGTGCCATACCCCTCTTGAGCATAACCAATTTTAACCCCCTTTGCGTCATAAACATAATAAAAACGATTACTATCATTAAAGACAACGGATCCGATCTTAATCCCCTTACTATTATGTATATAAGTTATTTTTTGGGACATTAGCGTCTCCTTTTACCTTTACTTTTTAAAAAACCAAATAAAGTCTTAAGCCCCTTCTTTTTCGATTCTTTAAATTGGCCGGGAGTAGCTTGGATCAATTGGGCGGGGTTTACTGCTTCTTGCCGGATTAATGGTTTCCTCCAACCACCCCCCACATTATAACGTCTGGCCAGTTTCTCTTGCTCATTTTCAACAGCATTAAGGATCCGACCTTTCCATCGCTGGACCCAATTCCTCCGATTATAGGTGCCTCTTTCTTTTGACATGTTCATTCCCCCATTCGAATCCGGTAGGCAGAGATCATCTGCCTACCGTTTATAAAATCTATTTTACCACATTGTTTTTGGCAACAAGCTCTGCCGACTTAATTTTTCCGTTAATATTCGCCCGGATAAAAGCAGCAGTCATTATTCTAGTTGCAGTTTCTTGACTAATCCCGGTAACAGAAATTATTTTATCTACTGCTTTGTCCAAAAATTGAGCCAGATTGTTTGTTGGGCAACTTGCTAAGATCTCATCAGTAATATCATCAGCTATCAAAATAACCTTCTGAGCAGTCTGATTGCTTATGATATAATCCCCAAGTTTACTTCCCTTCTTGCAAGCATAACCAATTATAACCACTAAAGCAATCTGTATTAGGTTATTGGCTACAAAACTTACCACACCATTCCATATTGAATCCCAGTTCATATATTGCTCACCCCCTTTTTATTCTCCTATAACTGTCGTCATAAACTCCCCAATATGCCTATCAGTAGGCAAAGAAACATGACACCAATGCAAATTCCCCCCATTATCTTTATAAGTAATCAGTTGACCAAAACTATTAGGATATTGAGTTAACCAGGGTTGAACTTTTGACAAATCACTCCCTTTGACCGGGAGAAAATCACAAGCACAAGAAAACCCCATAAATAAATGGTCAGACGTTGGGGCACCTTTAACCGCAGTATTTAACTCCAAAGATCTCTTCCCGCTAAGAACAACAATAGCCTCCCCCAAAAAGTTTCTGAGAGGTTGCAATATCGTCTTGCAGAGATACAATAATTTAACTACATCCCCTTCCGTAAAAACAATTTTACTGGCTAAATCAGGATAGGCCGCAGAAACCGCAAATTCACCTAGACTAAAATTCTGGGACAATTTTAACTTCAAGTTTGTGGGGTCAATAGCCATTTGGGTTCTACCTCCTTTAAGACTACGATCTTATCTTCAACAATCCTATTGTAAGTAAAATATTTGTCCATCTCATCCTTGTTGTCATCCAAACTCATATAAAGTTTAAATTTATCTTGGCGTTGCTGTTCAGTCATATACCCATAATGAAGAATAGGCATATTATTTACAAGCAAGGGTTCACGATGCGTCTTTCCTTCTGGGATCATAGGGTTGCGTGGCCCTACCCCCCTCTTTTGTGAGAACTTCAACCCCCCATTAACTTTAATTAATCTATAAGTCCAAGCCGGATACCATCCTTCATCTGTCCTATAATGATATTCATCATTCCATAGATTGACTTCTGGAAAACCAAATAAGCTTACAGAAGGATGTTTCTCAGGAAGACTCCGGACCCCTTCAATTAGAGGGGAAGAAGGCAATTCGTCTGAGTCGATCCAAAACAACCAATCCGGCTTATATAATAAGGAGTGTTCTAACAGCCGTTGTTTATTCTTCATTTCCACTAAAGCCCAGTTAGGTTCATTCTCCCGCAAAACCTCTCTTACCTTTGGGCATAATTTTACTATCCTATGAGTGTCATCTTTAGAGGCATGATCTAACACGACAATATCATCCACAAACCGAGATATCGCCATTAGCAGAAACAGAATCTTTTTTCCACAATCCCTTATTTGAAGCATCGCACAAATCTTCATATGCCCACTTCTTACTTCTTATATAATTCTTCTTGGCCGTAAAATTCTTCTAACATTTGTCGTATTGACGGAGGAGTGTGCCCACTCGTATTGATCATTGTCCGGTCGCATTTTTCAGTCTGTTTAGGCTCTACCTTAAAGTTAAGATGATAAACATCTTTAACCAGGTTCAACAAATCATACTTGTTGATCTTCTCTCCTGCTATCTGGATTATCCCTTTTAGTTCTGGCTCATCATCTACTATTCTAACCAAGATATTGGCTAACTCCATAGTCGTAACCCCATTCCAAAGATGCTCCGTAAACCCCGACAATACGCTATCACCAGGCTGAGAGAGGATCCATTCTAATAAATTATCCCGGCTATTCAGCTCTCTCCCTATAATAGAAGTGCGGACAGTAAGATGGTTTCCGTAGGCCACTTCCCCCAAACTCTTACTTTTCCCGTAGAGATCTGTGGCATCGTGGGGGTCTGAAAGGCCATAATCGCCCTTTTTACCCGTCCAAACACAATCGGTAGTGATATGGATCAACTTTATCCCAAACTCATCGCAAAAACGGGCAAGCTTGTGCGGCAACACAGAATTAGTCTCAATGGTGGCCACCGGATCCTTAGTGTGAGGTTTGGTTTTACCAATACAATTAATGATCACTGAAGGATCAAATTGTTCCACTGCTTCAAGTATCCCTGAAAAATGATTTACAGGGTCAAGAAACTCTACAACACTTTGGGGGTTAAAAAAGTCATATTTATCATACTCTTTTAATCCACTCCGCATTGTCCCTGAAACATTAAACCCTTGATTAGCAAACTCCATAAACACCCTATGTCCAAGCATTCCGGTACATCCTAAGACCAACACATTCGTCTCTTTCAATTCAGTTCCTTCATTCATATATGTCCTCCTATATTCCTATTTTGTAATCTCCTTTACGCCGATCACCAAGTTCCCCTAACTTAGACTTATTCCAGTTGCTAACCCTTGAATAGTATCCCACGATCCGGGTCATCTGATCCATTATCTTTGCTTCCCCGCCATCCAAAACCCTCTTTAGATTCTGCCAGTCATAAGAACACACAGTAGATAAAAGCACTTTATATTTCTGATTATCTTTGTTATTAAAAACGATCAAATGATCGTCTTTAGGGATACCAGAATGGTCTTCCGCCGTTATTGTCAAGTATCCTGTCTTATCTATTTCTTCCGCAAATCCTTGAATTTCCACAATTCCTCCTTATTTATCTGGCCTTAACACCCCATATATCCGCACCATACCTATAAGGATCCTCCCTCTCATCATCTTTTACCGATTCCTCAAAGGTAGAAGTAGATAGTGCTACCAACAAGGTTCCCTCCTCTAAACTAACCCAGCCATTAAAATATCCTGGCGGAACTACAAATAACCTATTAGCCCGTTCTCCTAAAGTAATTTCATACTTGTCGGTAGAATCCCCCATATTTATGGCAACAAATTTAGCTGACCCTTTAATGATATAAAAGATCTTCATTTCTTTCCTATGCCCATGAAGCCCCCGGATCACTCCTTTCCCATAATCCCCTACCACATAAGTTCTCTTTATCTCTTTTTGCAACTCTACTGGTAAAAATTGAGATATTGGGACCAAAAAACCTCTATCATCAGCAATGTGTTTAATGTCAACCGTAAAAGGTTTAACTATCTCCATTTCCATTTTCATTCTCCTTTTATAAAATTATTGCGGGAGGTGGATTCGAACCACCGACCTCCGGGATATGAACCCGACGAGCTGACCACTGCTCCATCCCGCTATTTATTCCCATTATATTTCAGTTTACCCAAGAAAAACTCATTTGAGTGAATACAATTTTTAGGATTTTTGATCCGTCCTTCGTTCAATATTTTTACTATTTCATCTACCCCCTCTTCTATCAGAATTGCTTTCTCTACATCAAAAGAGATGTCTTGAGCCGCCTTAGAACAATCAACCTGATAATTTCTGCTATCTTCAAATTTCATATCTATCGTCTCCAACTCACAACCTTTAATTCTAGAAGCAACTAGCTGGCCAAGATCAGAAATGTTAATATTCTTCGACGCCAAATTATATACCCCTATATAATCATGCTCTATCGCCCGGATTAACATATATGCCGCATCTCGAACATGGAGTAATGGGCGATACTGCTCTCCACCAAAAACTGTCAATTTCTTATTTATAAAAGCGTCAGAAGACATAACATTAACTACAAGGTCAAATCTGCATCGCCCAAATCTATACCCTATTCCATAAAGAGTCCCTAATCTAAAAATTAAAGCGTTCTTTCCTTTTAAATATTTCTCTGCAGCATATTTCGTCCCGGCATACAAAGAAAGAGGGTTGGCTGGGGAATCTTCGGTAAGAACCCCGTCTTGCATCCCGTAGACAGAACAAGTTGAACAAAAAATTATCCTTCCATTAAAATTTTTAGATATAAATTCTACCGCTTTCTCGTTTATCGCCACAGTCTCTTTTGGATAAAGAGAACAGGCTGCGTCTCCCACTATCGCTGCCAAATGAATCACACAATCAGCCCAATCCAATTGTGTTTTTAACTTAGCCTCATCTCTTATATCCCCATTGACAAATTCTATCTTCTGCATATAAGTATCGGTATATAAAAGGTTATCGTATCCTCTAATATTATATTTATTGCTCTTTATTAATTGATCAACTACGCTACCCCCAACATACCCAGCACATCCAGTAACCAGCACATTTTTCATTAAGCCCCTCGTTTCACAAAACAGTTCCTTTTCCTAAAATCAAAAGGATCCATTAAGAGATGCTCTTTATTTATTATCTGCCCAGACCTATCCTTTATATCTTCTACAATCCTTACACTAGATTCCCCATCCCCCAGTATTGATGTGTCCCAACTCCGCTGAGACGAAACCATAGATACTACAGCCTGGTAAACTCCTCCCGCCTCAATACCTGCAACAATATTTGCCCCAACCTCAACTGTTTCTGGCCGTTCTGTTGACCATCTAGCAGTAACACAAGGAGTACGCAAAACCAGACTTTCTTCCTGCACAGTCCCACTATCTGTTATATTACACATAGAATGGGCCTCCAGATCCAAAAACTCAAAGAACCCTAAAGGATCCATAACCCTAATACCCTCAGGGATCTGGTTAGCCAACCCCATTTCCTTTATTCTCTTCTGGGTCCTATAATACATAGGATAAATTATCGGCTTCTTATATTTTCGGTACACCATTCCTAGCCCCATAAGAATTTCAGTTAACACTTCTTTATCATCCACATTTTCAGCCCGATGAATGGTTGTCAGAAAATATTCACCATATTTTAATTTAAGTTTCTGTATAATCCCACTCTTAGCAGCCTGGTCTTTATATTTATTAACAATATCTACAATAGGATTACCTACAACTACAATATTGGCAGGGTTAAATCCCTCATATAACAGATTCTCTTTATATCTTTCTGTATACACATAGTGTAAATTAGAGAGTCGATCAACTATCACCCGATTCTTTTCTTCTGGCATACGCCAATCATGAGATCTCATCCCGGCTTCAATATGAATCGTAAAGATGTTCATTTTTGCAGAGGTAATGGCCCCCAAGGCAGTATTTGAATCCCCTAAGAAAAGGACAGCGTCTGGCTTAAGTCGAATCAGCTCTTTCTCTAAAGCCACAAGCAACTTTGCCGTCTGTTCTGCATAAGATCCTGATTTTATGCCAAGATTGACGTTCGGCTTTCTTATATTTAATTGCTCAAAGAAGATGTCATTAACATTGTGGCTATAATGTTGCCCAGTATGAATCAAAATGTGCTCTATCCCACCACAGCCATCTAAACCTCTAATTATTTTAGCCATCCGGATAAAGTCTGGCCGAATTCCCGCAACTGATACGATTCTCATTTCATTCCCCTTCCTTAAGTCTCTTTATATAATCAACCTAAAACCCTTTCCTGTTCACTTCTTTATGCACCAACCAATACCACTACGGTGAATTTCAGGGTGAATAAATTGCATCCTAGAAACCCCATATCTTTCGTGATCCCTCATTAAATGGACTGCACAACAATTCATTTCCGTAAATACCCAGTTAGAATTCACCCAAACATTATTTTTAAGAGAGTAAAGATGATTCCTTTCCTCAGGTTTAATGTGCCCACAGACAGGAAAAGCTTCCTGCCCTACATCGTGGATTGCAATAATTCCTCCGCTTCGAACATGAGCTCCATAACATAAAAATTCATTTAATATTGATCTGCAAGAATGAGAACCGTCAATAAAAAGGAGATCTACTTTTCTCCCCTGGAGAATCTCTTTAATCTTATCTTCAGTCTCTACATTATGAGCATCGCCACAAACAAGATTGTGTTTAGCGGGATCACAGCCATAATCTTTTAACTTTCTCCCTACAAACTCACAACTTTTAGGATTTATATCTATTCCTATCACATGGTCAAAAAACAATTTCCAGAAAAAGAAAGTGCCCCCGTAAAATACCCCTGTCTCTAAAGCAATATCTCTTTTATCCATTTTCTCAAGAACTTGAGCAAACTCCTTTATCTCTGTGCGACTCTGAGCAAAAAGAGTATAATCAGAAGGAGGATGGTTAAGTTCTATAGTCTCCGGATTTATTTTGTTAAATTCTACCCATTTCTCCGCCTCAATCATTGCCAAATCTGCTGTCATTGTTTTTGTGTCCATTTCTACCCCTCCTAATCTAAAATATATAATATGTCCAAACTAAAGGATACATCTCATTCACTCCCCTATACTTTCCCGGTAAATTATAAGATCTTGGTGTTAAATTTTTATCAAAAACAAATTGGGGATGGGAATCCATAAAAACTTTCCATATTGGTATAGAGATAACTTGACTCTCGCTATAAACCTTTATCCCTATTCTAATATTTGCTATATTCAATGCAACCCCATAAATTTTTGCATACTTTTTAATAAATTCCCTAAATTGTGGCTCTATAGTATTTCTATAATCCCCCTTTTCCGTAATACAACGATTATCAAAACTCCCAATCTCTTTTATAAGATTTAAGCCAGAAAGCTTCATTATATCTGCTGTCCCATAATAAAAGTTGTCCATTTCAACCCAAAAGAATTTTTCTAGACCTTCTTTACCATCACATATCTCTATCTTCTTGTCAAAGTTTTGATCAATCCTAGCCCTAATTATATAATCATATTTTATGTTCTTTTCTTTTTCATACTTTATCAAAAAATTAGTGAGATAATATATCAAAGAAAATTGACTTAAATATTTTATGGGATTAAGTATCCTCTTATTTTTAAAATCGTAAAACTGTGTATGCTCTCTATTTGTAGGACCAAACCACAAAGCCAACCTTTTATTTGCGTCTTCTATCTGATCTTTCATAAAATCATCATACCCTTGTATATCTTCTATATAATTTAACATAACTAGCTTATCCCCAAAACAATCCCTTATCTTTTTCTCATCATCCTCATCAACAAGTATAGGAAAATCTCTCCCCTTATATTCATAATTTGTCATATGAATATAGTTATTGCTAGCTGACGTTAACACGAAAACGTCAGCATTGTTTGGATCAACTATGTTTTTTTTGATAGACTCAATCGCTAACCTATGTGTTCCAAGATTCCCCGGGAGAAGTAAAGCAATCTTCATATATTTTAAATCCTCTTTACTTTAATCTATCAAAATTATTAGGATATGCTTTCGATACCTTATTAGACCACCCTAATATCTTGTCATAAGAAGCTTCAGCTGTATAAAAAGGCAACCCATCAGCCCCCTGAACCCAAAAATTTGGTTTAAGAAGTTTTGCCTGTACCCCTAACTGCTCCATTTCAGTTCCCGGAGTTATCATCACACCTGAAACAAAACTTACAATATCTGGTTTAGAGATCTGTAAAAATTGAATTGTTTCTTCTATAGTCCCATCTGACTCCCCCGGATTTCCTATCATCAGAAGAGCATAACTCCACATCCTGTTTTCAGATATCATCCTAATCGTTCTTACTGAATCTTCAACTTTTATGAACTTTTTTATCCTATCTAATATCTTTTGAGATCCACTCTCACATCCGATTACGACCATGAAACATCCAGATTCCCTCATCGCCTGACACATTTCTTGATCTAAAACATTCGGTCTGGTTGTCGTTTGCCAGGCTATCTTGATTCCTCTTTTTACGATTCCGTTACAGAACTCCATACATTGCCTTTTCAATATAGGAAAAGCATCATCATTAAAAGCGATTAAAGACACCCCGAACTCATATTGGAGCCATTCTATCTCATTAAGCATATTCTCGGGAGATCTAAATCTAACCTTTAATCCCCAATGATCAAAAGCATTACAGAATATACATCTTCCAACACACCCCCGGCTGGCTATCATCCCAACCCAATTAGCATCCCCAATCCGTATCCCATTAACAGTCTTATCTGGCTTTAAAGAGGCAATAGACATCTTATATCTTGCAATATCCGTTAAATGAAATGCCGGAAAAGGAATAGAGTCTAAATTCTGAATAAGCGGTTGAGGCTCGTGTACTCGGCCTTCTTTTGTGGCAATTCCTCTAATCTTTCTCCAATTCCCCTTATTTTGCATACATTCTACTATATCTAAGACCGTCAATTCCCCTTCCCCTAAGATAACAGCATCTATTGGGAAATTGTCTACAAGTTGAAGGCTGGTTGCTGAAGCATGAACCCCACCAACGATAATCTTAACCCCAGTATTCAAAGATTTTACTTTTTTAATTAGATCGTAAGCCTGATTCCTTAAAAAAGAGAGCATGGTTATACCAATAAGCTCAAACTCCCCTCTTTCTATCATCTTCCACTCTTCATTTGATATTTCATCAAAAGTTAAATCTCTATAAATGACTTCATGTCCGGCATTCTCTAAAACAGAAGCAATATAAAGAAGACCGAGCGGGGCCTCCGGCATAGGAACTTTATCTGTAATTTTCATTCTCAATAATAATATTTTCATTTCATTTTTACCCCTAATTCTTCTGGTGCAATCAATCCTAATTTATAATTTATGTTCTGTACCCACCCCTGGGACCCAGCCAGCAAATAGATATGATTAGTCGTTAACCTTACGCTATCAGAAAACAATTCTTTAAAACTGACCTTTTTTCCATCCTCTAACGGCTCATACTCAAAACTCAACATTAATTCGCAAAGTTCTTTACAATTTTTCATTAACTGGTTAATGATTACCAAATTTTTTTCTGTTATCTTTTGGCCAAGCAAATAATAGATAGTACAGGAAGAAGTATCTCTATTTTGGAAACATCCTGCGTTATCAATTGCATGAACAGAACCATCCTCTTCTAAAAGAAAGTTGACAGTCCACCTATCACAATTATTAAACACAAAATCAAAAATAGCTAACTTTTGCATCTCCTCAAATGAGGGGTTAAAACTGTTTTGGATAATGGCTTTCTGTCCATCTACCCCGTTTACAAACCTTTGTAAAGAACCAGCCCGGCCTTCAAACCAGACGATTTCTGTCTCAGGCACTAAATTAAAATTCATAAATTGATCCACTTTGTACGCTAAGGCTTCTTTTAACGGAATTATGGAGTAAGGATCCGCTTTCATATTCCCTTTAAAAATCCCCTTCCCTCCATCTTTAAGGGAGACAACATCTACCTCATAATCTACCCCTCTCCCTTTGTTTGGATACCTATCTAAAACTTTATCTATATTCATAATTACCATCCCATCTTAGTGACATGCCCAGCAACATAATTTAAAAGATTAACTCTTCTTTCGTACCACTGGAATAAGCTTGGAGTTATTCCATAATCTTTCATCCTATCGGATATTTTTTCTTTATTTGTGTCTATTACCTTTATCATATCTAAAGCTTCATCACACAAATCACACCCAATCAGATGAGCCATATTCAAAGAAATCCCAAAAACATCCATAAATGTAGCATCATTGTCAATCCCATAAATCTTACCTTGTTCTGTGATAATAACATTCCCCCATCCACGATCACAATTAAATATGATAAAATCTAATATTGCCAACTTTTGCAGCTCTGATTTTTTAATTGTTCTATAAGCAACACAATCCCCCTTTTTACCCTCAATATATTTTCTTACAATCCCTTCTTTTTCTTCAAATATAGTTTCTGACACTTCTGGAACCAAATCTAAACCAATTATCTTGTTTATATCTGACACAAGTAGTTCTGTTCTGTATCTCCCTTTTACAACATATGGTTTCCAAACCCCAAGCGTATCATCAGTTAAATGAACTAAATAGGTAACATAATTTGTATTTTTCCTCGAAAGTTCTTTTTCAATATTTTTTATCCCAATAACCATCCTACTTCCTCTTTGCTTTAATAATAATTCTCTGGGCCGTATTACCATATACATTTTCAGATTCTACAATCTTACAGGACTCTAATTGCCAAGGGAAAAGTGCAGAGGTCAATTCTATTTTAAAGCCATTAGCCTCCAAATCCTTCTCTAATTGTTTAAATGTTGGGATATATCTCCACGTCTGCCCTTCCCATCCGATTAAACCAATATGGCTTGGGTTATCTTCTCTCCACAACATAGTAAAAAGAACTAGTGTGCTCTTTGTGTTGTCACAGATAGTTTTAAGTATATTCCCCCCTTTTAAGTGGTATAAACATCTAACAGCGAAAGAGACATCAAATGGCCCATATTTTCCCCAATCAAAACCCTCAAAAGGACAGGATAAAAATTCAATATTTTTAATTTTTTTATTTAATTTTACTTTGTTTGCCATCTCTATTTCATTTTGGTTTATATCAAAACCGAGAACAGACTTTGCTTTCAACTCAGACGCCTTAAACGCAAAAAACCCAGTGCAACAAGCAATATCTAATACCCTTTTCCCTTTTATCTCTTTCTTATCAATCCCCATTTTTACCCAAATATCATTACAGTCAACCTGTGCTTCTGAAACGGTCCCATCCCCTAAATCTAATCCCCCTTGATACCATTTATGGTTTTTTAAATCGATAGAAGCTTTTGCCAACTCTTTCTTCCTTTTACCAAACATATAGTCCCTCCAGGTTATATCTTTTTTGAAGCTACAAAAGAAATCTTATTACACTTCTGCTGTAAAATCCTTCTCTCATCCAGGCTTATCCCCACCCCAACCTCTTTCAACTCTTCTTTCTTCAACGCTGAGTGTTCTATGAAATTAAACTTCCTTCTCAATAGCTCAAAATCAAGCATCTCATAAGTTGGAACATATTTCCCCTTCCAATCAGCACCAAGCTCAGATGAATCAGGACTCCAAAATGTGAATATCTTTGTAAAAATTATAAGTTTGTCTGAGCAAGCTTCCGAAAGAATATCAAGAATATTCTGAATATCCATATTTATATGATATAGACACGAATTCATAAAAACAACATCAAATTTCCCAATCTGATCCCAGGCAACATCCTTAAAACTTTCCACATAAAATCTTAATTTGTTCCCATAATGAGGCTCCTTATTTATAAGCTTCATAGTTTTAACTTTTTCTGCAACAGAAATCCAATATTCTGAATTGTCAAAGCCAACAACTTCCCCTGCCCCTAACTCTAACGCCTTAAAAGAAAAATATCCAGAATTGCAGCAGCAATCTAGAACCCTTTTCCCTTTAAAGTACTCATCCTTCACCCCAAACATATTAAAAATAGTATCGCAAGGATAAGGAGATGATGTCGTTAACCCATTAGGGAATTTTATATCCCCTTGATACCATTGTACAGAACCAACAAAATCTAATATATCCTTATCTGTATAAGATAATACCTCAGTCATATATTTCCTTCCCCCTTCAATTAAAATCCAACAATATTATATACAGGTTCTTTTATTTTTTTTAAAACATACCTATTCTGCCCTAAAATGAATTTAGGATAATCTCTAAACGAATAATTGACAACCTCAAACCCAGCTTTATCGTAAATATGCTTTAATTGTTTTTCATTCAAAACATAAGTATGGCCAAAAAAATCTATTGATCTCTCATCCGGGACAATGATAAAAGCATAAGCCTCATTCTTTAACACCCTATTCATTTCATATAAAGCTATCAACGGGGAAATGCTATGCTCCAAAACATCACGACAATATATCAGATCAAAACTTTTATCTTCAAACGTCATATCATGCATATCCATAAGAAGAATGTCTTTCCCTTGACTAAAGCCGTATTCAGTTTCCCCCAACATGCTCTCTGTTGGGTTTATTGTTATCCCACAAACCTTTGCTTTTGGAAAATAATTTTTCAAGATCCTCATTCCAAACCCATCACTACACCCAACATCTAAAATATTCTCAGGGACATAACTCTTCTCTTTACAAATATCATACACCAGATTTAATCCTTCACAAAGAACAGAATGATCATTCTTTGCACTTACACTTACCTTACTTTTTGGGAAATATTTTCTCCAATTTTCGGCCAATTTCTTTATTGATCCTGCCATAATTATCCCTATTGAATTAAAGTTTAAAATCTGACTATGCATCTTGCTACACAAAACTATAGGATAAAATTTCATACCTTACTCATAACAAGAAACGAGATCTTATTCTCCCAACTCCCATCGTCGGCTTTCACCGAGTAATAATCTTTAAAAAAGTTTTTCATTTTAAATGTCTTAAACCTCTTATAAAGATCATACACTTCCCTAACTTTACAAAATTCAGTAGAAATTAAATGCTCAGGGTCCATAACTTGCCCTATTATTATAAGATCCTTCGCTGCATGCTCCATAGCATTTATCGTTCTCGTTAATTTATCATCATCAAGAATATGAATAAACACATACATAGCAACAGCAACATTTACTGAATTCTCCGGGAAGGCAAACATAGCCTCCAAGTCCGTATTATAAATTTTTGAATCTGGATACTTCTTCCTGCACTGCTCAACCATCCAAGTTGAATAATCCATCCCAACAACTTCCTTAAATCCCAACTCCTTATATACAGGAAACAGTCTTCCTATTCCACATCCGGCGTCCATAACTCTGGTTTTATCTTTAAAATTCACCCTTTCCATCATAACTTTTTTAATCATATCTAGTTCGTAATCATTTTTTGATTCATTCCCCATAATCCTATCTAATGGTTTTTTTAGATCTCCTGTCTGATCGAACTGATCATGAACATAGTTATGATAAACAGGATAATCTTTCTCTATTTTATCAATAGCTGGAGTATCAGGAAGAATCTCTATCACAGTTCCCCTCTCATTCTCTACTATAGGAGCTAGAATAACTTTTTCTTCTTTTTCCCTTTTCACAAGATCTTCAACTGTTGAAATTTCTTCAAAAACTGGCCTTACACTAAAAACCTTACTTTCCTTCTCAGATGTTTTTATAGCTTCCCTTGTATCAACAGAATTCGTCGACATAGAAATATTTTTTTTACCCCCATGAGCAACCGGACACGATTCATAAAATTTAATCCATCTATCAGCCATTTTCTTTTCTGAATAATTATTCTGTATCCACATACTTGACTTTACCGACATCCATTTTGCTAATGCTCTATCGTTACACAAATCTCTTAAAACCTTTCCACATTCATCCATTCCTTTAACATCAACAACAGGAACTGGATCGTACTTGAACATAGAATCCCATCTTTCTCTAGCTAAAGGATCTAATCTTGCTATAGTTATATGACCTAAAGCTAACCCTTCCAGCCCAGCCAAACCAAAGAACCCCTGTGTCCAATTATCTATAGTTATATGCCAGTTTTTCCTCTGTTCAAGAGACTCTCTTCTAGTCTTCTGTGTTATATAATCAAATTTAACTGGATAACCAGCTTTATTGACATATTCAAACACATATTCGGCTATAACTTTTCCTTTATAGTCTCCGGCAACAGATGCCATCCCCCCTAAAAGTTCTCCATCCCAGTTTCTCTCCTTTGGTTTTAAATAAGAAGATTCTGTTGATAACGGATTTGGCATCCAAACAAGTCCCGGGGCTACTTTTTCATCTATAGGTGAGCATGTTATAGGAACTGCCCCCACATCACGACAGATTTTCATCTGCTTTTCCGGATTTAACAACCAAGCCCCACCATGACCATGCCACACAACAACTTTTCCAGAAAGATAAGATTTCCAGTCTATAGCAGGAAGTTCCTCTTTAGGATATAAAGATTTTCTAGACGAAATCCAATATAAATCCTCCCATTTAGTTGTCCAATCATATTGGTTAAAGTGAAGAACATCGGCCTCTCTCAATATTTGATGGACCTCATTTATGTTAAACTTATCAAAAAATACAATATCAGAAGATTCGTTAAATTTACTTCCAGCAGGGAATCTTGTGTAATCCCCAATGATATATCTACAAACATGATCCGTATTCTTGTTTATAACACGACTTAAAAGTTCTCCCGCACAAGCTGGATCATAATTTAAAGAAATGTTGACTATTTTCATTCATATTCTCCTTTTCATTTTATTATATAATCATCAACTATCTTCATCTGATTCTTTATGTATTCGTAAGGCTCCAACTCTAAATGAGTCTCATCAATCATTCTTTCATAGTAAAGCCACCCACCAATACATCTTCCCTGGACTTTATCGTTTCTGTATGGGTCTCTTTCCATTCTTGCCGCATATCTCTTAATCGTTCTATCCCAATATGCAAACCCATAATGAATCATCCCAACATCCATCTTTTTAGAATTAGTATCTGCTTCAGAATACCAAGGAGAAGCCCCGGGGATATTATAAGGAATTCCACAACAATGCTCGTTTATTTCTGAATGGATTTTTAATTCCGGGAAATTTCTTAACATCCTACCAAACCACCCTTTATCGTACATCTCATCGACTCTTCTATGGGTCAGACTCCTCCACAAATTAAGTTCTTTCATATAATATAGATTAATCTTCTTATCGCTGATGAGATCGTAAATATCCCACTTAAACCGGGTTTCACATATCTCATCTGTGTCAATGAAGAATAACCAATCGCACCCGGTATTTTTTGCCATATCTAACAATTTTTGTCTATCCTTCCCCTCCGTTCTTTTGTTCCCCTTATTTTTCTGTCTATATATATCTACAACCTTTGGATACTGTCTTATTAATTCTGGCGTCTTGTCGGTAGATCCATCATCAAATATAACAATTTTATCTGCCCATTGGATTATATCATCCAAACATTGTTCAATCATTTCTTCCTCATCCTTTACACAAAGCATCACACAGACAGTAGGCCTATTCCCTCTGTTAAGCCACAATCTTTGATGTTTTGCCACAAGCATCTTTTCTTTCTCAAATTTCTGTCTCTCGTACGCTTTTCTGTGATCCATAATCGCTAAACCTTGAGCATCTTTATGGGCACTATATACAGTCAATGGTTTGGCTATATATTCAACCTCATAATCATAAAGAATCCTAAACCATAAATCCCAGTCTTGACAGTACTTATAACACTCATTAAACAACCCAACCTTTTTAAAGATCTCTTTTCTGAACATAGTAGTTGAGCCATTCATAAGACATTCTTTAAAATTATAAAGATATCTTTCTTGTTTTGTATCAAAATGTTTAGCGTGATGGAGGGTCATCTTTTCGTGAGATACCGTGAAAGGGGAGGCGTTGTCATACTCTATAAAAAAATCTGAATACGCCACCATAGCCTCAGGCTTAACCTTTAATGCCTCCAACATAGTTTCTAATGTAGTTGTATCATAATAATAATCATCAGAAGAAAGCCAGCAGATAAAATCCCCAGATGAGTTTTTTATGCCCTTATTTAATGCAGACCCACAACCCCCATTCTCCTTATAAATATACTTTATGTTAGGAGCATTATAGCTTCTTTTTATAATCAGATCAGTACCATCTGTTGAGCCATCGTCAACAACAACGATTTCAACATTTTTGTAGGTCTGCTTAAGAACGCTTTCTATTGCCCGCTGAACAATAACTTTCCTATTAAATGTAGGAATAACTACAGACACAAGGGGTTCAGTCATTTCATTCTCTCCTATCTATTTTTTATCACTTTCTTTGCAAGCTCTTTGACTTCTTTTGTATCACCAGAAACATTCTTAGTGGAAGCTTGTTCTTCATGCTGCCGGAACGCCCCTAAAGATTTATCCAATCTATAAAATTGACCAAACTGAGACATTCTTACAGCCATGTCATAATCTTGGGCATATCCCGCCCTATACTCGCCAGCAGATTTTTTTATCTGCTCTGTAAATAAAAAACAGATCCCTAAATTATAACTATCCAAAAGCTGTTTCCGGTCATATGGCAAATTCGTCACACTTCTTAAAAAATTATCATCTTTATCAATAATGTCATAGTTCCCATAAACAAACTCTACATTTCTTGTCGACATCATTACATTTAACATTTCACTAAAACAATCTTCATAATAAATATTATCTCCGGAAATCCACGTAAGATAAGGTTCCTTGGCCAATTTAAAGCCAGTATTTAACGCAGCAGAGATCCCCATATTCTTCATATGGCTTACAGAAACAATCCTTCTATCATTAAAAGAGTCGACAATCTCCTTAGACCTATCTAATGAGCCGTCATTTACCACATAAAGATTCCAATTTTTAAAAGTTTGCCTTAATAGACTTTCTATGGTTTTCCCTACATACTTCTCTTGATTATATAACGGCATAACAATCCCGATAGACTTAGAAAGCTCTTTTTTCTCCTGGAAAACTTTCGCCTCCACTTTCTCTACTACGACTGCCTTATTAAAATTATTTAGTGTGGTATTTACATCCCAATCCATCCCAACAACATTTAATTTTTTGTAAACTCCATACTCAACAATTTCTCTAACCTTAGACAAAAATTCAAAAGAACTAAGACTCGATGTAGACAAAAACAGGACTCTACGATTCTTTTTATTCAAAAGATCGCACAGTCCTGTATCTGAAGTTACAACTAAATCACAATTCATTAACAAAGTTTCTTCTTCATCTAAACTTACAGTTCCAGCCATATTTATGATATTCTGCCCAATTAATGTAGCATTGTTTCTTAATATCAGATGGGCATATGAACCACGATCAAACAACTCCATCGTTTCTTTAAGGAGCCTCCCATAATCACCCCCTAATTCGTATCCTATGACTTTTCTGAAATCTAAATTATAATTCTTCCAAAGATCTTTCTTCCATTCGTTGAGAATCATTATTTATAATCTCCTTTTCGATTAGTTCATTTGATTAATTTATAAATATCTATATTTGGTCGATCATTCTAAAATCAAGAATGACCAAAGATCATATAATTTATCACACCTCTCCAAACTGTGACACTTGATCCCCCATTCTGTTTAAAAACAAGCGTCAATGTGTGTGCTCCAGAAGAGACTGTCGCCATCACAGACATAGATACAGCTCCCATCACACTAGCTCCCGTAAATGGTATCGCATCTGATACAGCTACTCCGTCTACAGTGATATACATACTATGTAAAGTCCCATCTCCACCACCATTTGTGCTACACAGAGTAGATATATATATCCTATCATTTGACGAAACAGCTGGGGTAATAACAGAAACTAGAGAGTGAGTTCCTGACGCAAGATTGCTTGATGTATTTACAGCATTCTTACCATAAGTTATAAGTGTACCTGCATGTAAATGTAAACTATCTGCATTACTACCATTTACCAAAGCACCAATATAAGTAGTTGATCCACTATTATCTAAATGAGTTCTCTTAACAGTAGATGATCCTGGAGGTCCAGTAACAATCGCCTCTAAATGTTGACTCTTCACCTGATCAACTGCTATTTTTGACGAGTCAACAGCACTATTAGCTATTTGAGCTGTATTCACACCTAATGCTTTTATTGCAAGCTTATTTGCTACAATATCCATAGTAACATTATCTACTTTTCCAAGTAAATAATCTGGCGTAGGATCTCCTGACGAAGCCATAACTTTATGATCACCAGTCCCACCAACAACCATCCCATGAGGATTATCAGGAGTTACTAATGCTGGATTTTCTACCGCCCTGATATGTTGTTCAAGAGTTACAATTACATTCTGGGTATATTCAGCAGAGGTAGGCTTATCTCCAGTAGTATTCGGCGTTCTTGCCTTAATATGGTTTCCGGATACCCCTAAATATTGCCTATTGGCAACATCATTTCTTATATTTGCCGTATTTAAAGCAGAACCACTATTGGCTTGCACTGCCCCAATATAAACATAATCTTTATTGGCGTCCACAGATAAAAAAGTAGCAGGCATATAAGAAGTTCCGATTCCGGCAATTATTTTATATCCATCTTCTCTTGCGATATAATGTAAAGTCCCATCAACTTGGCTTATTGCCGTTATTCCTGTATTTTTTACTTCTAGCCACTTTATATAAATATAATTCCAATCAGTTCCCGTTCCATTTCCGCCAGCAGCAGTTAAATCTATATCTATATTCCCTGTAGATTGAGAAGGGGTAGCTGACGGGTTAGCCGCATTAAATTCTACACTCTCACTACTTGAAATATAAATTCTTCTCCCATACCTATCATATGCTAACCCAGAACCAACATTTATCCTGGTCGTATAAGTTGAGGATCTCGTTAACGCAAAATCATGTCCACCACCATATGTATCTATATAATGAATATCGTCACGCATATCATGAACTATACCAGACATAATCGTATCGTCAGGCAATGTCACCGGAGGGGTTGAAGATCTCGTAGAATGGACTATATCCCTTAAATGATCACCTATTTCTTCAGCAAGACCCTTAGAATCACGACTTAAATCCTCCACATAAACTTTCTGGCCACTGAAGTAATCTGTCCCTTTCATTTTAACATCAACCATTATACATCCTCCTTATATCGCTTCTGAGTGATAGACATAATTTATTTTAACGTTTGCCGACTTAATTAATTCTATAAATTTTACAAATAATTCATGGTAATCGCCTCTAACTATAGTATCTCCTATATTATGAGGGTAAGCAACTGTCCCATTTACTCCTCGGGTACATCCAGTAAAACTAGTCGTCGCAGAACCAGAATACTTTATAATTTCCCCGTCTATATAAAGAAAACCGGAAGACGGGAATTTAGAGGTCGTAAAAATTGAGTTAATTGTAGTAGAAGTAGAAGTTACCGGATTCGCTATTGCATTCGTAAAAATTTGGAAAGGATCCCCAATATGAATCTCACATCCATGATCTATTTCATACCCACTATAAAGTTTTATAGGCGGGGTCAAAAAGAGATTGTAAGAAGGATAAGTTATAGAAGTACCACCACCAAATTCTGGATTATAAATATTTCTCATGTCTATTGTTTGCATAACCGCATTTCCACTCCAATAGACCGCCCAAATAACACCAGAATACCCAAAAGCAACATCTTGACTATAGGGCTCTAGAGCAAATGCTGTCCCATTCCATTTTATATAATACCATCCAGCCGGGTGAATTATAGACAACAATAAGGAAGTGCCAGCAATACCAGTATACTCTAAACTATCAACAATCCACCTGTTTGCAGCACCAAGTGTCGCCACCCCTAAGGTGTAAACAACTCCAGGAGTAACCGTAAGACTGAAACATTCTGACGATCTCGTATCTCCTACCACAAAACTTCTCGGAAAATGGATATAATTATAATCCAATGTCCACCCAGAAAAATCTTTTCTATACTCTAATATGTAAGGATCTTGCCCTGTCAAGATTTTTACAAATTTTTTGATTGCATAAGGCGTCCCCCCATGCAAAAAGGCATCAATTAGGACCTTAACAATTTCCCTATATTCAGCCCAAACAAAATCATCACTTTTATTGAAATTGACAAGCCTACCAAAATTAGCTTGATATTGAGCATTCCGACATTCTTTTATAGTCATATCATATTCTGTCAATAAATTTTCTAATTTTGTTTGATCAAATTCATGACCATACATCTGCATAATTTGGTAAATATTAGAATCTTTATTTTCCTTACTGTAGGCATTTCTATCTGCAAGATTATCAAACATATCTTCTGCATAAGAGTCTTCATATTTTTGATCCACCACAAAAGAATTTATTGTAGACCATTCTGCCGAAGTATAAGCTCCTGTTGCTCGGACCCTATAATAATAAGTTAATTCCCCACTATCTTGTCTAAATGGAATTGGGACCTCAAAAGCCTTAATCAATCTCCCATTTTGGTAACTCACTATATTGTTATCTGTTGAACTGTTATAATAATATGTCCTCAAATTTGAAGTATCAAATGTGTTTGCCGAATCAACCTGCAATTCAAATTTAATTGCATCTATGTCCACAAGATAGGGGTCCGGAATCTCCCAATAAATCACCCGAGTGTTAACTAAGGAGGGGATAAGCTCATCTTCCCCTAATCCAGGCATAGTTGAGGCAGGCAAACCAAAGACTAACCACCGGATATTATCTATTTCTATAGTATCCGTATTGTCTATCGGATCTACTATCATCCTAAAATATTCCGATTGAATATCTGTAGGAAAACTTAAGGCCGTAACACTTGTCCCGACAATAAAATCATCAATATAACAATTAATGACCGCATATGGGGTGTTATCTAAGAATTCTACCCGATAAGTATGCCAATTTGCTACATCTCCGACAATTTGAACAGTTTGTATATCAGACTCATCAGCAAGCCCTACCTTAAACACAATCATTTGATAGGAACCAGATGATGTTGTAAGACCTATACTTATCTTATAATCCTGATAACTTCCTTCTACAAGGCCATTAACTATATACTCTATCCCCGGAGAATTATGGCCAATAGTCGTTAAAGTTTTCTTCGCTCTAATTTGGAATTGTAGACCTAATGTTGCAGTCGGAGAAATAAACGTTTTCTTGTCATATCGTAAAATGCCACCCACATCTCCAGTAACAACAAAAGCCCCACCAGTTATTTGTTTTGTTATATCCCCAGATGTCTGTACTATCTCCCACCCATCATTTTCCGGAAGAACATCTGCCTCATAACCTCTCCAAGCCATAAGATCTCCTAATACTTAATTGTACTTGAATATGAACTAGCATTCTCTATTTTTGGAACAAACTTTGTAACTGTAGTAGATTTCTCTAACTTAAAACTCTTTACATAACCCGACATTGCCGAGCCACCTGGCTCCATGCTAACTAACATATCCCCTACAAGATAATCCTCGCTTATAATATGATCCCAAATCCCCGTATAAATTGCCACCCCATCTATCAAAAACTCGACATTTGGCCTTCTAAAACTAATAGTATAAATATGGTTAGAGGTGATAGAAGTAGTAGTCTGAAGACTTAAAAAATCCCCATACCCCCCAGAATACCCAAAAAACATCTCTAAATTATATGTCCCAAAATCAAACAGGTAAATTTGCATTATAAAATTTGCCCCATCAGAAACATAAAAACTATATTGGTTTGATGTCCCACCTCCTGGGCCAGCTTTCATTTCTACCTTAAAATCAAAACTATCAGCCAATATTGACGGAAGCAATGAGGTTTGGATATTCCAGTCCCTATAAGATACTATAGACAAATCTGCATTATACATCTCTCCACCAACACAAACAGGATCAGGGCCCACTGTAGTTGTTACTGTCCAAGCTGGAGATGATGCTTCTGGCAACGCAATCGCATTCCAGACAAAAGAAGTGTCAGATGCAGACAAATATCTCTTAAATTCGCAAGAAACATTACCTTCCGCAGCTGATTGGATATCGTATATCTCATAATTATACGCAAACCCCATGTCGCTGTGGTACACAATTTTAGAATCCCTAACATTATAGGTGAGGGTAAATATCCCGGCAGAAGCATATGCATCCGGAGTCCTAAAGAAATAATATCCAGGGGGGACATTTGTCCAAATAGTTTCACCTACTGCTATAGTTTTTATTAAAGTTCCTGTAGTTGTTGTTGCATCCGCTCTCCTATAAACATAAACGGGGGTATTTTGTCCAGTTATAGTTATATCGCTGTTTTCAGTAACAAAAATATTATCACCATTGTTTCTTTTAATTCCACCTATTAACCCATACCCAACAAATTGAGCCTTTATTGGAGGCCCAGAAGAATCTTGTACCTCTACGCTAGCAATTTCAATAGAATTGTTTACTATTCTAGGATACCTATTATCTCCAGGCAACCATGTTAACCTTTTTTTGTGAGTTATTATATTAAGATCTTTATCTAATGCTCTAAAATAAACATAATAACCGGAAGATTCAGCAAATTCATGCCAAACTATTTGGATATTTTCCTCTAAATCTATAAACAAATCAGGATAGAGAGCGTAAGAAGATGTGATAGTCACATCCCTGTCTGTCCCTACATAAGAAAAATCAGAGGCAAATCGCTTAAAATATATGTTATATTTATTAACAGATAAACCAGACCAGACAACATTTATCCTCCCACTTAAATCTAAAACCAATCTTGGAGCATATCCTGGGATAGGTATTGTTTGAAGCAAAAGTTCTGCTGTCAACATCACCCCATCCTTATCACATTTTCTTCCATAGACAAAATCTGCCCCAACTCGATTATCATTCCAGACTACATAAAAATTATCATCAGAATCAAGAACCATATCGTGCGGATACCGTACTGCCCCAGCAACAACTCCAGCATTAGAAACCTTTATCGGAATAGGGAAACCTGCATCAATAGAGCCATCATTATTAAATCTTTGGACATAAACCTCATAACCACCGCTCTCGGACATCTGCCAACTAACATATAATTTATTATCCGATCCGACTTGTATAATCGGATAAGAGTTAGTGTAATCGGTTGCAGTATTTAATATTGTACTTGACGCATTCTCCCCATTTTCATCAAAACTCACATACCCAAGATCAGATGTTTCCGAACTCCCCGTCAATATTGGCCCGCTTGTACAAAAATAGACATAATCAAATTTTGCTATTGCATTGTAAGGATCCGGGAAAGGAGGGCCGGAATATCCCGTTTGATATCCAAAAGCAATAGAGTTAGAGGAAGAAGAAAGAGGTATCGTTATCGTCTTTATAAGAATGTTATTTAAATATATACCGTAAACATTCGTCCCAGCTGCCTTCTCGACCCTTATAGTGCTCCATTCATAAAAATCATGATAGTATACATACCAACGAATAGGCGATATAGCATATTGAATAGAAAGTCTATCATGATGGAAATTTACACGAAAAACCCTTGTCCCATCTTTAAGTTCTAATGTCACAAAAGAATTGTCAGTATAAACTGAAGACAACTTCTCCATCTTAAATTTCATATCAACACGATATCCTGTTGCATATGATGCGGCCCAGTTGTACGAATAATACCTCCAAAAACCAGTAACATTGTATGGAGCTATCGATAGAATGCCATCAGAAACTGACCCAAAACTTCCAGCCCCGCTCCCTCCAGCAACCCATCCAATAGAATCCGGCAAAACATCGCCATCATACTTTGTAGTCCAACCCAAATCCCCCCGGAACCCGACATATACGATATGAGATCTATTATTCTGGTCTACTGCTATATCTGGAAAAACACAATCATAATGTTGATTTGTAAAATATTTTTGATCCCAAACAATAGAATTGTCGGCATTTATCCTCTTAGCGTATATATTAAATCTCTCAAATTTTCTATTATCCTGCCAGGCAACAATAAATTTATTCTCATTGTCTCTGACAATAGAAGGATATTTTGCTATTTGATAAGACCTCGTCAATCTTTCTGGACTAGAAAATTTCATCAGGTTTTCCTCTCAATAGGCAACAAAAAATCTGGCTTATCTCCTCTAATAGAAATAGAAGTGTCAAAAGTATGAAAATAATACCAAGCTCTTCTTGCCATATCTTTCATTTCTGGATGTTTCTTTATTGTATATTCAGCATTCCTTCTTATAGTTTTCATATGAGACGCAAAATTATTGGAATGAGCAAAATGCAACGCTTTCATTTCAGGATTAAGTTTTATTTTTACCCCATCCTTAAAAAACCTATAAAACAATTCTGTGTCTTCTTCTCCCCAACCATAATAATTCTCATCAAATCCGCCATACTTCTTCATTATCTTTCTTGAGATAACAAACTGATTTGATCCAAGAAAATCCCAATGAAGATCTCGGATTTCCAAATTTTCACTTACTTTTTTTAAAAATAAATCCCCTACCTTTTTTTTTTCGATTTCAGAAACAGGAATAGACATAATCACATCACCAGAAATCATATCTCCAGGGTTATTGTTAAGATAAGTTAAAGCTTTCTCTACATATTCCTTATCTAATAAAATATCACCGTCAACAAAAAGAATATACTCAGAATCTAATTCTTTCCATCCTTTATTTCTTGCTTGCCCAGCCCGGAACTCCTTAGTCGGATATTCCTGTCTTATATACTTTATTTCCATCTCTTTACATAATTTTTCCCCAAAGTCTGTTGAGGATTGATCATCTACAACAACAATTTCATACAACTTCTTTGTCTGTTTTTTTAAAGAAGTTAAAACATAAGATAATTCTTTTGGTTTTTCATAATAAGTGATAACAGCACCAATCTTCCCTTTCTTCACAAAAGCACCTCAATATAAGTCTCAATTTCAACATACTCTTTATTTGTTACTGTTATATTTACCCCTAAAGTTCTTTCATCTGTCTGCTCAATTTTTATATTAGAGATACTATAAATTATTTCTTTATCATTAAGGTTAAAAGAGTCGTTCTGGTACCCTTTTAACGAATCCCCCATCTGATCTATAGTAAAGTTCATCTTAACAATCATTTGTGGAGTTATTCTGTATCCTATCAAACTTGATAAATAAGTACCATAATCTTCATGGAAAGAATTACTCTCAATAGTTGTTATAATAGCCTTCTTTAAATATTGCTTTAACTTTTCTGCATCTGCTACTTCATCTATTAATCCTGAAGAAGAATATTTCATGTCCTTCATGACAGATGATCCTTGGCATTTTGGGCAGAAGATCTGATTTGCAGTATAATTGCAAAGATAAATCGGTTGAGGATAAATTGTTGTGTCTGTTATAATAGAACCTGACACAAAAGTTATAGTTTTAGCATCTGCCCCTAAAGTCCACCCAACAATCTCCGTCCCCCAATATTTTCTAAAAACAACCATCTGATTTAGACTCTTATTGGAGGTATATTTTAATGTTGCTGTAAGACCTGATATGACTAGCTCTTCCTCTATCATATAATGATCACACAGATTAAACAATTTATAGTCTATAGACATCATTTACCTCACAGAAATCGTTAAAGTCCCCACTCCAAAATATTGCCCCTTACTAGCCTCTATTCTCCCGTCAACGTCTACATGTGTTCCCTGGAGATCTCTTTTCTGGAATAAAGTAAAGGGAAGAATTACAGAATCAACCCCAATCGCATTATCATAAATAGCGTTTACTATATCACTTTCATCCAAATTGCTCCCTAATGGCAATGCCGTGATATAACTTGTAAAAGCGGAAGTGACCGAACTAGAAACAGAAGTTAAAGTATATCCTGTCAGTTTAACTATAGAAATTGTTGCATCGACAAGAGCCCTCTCAGCCTCCCTAACAAGAGCATCTGCCGTTAAAATATGATAAGTGTCTCCATCTATCAAATCTTGAGCTGTAGCTATATACCCAACAGAATTATAAGTTATAGTGAAGACAGTACCATCATCTGGTTTATTTCCTACCCAAGAAATACTATCTGCTGCCCTATTAGACCCAGATTCTTGGCCAGTATCCGCCGAAAGAACAAAATCAGAAGTTTCAACAAAAGTATGAGCACTTCCTAAATAAGTTCCAGTAACCGTTGCCGAGCTTGAGACTCTAATCGGTTGATAAGTTAACACATAGGTATTTGTTCCAGACACAAAGACAATATTCTCCGATTCTGATACCAATCCTGCCGAATAAGAAGAAGGTCTCACAAAAACATCTACTTTTCCGCCATATTCACTCCTAAGCATTCCAGGATCATTTGGCCCAACAGCCATCACTTCTACTATAGGGCTTATAGTGCTAACAAGACTAATATACCCATTCTTTGTCCCATAATTATTCCCCATCAATTTGGTTCTTATTCTCCCGGCCAAATTAGCATTTGATTCGGAGTCAGACCCCCCAGTTGTCGGAAGAATATTTGAAACAAGATCAATTCCGGCTAAACTCGAGAAAGTTGTTATGGTATCTGCTGCTACGTTCCCGGAGGACCCGGCAGCAGTACATTGTATGTCCCCGTTAACATAATAATATGCCCTAACAGAATCGTATATATAACTTGTAACAGACATTGTTATCTGAGAAAGAGTATAAAAATTGACAGATGTTTGGTTTGTTGTAGAGCTTGTTGAAACAATGGTCCCTTGCGGAATAACTATATCTGAGGTGGGGATAGTATATTTTATAAACCTTACCTGCCCCGTTGCGGTAGTTGCCGAAGATCTGGTTAGACCGTAATTATTAGCAATACTATCTAATTGATCAGTAGTCAAAAGGGAGGCATTATCGTAAAAAGCTATCATTTCCCTTGTCGTATCAATCTCTGTATAAAGATTCGTTATCTCATTTGCCGGACATTCTATCGTAACATCTCTTAGTACTGTGCCGACACTTGTGTCCACATCCGGCTTTTTACCTAAAATATAGTTTATCATTGATGTAACTATTTGAGAGAATGTTGCCATCAGATTTCTCCTTAATCTACTTTTATTTTACTGGTCCCCGAATTAATAGCTACAATAGTACTGGTCGTTGGCGGAGTCACTCCCGTAGCCGTACTAACATCGTTTATCCAAGTCCACAATTCAGAATTGGCTGCCGCTGTATCCCCCACCCTTGCCACATTCTTAGTGCCATTATTCATAACAATATTCCCGCCATCAATTTCAATTCTTAAACTTTCTGCTGTTGCTGTTGGATCGTTATAGTTTAAGATCGTCATTTTAGCGAAACACTTTATGGATAAATTTCCGTTTTCATCTAAATATATTTCAGATTTTCTAACACATTTTATTTTTATCTCCCCACTTTTTATATCATCAAGTTTTCCTGTGGCCACATCTGTTCTATAATCTGAGGCCATATAACCTAAAACTAAAGGAAACTCGTTTTTATAAAAACAAATGACCGCAACCGTCCCTATATTTCCGGTAGGGATTGTGTATACTCCCCACCCTTGGCCCGCTGTCAACCCCGATGCCAACATTGGTTGAACCATATTTTGAAAGTATATGTCAACATAGACACCCGGGGTATCACACATTTCAATTTTCATCTTTTTGGCATTATTATCTACAGATCTTACTATGCCAAATCGTATATTAAACTCTCTTTTTGCTAATTCGCCATAAGGCCAATCAAAAGGCATATAACCTCTATCCCGTCGGAATTCTTCCTTCACTATAGAGCAGTCTTGGAATAATTTGCCAATACAGTCCATATAAAACTTTTTCTTCTGATGCTGTATCCACATATTGATCTAAATAGTTAAATTTGTAAACTTTTGTTGTAGCATCAGTTAAGGCGTTCACGCTTGCCGTTTCTGAGTTTTCTATCCGATTCATCTCTTTTATATTTAATGGTTTTCTTGAAAATCTCAGATCTAGGGTCATCGTATTTGACCCAGTAGAGTCTATATTCCTGGAGATCTTATTTATCATAAAAATTGTCATATAATCTTCAATAAGAACATTATCGTTTAAATCGTATAAGGGGTCCCCAAGCATTTCAATAGACATACTCTCATATTGATCGTTATTTCTTATTAAATATGATCTAGCATAATTATAAATTTCCTTTATGGAAGAAACCCCACGAATAGTCTTTGTTTCGTACGTCCTAATCCCATATCTCTCTTCAACGTCTGGGATTATATCTTCCCTTGTCTCTATTTGAGTTAAAACTCCCACATCAAATTGGAATTCAGGAACAATCCTTACTCGAGTCAACAAAGTGCTATCATCCTGGGTTATATTAAATCTAAAAACTTTATCAAGATTTATTTTATATAGATATTCCTTCTCAGAAATTGAAGAGATCGTCCGATTAAAATCATCAAAAACAAACGTTCCATCATTTTTTTGATAGAAAAAATACATAAACTTGTTCTTCATATTATCTATTAGCTCTAATGGCCTATAATATTCAGTAAAAAAATAATTATTAAAATCGTTCAATTCTATATAATCAAACGCTCTCGTGTTTATATCTCTAACTACAGCAAACTTTTTCACATTATCTTTATTGATATACAAATTAGAATAATTAGCTGTCTTTTTATATCCATCCGCCTCTGTAAGAGTTTCCTCCCCAGCTATAAAATTAAACGACTTCCTTCCAACATCCAAATAAAAATAATTAAGAAGCATCTCACTTACCATCTGGGACGCAGTTAAATTGCTAAATGGAGAAGCAATTCCGGAAAGCCTATATTCTTCGGTAGCTGTTCCTGTTTGAGCTACTAAGTCAGCTAAGGATCTAAATTGAACAAACAAATCTGCTCTCAACCTTTTAGACATCCCTTCACACTCAAGGGTAATGTCGTTAGATTGTCCCCTACCTGCCTGACCTACCTTATTTATATACCCCGTAAATATAGTTTTATAACAATCGTCTATTGACGTCCAAGTCTCATGCTCATAACATAGTTTTGAAAACTGCTTTACAATAACAGCGTCATTTGTAAAAAATAAAGTTTCAGACTCATAATCTAACACCGGAAGACTCATTGTCATCTTATTGTAATTTTCTCCAGATAATATGTATGTGGAGAGCTCCTGGTCAGATTTATAATTTTTATCTTTAAATTTCAAAGGAAGCATAGACGCAGCTGTTTCTGGATAAATTGTTCCGTAAGTATATAAATCAGATGTTCCTAACCTCATCAAATTGAGCCATTTTTGATAATTCTTGATGGTAATAGTTGCCGAAGCAGAGCCGGAAACCGAGATCTCTGTAGATATTGACGGGATAGCCTTCTCCAGCCCCATGACTATCCAATATTTTGTATAATCAAACATTAAAGGGAGAGATTCTATTAAGGTGTGATATTTGGTATCTGCTCCATCTATCATCAACTTATTTTTCAGAAAAGAGTCGTACTTGTCTGCCCTTTCTTCAGACTCGTTTATTTTCTTCTTCAGAACATACATTTTAATTATAGGATTTTTTTCAGCTCCATATGTATGTATCATATTTTTATAAGATCCCCTAAAAGCTCTGCCCCTATAACCCCTTTTAAGGCATACTTCCCCAACTTCGTTCTAAAAATATAATCATATATAGACTTATAATTTAAAACAGTAAAGGTTAAGGTATAAGTAAAAACGACTCTAGTGGCGTCTCTGGAAATATTAACCTGATTAAACATAACCTCATAAATACTATAATTGAAATAGATAAAAGTTCTAACCCGATCTTCTTTCCCTTTTAATTTAGCATCTATCTCTTGCTTGGTCTTCAATTCAAATACTTCTGAAAGCCTCTTCTGATCGTCCAATGCCATCTTATTTATAAGCCAATAGGCCACGTCCGCTACAGGAACAAGGCCAGCTTGTTGATTATTGCTAGTTACAGAGGTTGTTTGAGGACCAAACCTTATAGTGTCTAAATTTATAGCCCAGGGGACTTTAGTTGCAAGGAAATTTTGAAGAATCCTAAATCTAGTTTGCCCACTTATAGTTAAGGTTTGTGGCGGAGTTTTCCAATGCTCTATAACAAAATCATTAACTGTTGGGGTTATAGGATTTTTTTTATCATACCTAAACCCTAAAGATGTAGGGATCGTTATAAACTCTAACCCCATATCAAAAAGGTTATTCACTATATGAAAGCTGGTAAGATCAACCTGTAAATCTAATGGCATTATTATACTCCAAAAGCTGGCTCATAAAGAGCTTGCCTTCTCAATTCAGAAATGACTTTTTCTTTTGCCAAATTTCCTATCTCTTCTATTGCCGCAGAATCCAATCTCCCTATATTCAAATTCACCGCTATAGATGCCCCCCTATTAACACTCTGTGAGGAAACCACTTCCTCACCTTTATGTAAGGTATACATCCCTGTAGCCGGGACATAGCTCGTTCCATAATCATACCCAGCTAACGACGTCTCCGCTGTTGGCTCTAATGACTTAAACATTAACCCATAGGAAGCTACAGCACTTGCCACCAAGCCTATTTTAGGAAATGCTTCCGTTAACGCCTTAAAGCTTTCTATCGCCCTCTCATAATCTGTTGTAGTTAACTCCCCTGCCGCCTTTGCTTCTAATACCCCTTTTAACATCCCCTCAGCCTTTAAAGTAAAAGTGTCAAACATCCTCGCCTCTATATTAGGAAAGAGAGATGCAAGACCGCTAGCTAAAGCAGTTATAGTCCCAGGGATTATCCCTAAATGAAGAGCCATAATTTGCAAGAGAGACTCTACCTTATCTTCCCAAGTTCTTGATTCGCTAGCCCACAATCTCCAGTCAGTAATATAATCCGCCATAGCCTCAGCCTCAGTTTGTAACCCCGCCCCTGCCATTGCTTCGGTAGCAGGTACCCCTGCCGCTAACGCAGGCATAACCTTTTCTTGGAAAGTCTTCCATTCAGAAGCCCCCAAATTAACCCCAAAAACCTGGCTCACAAACTCTCTTTGAAAGTATTCCCCTATTAGCTTCCCCTCAGCTCCCCCATACCCCATTTGAGCTCCAAATTTTTGCCCGGCAGTCATGAGCTGGGAGATCAAAGCATCTTGGATCTTTGGGTTTGTAAATATCGCCATAGATTGAGCAACAGGACTCATCTCCGAGACAGCTGTGCCCCCTACAGAGCCGGAAACGGTCATTCCCATAGCACCAAGCCACCCTAAAGCTTTAAAGGTGTCTGTTGGCGATTTTCCCCCCGTAGTAAGGATATTTGTTAAAGTCCCCATACTTAATGTGCCAGTTCTTAACTCAGAAGCAAATGTTTTAGTTATAGCAGTTGCTTCCTCTAGGGACCCCCCATATAAACGAGTCCTTTCGTAAACATTCATTACCTGGGCTACATATTCCTCAAATGACATTTTAACATTTTCTCGTATGTCATCAAAATCTTCCCCAAATTGCTGGAAAACTACAGCTGTAGAAGCAATACTTTTGCCTGTTTTAACGGAAATATCTGCAACAAGTTGTGCAGCTGTACTTATATCTGTCCCTATAATTCTTGATACTGCCCCAATATACTCTATTTCTGGCGTTCTTGAGGGGGCTATTCCTATTCCTGCCCCAGCACCAATCATCTCTTTAGTTATTTCCCGGCCATAAGTAAACGTCAACCCCGCAGTTGCCTCTCTTACCTCTTTTTGTAAAAACCCCGTAAATGGTTCCGCTCTACCCGGTAAGGCTAATTTCCCAAGACTACCGCCAACCGTTATGGCCTGTTTATTCATTTCTACAAATTCTTTATTTACAGCAACAGCAAGCTCCAACAAAGCCCCCAAACCAGCTGTTACTCCAGCCCCTCTAGATTTAGAAAATCCTATGGCAATATCACCAATACTCTTTCCAATCCCCGAAAGACTAGAACTTACTTTCCCGATCATCCCATTAACTGTATCAAAAGATTTGGCAAGCTTTTCTATATCAGATTCTTTAAGGTCTTTTCTTGCCCGGGCGACATTATCGCTAAACATCTTTGATGATTTTTCTAACTGCCCAAAAGTATAAAGGGTTTTGTATATCATATCTGCCTGGGCTTTTGTCAACACCCCTGCCAACTCTAACTCCCTAGTCTGGAGTCCCAATTCTATAGTCTGCTCCTTCAAAGCATTTTTTGTTAAATCCATGTTGTCTAAATACTTTTTAGAAGCATCATCGAGATCATCAAAAATAGAAACTAGATCTCTTGCGGCTGCTATATCAATTTTCTTCTCTTTTTCTTTTTCAACCATAGAAAGGACTCCAACGTAAGGTAATTATCCTAAAGTAAGCTCTTTTTGTCTCGCTTCCTTCTCTCGCTTACTCCTTTTTTCTAAATCTATAAACCTCTTTATTTCTTCTTCTGGTACGCCATGTTGCCTCAACTCGTCCACATACCCTTGATATTCAGAATCGCTAGTCTCTTCTTCCAGCCTCTCTCGCTCTTTCATTTTAGAATACATTTGGGGGTTCAACCAAGGCAATAAAGATTCAATCATATCTCTATTGTAAGAGGCCTTCTCTTTATAATCCTCTTCTGTATTCAAAAGACACCAAAGAAGTTGGATCTCACTCAAATCGCTTAAAACAGACGAGTCATCAAATCTATACCCGAAACTCCTGCAGACTCGCCACCTGTTTCTGAAGGCAGGGTCGGTAAATCTTTTTTTAGCAAATCAATTGCCTGCCTTTCTTTGGACATAACCCTTAAATATAAACCATAAAGCATATTTAAGGTTTCATTTGACAAGGAGCCAAGAAATTCCTCGATGGCGTCTTCCAGTTTGCGGGAGGGATTCTTATCTAATATTCTTTTTATTTCATCTCTTGCCATCCAAGGTGTCTCATCTATAGAAACAATTACCCTGGCAAGCACCGGAATCTTAGAGAACTCCATCTTATCAAGAATGCCAGAGGCCGATCTCACTATAGGCCTATCCCACACTTCTTTCCTCTCAGCACCAGTCAAAGTTCTTACTAATATCTTATGCTTGCCTATGGTAAAAGTATCTTGTAGTGTTTTAGATTTAAAAAGAAGATCCTCTAAATCCACCACTGTCACAGTCGGTTTTGAATCAGTTTCGTTCTCTTTTACAGTCATACTAATCCTCCTATTCATTCCATTTTATGTCAATGGGTAATCAATTCTCTCGTAGATAATCTTGCCACTTGCAGATACAATAAGAGAGCCAATATCAACACTCTCATCATAACTAGTTAACCAACAGCTTACATACTTCTTAGATTTTGTCGACCCATCGGGAGCAGTGATTATGACCTCTATGTCAAATGGGATATTAAAATCTACTAACGACTCTATTCTCTGTTGCTTGTCGGCAATAGCCTCCATAAGGTTCTGTGTGTACAAAGTTAAAGCTTCATAAGTCAAGCTCTTGTCTTTGGCAATTTCCGGAATAGTCTCATAAGGTTGCCCGGAGAGATCAGAATCTATAGAGAAAACAGCATTCACGTTCCTATTTTCAGATGTGCTCAATTTTCTAAAGGTACCTACTTTGTGTCTTTTCCCATCATAAGCAGTGATATAAATTGAGTAGGCTATCGATAACCTAGTTCTTGTTACTGGTGTTGGATTTAAAGGCATAGCAATTCACCTCGCTTTTATTTTATTATTTTATGCTACATACAGCTGATATGTCACATCCATCCAAATCAATGGATATACAGCTTCAAACTCAAACTGGACATTGACTATTCTAGGATCCGCCGTATCTTGTACTGCATTTATATTCCTAAAATCGTTGATTATAGAATACTTTATCAACTGAGTCAACAATGTCTGGACCGACAACTTTATAGAATCAATCGTTCCAGGCAAGATTCTTGTTCCAATATAAGTCGTATCTAAAAGACTTCTCAATTGCTTAACAACATAATCCTTTATCATAATAATAGATATTTCTTGGGTATTTGCATTTGTAGGATCTGTTGTTATAGCATGCCTAACCAAAATTGACCCCGGGATAAACAAACACACCCCGACAGCCGCCATGCTATTCATTTCGGTTTCCAGGAAGGTTCTTCCTAACTCATCAAACCCTGCAATCTCTTTTCTAGTCATAGATTCAGAAACTGCATAATTTGGGTTACAAAGAAGCCCAGCTAGTGCAGAAGCTGAATAGACACCAGAAACAGTCTGTTGAGAAGAAGCTCTGGTTAAGGTATCTATCAAAGTTATTTTTATGGGTGAAGGGGCAACAAGAATCATTCTGTTATAGTCCCATCCAGCTGCCTGTGTTGCGATCTGAGTTGCAGTATCATTTATATTTTCATGAGTGATAATCCCAACTCTCTCTTTTCTTTGTATACTAGAAGACATATCTTGAATATGGGTTTTAAGATACCCCTGAATTGTCGCATCTGTAGAGGTTATAACAACAACATCCGTCTCCACCTCTTTTACCTTATTCAAGGCCTCTTGATATGCCGTTCTTACATCTGCTGTTGATGGCACAGAGATCAATGGAATATTTATTCCGTGAGCAGCAGCTGTTGTTCCACCCTGAGCCCTTACACAGCCAGTAAAACTTGTTGGGGTTGTTCCGGCATAAGCCACAACTTCTTCATCGATCTTGAAAGATCCACTAGATGGGAACCCTGTAGTATCAGAAACATCTGCCGTAATAGCCGAAGAAGAAAAACCCGATGTTAAATAAGTTTTGTATGTCGTCGGGTTTATTTGACAGGCTTTAACGGTAACTGCACCATTTTGGAAGGCGGCATAAGCAGCAAGAGAGATTTCGCTTATATTTCCACCATTAAATTCATATCCATACAGAGTTCTTATCTGTTCTATCGAATATGTTGTATTCACAACATAATTTGTCGAGGACTTCAGCACTTTATATGTCGCATAATACGTTGCCCCAACACTTGGTTCTGGGCGATGCGTCACTGACCAATCAAGACCTCTACGATTAGATGAAAGAGTGAAGTCTGTATCTTTAATATAATTGTATATACCAGGGTAATCTCCAACCCCAATTATTTCAATTATCTCTCCACTTGTGATAAGTTCATCTGTCCCACCAGCTGTGCCATGAACCACTTCCGCATTCGACGTCAACAATCCTTTATCAGCATCGCCAATAATAGTAACTACCCTTTCAGACCCCGTCAATGATACAAATTGCGGATTGATTGTTTCTGCAAAATATATCCCAGGTTTACGATAAGTCATTTGTTTCCTCCTTTTTATATTACTTAATTATTAATTATTCACTTTTCTTTTTTTCCCTTTTCTCTTCAATTTTTTCTTCATCTATCTCTCTAATAAAAGCCCACTGTTTCATCGCAGAATATTCCACGTCCTTTTTTATTTTAAGATAGTCGCTCATTGGCAATTTCTTTTCTCCTTTTGGTTCTATAACTAAAGAGCCAAAAGTCAAAGTCCCGTTAGTCCGATTCTTAATTTCTATCTTCATTCTATCCCCTCCTTTAAGTATTCTCTAATATTGCAGTTATATTTATCTTATTCAACCTCTCATACTCCATTAACGACAAATCCATACTCCATTCAACAAAACATCTATAGGAAACATTTATCAGATAAACATTGTCGTTTCCTATCACCTTTTCTGATTCATCGGAGATCCTCGGTTCTTGATATTCTATCCCTGCTGCTCTCATAGGTCTCCTTAAAACCTTAAGATAAAACAAAGAAAGGTCAAGAACCTGCTCTCTATCCAAGGTCGTCATTGCCGCTATTGTCTCAGAAGCAGTAAACCAAAATCTCCCTAAATAACGATCTCCTATATAAACCCCTGCCTCATCTTTTATTTCTTCCAAAAACTCATCATCTAATGTGGCATAATGTTCCCCAGCATTACAAGAAATAAAAATAGCCGGATACTTTAACACCTTCCTCGGGAACCCTTTATAGATAGTTATAAGAGTTGTAGGATCAGCACTGCCGTCTGCTTTAGTTATATACCTAAATTGTTCCCCCTCTTTTCTAGTCGCAAAAGCTTCCCGGAGGCTGTTAACAAAGGCATTTTTAAGAGCATTAGAGAAAGTATAACTATATTTATATTTTGGGGTCTGAATTGACATCCGGCTTCTCCTGTTCGCCCTGATCATCATCGCCATGAGGGATAGAGTTTGGATTCATCTCTTTTAATACTTTTTGAATATCAGTCCCATCCTTTTTTATCTTTCCCCCATCTATCTTCCCAGTCTTTTTCAGAAACTCGACAAGTTCTTCCAAAGAATTAAAAGTGTATTCGATTCTTATTTTAGTTTCCATTCTCAAGCCTCCGGAAAAATTTACGCACCCAATGCCGCCAATATTGCAGTATTGTTTACTTGATAACGAATATCCGTAGGAACAACTTCTTGTAAATTAAAATCTTGATGAAGAGGCAACCCCCGCCAAGTAGACTGAGCAAGATCATTTACGTCATATCTTACCCCGTCAAATCGGACAACAAGATCGTGTTCTGTCAATCTGGGGGTCCACAAAGTCCAAGAAGAAGGTTTATGCTCAATTATCAACCCTTCTTTGTCGTACCGAACAAGTTGAATTGGAATGCTTCCATATCTTATTTTGATGGTATAAGCGAGATAATACCCCCCAAGTATACCTGTCCCAAAACACAATAGGCAGTTATAATTCCCCTCTTCCCCCTCCTCTTGCACACAAGGGCACCTCTCCCCCTCCCACCTTCTTTTGTAAAAAGTTATGTCCTCTCCATCATTTTCTATCATCCAAGTATGTCTTCTTCTTATCTCATCAAAATAAAAATCCATTCCAATATTATCTGGCAAATAAGGATAATTTAGGTTTGTTTGTCCCGTAAAAATAGTATAGGGCAACCAAGTTACCCCAGCACCTTGTAGAGCCGATTCTTCTGCCCCTTTAACCTGAGTAATACAATAATACCACTCATTAGACAAGACAAAATCCGGGGAATCCACATAAGAATTTGTTGCTATCAACGTAGTATTTACTTTGTCATATGATGTCGTAAAACCATAAGGCACAGGCCTACGATACAAATTATAACCATCAGGACTTTCTGTACTAGCCGTCCAATTAATGTCTACATGGTTACTTATTTTATCATATGCAACTATCACTCCACTTATTTGAAGCAACGCCATTTAGTCCACCTCACAAAGATCCTCTATGTCTATCACTATACCCGCCCACCCTCCCATATCTTTCAATTAAGGTGTAATAATATTTTGATTTATTCGTCTTTGGAGAACAAGCTTGCTTCCCCGCCCTCTTTCCTTTACCAGACCCTTTAGTCATACAAAACCTCCCTTAAATTTAAGTTAAGTCTTTGTAGTTAGCTGTAGCTGAATCGGGAACTGTCACTTCTTTATTATAATTCTGCTCTGCTATTTCAATTAGATATTTTGCTCCCACTGGAAGCATATTTATTGACCTTGTTAGGTCAAGATACCAATATCCATTTACATCTGTATAAGTAGACAATTGTGTCACCAAGATCCCAACAGTACTAGCAAAATATGGGCCATCCTGCAATTGGGCCGTAACCAATATGGATTGATAAGGCAACCCATTTGGCTTATATTCCCACCCATATACCCTACACACTCCCGGGATAGACGGGGAAGGAACAACAAAAGGAGACCCATAGTAAGTTACCGAAGTCGCCCCAGTTACCACAAGAATTTCCGGAAGAGTAAATGAGTATACACCCAACTTATAAGTAAATATATGGTAAGTCCCTGCAGGGAGATTGAATATAGCCTTACCATCAACACCAGTGGTCATCTGTGTTACAACCACAGAGTCGTCAGAAGTTCTAACTACTGATTGAGCCTGAATAATTGGCGTGGTTGTAGCTGTCTCATAGTATTGAATGGTGACCACATATCCTGTAGATCCACCACCAGTAAGTGCATTCAATTTATCTATTATAAATTTTCCTATACTTCCTGATGTGGTTATGCTGGTTGTCAAATAGCTCCATATATCTGCAACTATTGTCCCCATGCTCGTTAAAGTTCTTGTTGTGGCTGTCCATACTGCTGTAGATATATCTGCTACTAGTGTTCCAAAAGAGGTTAAAGTTCTAGTGGCATTTGCCCAGACTCTTCCCGGTGTATCTGTCCATACATTGTCAACAGATTTTACTTGTAATTCTATAAAAGCCCCAGGGAAGTTCTTATAAGTAGTGGTTGTGTCAACTGCATTGTAGATGAAATCTACTCCAACTGTATCTGTATAAGAATATCCATACCATCCCAATCCAAGCTCTATGGTTGCATCGTGTAATAGGCTAGTAGTACCATCCACATAATAAATATTAAAATGGATAGTATTAAGTGCTTTACCTACCACAGCCACTTGGTTATTGTCCTCAAAATAACAAGGAAGAACTTTTATACCACCAGCTAACATCCACATAGTTAAACCTCTTGCTTTATAAGATTAGCTTCTTCCCAAGCTACACATTTTATAGTGTAGCTTGGGTTATTCCTATTTATCTATTATGCTCCTAAATATGTCACAGTCCAGGTTAGAACTAGCGTATCACCTGCTGATTTATTTACTTCTGGCGTAATTTGTCCGTGTGCAAGTATATATGCCGCACCAGGATTTCCACCACTTCCATCAGAATTTGCACTCGCAATCACAGCTTCATCTATTCCATTAGAAGTCCCCTCACCAGCAGAAAATGTAGTCCTGAATGTTAATACTGCAAGCAGAGCTGTAGGATAAGCTGCATCCATAACTTTACCATTACCGGCATATCCTGTAGTTACCCAAGTATCACTTTTAGCAGATCCAGCCCATCCTGTACCTAAAATCATATAAGCATTGGTAAATAATACCTTTGTTGGAGTATCAGCTAAAAGATCCGCAATCCATTGATCTCCACTTGTTGTTACTAAGTTACAGATATCACCTGATTGCTTTTCATTTCCACTACTATCATACTGAATGTATGAACCAACAACCCGATATTTAGCTTTACTTTTTATACTTTTCTTACTCATTTATTTCCTCCTTATTAGATGTTTGCTTTAACTTTCCATTTTCATCATATAGTTCATAAGAAACCTCATCTTTAATCCCCATCTGATCTTCCATTTCAGGTTTACCTTTTTTAAATTTATTCTTCAATTCTTCCCAAAAATTATCTACTGCCATACTTTACCTCTTCTGTAAATATAGTTTGCGAGAATGCCCACCAGTTAAACATTTTCTTGCATTTTTTGCACTTAAATTTTCCTGAATTCCCGTCATATTCCAAATCTTTAATTTCCATACTACCACAAGAAGGACAAGAGTTCATTAGAATCTCCTTCTGATAAAGATGTCATCTCCCATAAGATATATTCTTCTTTGCACTCCTGAAATAAACTGGTACACAATAGCATCAGATAACCCCATTTGATCCTGAATTATCCTTATTGCTTGGTATGCTTTTGTTACATTGTCAGTCATTCCAACTGTATCAGATATTCCCCTGTAAAATCCTTGGCCATAAGATAAATTATCTGTTATTCCTACATTTTCAGATAAGAAAACTATGTAGCCGACTACTCTTGCCAAGTCATCTGTCATTCCCATACTATCAGCAATCAATCTAACATAGGAAACTGTCCTATCCAAATTGTCTGTAATTCCAACAGTATCAGAGACAGACTTCAGATATATTTCGCCAGTTGAGAGGAAATCACTTAGAGCCACATTGTCCGAGATAGCCCTTAAGGCATTTGCTACCCTGGAAACAGTATCAGATATTACCTCAATATCAGCAATGGTCCTTGCCGAATTAACCGTCTTTGTTAAAGAATCTGTCATCCCTACTATGTCAGAAACCGACTTCATGTATATTTCCCCAGTTGAGAGGAAATCGTTTATCGCCACATGATCGGCGATTGTTACTACATAACCGACAATTCTAGCCAGATTATCTGTAATACCTACTACATCTGCTGTTGCTCTAATATAGTCAGCTGTATCTATTAAACTATCTGTAATGCTTACTGAATCTGCTACCAGTCTTACAAAATCGGCTATTTTAGACAGGGAATCAGTAATCACTACATTATCTGTAAGGGTCCTGGAATAACTCACCAAATCAGTAAAATTGTCAGTGATGCTTATGCTATCACTAAGAGATTTGCTATAAGTGTTCTCTGAATAATTATATTCAGATGGGACCTTGTTATAAGGAGTCAAACTCTGATTATATCTTCCCATCTCTTACCACCATTTGAAATATTTACCAACTATCCCTAAAACTCCTGCAGCCATGAGACTAAAAAATGTAGATTTTACATAAGTATCAACTGTGTCTTTTAAATCTATCACTGATTGACTAAGCTTTTCCATAAAAACAAAAAGACCTTCACGACCATTTATTTGATCATTAAATTTCTTATTGATCTCTTTCTGCTCCTTTAGTATTTCTTCTATGCCTTCTCTGTAAACAGAACGAGATTGCTGACAGTCTGATAATTTCGAAAATGCTTTGTCAATATTTCCTTGAGAAATGATAACAGAAGTTTTCAAATCTTCTGCTGTTTTTTGCAGTGATTTAATCGAGCTTGTAATAACTTCTCTCCAACCATCAAGATCATTTACCATTTCTATTTCTCCTTTGAGATATTAGAACTATCTGTGATCACATAAAAAAGATAGAATAGAGATATTAAAACAGGAGAGTGTCCAACAGCAAATATCCAAACTGGAGCAGGTGTACCATCCTGGAATACATAATACACCATATACAAAATGCTCTTTATCCCTCCCGCCATAAATAACACACCTACTGCTCTTGCCTCTTTCCTGTTGCTCAGCAAAAATCTACTAGCTAAAATAAAGAAAAATAACGCTGACAGCATATACATGATCAAAGATATATCTGACCAAAAATGATTCCAGCTCAACACCATAACACTTTACCCCCAACTCACTTTCAGAAAGATAAGTCACAGCATTTTCTATTCATTTGACGAGAGTTCTATACTATATAAAAACCTGTTAGAAAAAATGTTGTATCTTCTGGATTAAGAAAGGTCTGATCTAAGGATGCTCCAGATGCTCCATTCATATACATCAAATCATAATATGTTGTTCCAGCTTCATTGTAGGCATACAGATGCTGTCCTGCAAGCCCTGTTAAAAAGGTTCCAGCAAGAACAGCTACAGACCTATTTCTTGTTGCTGAGCTTGAAGCGTATGGCAAATTTTGAATGGTCAGCCCACCAGTTACTGCTCCTACCTGATTGATTGTAAGTTGACAGTTTAAATACACGAGTCTACCAATTCTTGTGTAGAAACCAGTCTGATAATAATATGAAGTTATCTCTACTCCGCCAGCATACAATTTAGGGGTCCAAGTCCCTTCTTTATAATCATTTAAGCTGGTGTCACCTAAATTAACACCGGCAAATATAGGCGTATCTGTAGTGGCTAATGCCTGAGGGTTCGTTGCTACAATATTTGTTATCGCCGAGCTTCCCATCTTTAAACTCCTTAAGTTATTATATACCAAAAATTTCCAACAACTGATTTAGCTCCTGATCCTGTCCAAGCAGCATTTACCATATTCTTATAACATGAAACTGTCGAAGAGCTTGCATTAAGAGAATACAAGCACGCAGTAGTGATATCACTTCCAGCATCAGAACATTGACCTAATGCTCCTTGAATAGGAACAACACTATTAGTAAATGGAACTGTAAATGACACAGAAGCAGAATCGCTTGTCCCAGATATATTAAAAGCAACAAATACTAATTTTCCTATTTTTTTATAATAAATCTTCTCTGTCCTACCTGCCACTTGCCAGCCAATAATGGTTGATGATCCAGAATAGTCAACCCAATCAACTGTGTATACATTTCCTAAAGGATTTAAAATACCTGTTCTTAATGTCATAAACTACACTCCCATCACTGCATGCCAAGTTCCTGATAAAACTCCGTAACTTGTCAAATCTATACTAAGATTGTTGCTATCTGTTAGTGTTATAGCATCTGGTAAAATTAAAATATTACTATCATCATAAACTTGAGCAAGAAGATACTGATATCCTAAATTGTGAGCCACAGTTAAAACACCAGCAACAAGATCTCCATTCACAAAACTTTTGATATAGGAAGTAGAACTATTAACAGACACTCCTCGATAGTTAATAAAATATCCAGCTGCTGTTGAAACTGCAAAGAAAACAGGTTTTGATATTTGTCCCGCTGTAGATGGCTCTGTTGCTGTAATTGCTCCAGCAGAAGAAGGAGACAAGTAATACACAGTATTGGCTGTTAACCCAGACAAACCTGCTATATATCCACCAGTTGAGATAATAAAATTTCCTCCATCTACAATCTCTGAGACCATTCCAACAACTTCTGCATTAGCAGCTGTATCTGCTTGAGCCTTGGCATAAACACCACCAGCAAATTTTAAAACATTTCCTACCACAAAGCCATGTAAAGCTTGAGCTATTTTTTTACCTATATATCCTGCTACAGTTAAATTAGCTGTCAAATCTATTGTGGTAACCTGAACAGTGTCCCCATCAGCTATCACGTCTAAATTTCCTGTTGTAGGATTGAATACTGCAAACCTTTCTCCAGCCATTTATATCTCCTTAAATAAATCTAAGTTCACCAAGAATATTAACTCCAGCAATACGATGAGCAACAGGACCTTCTCCTGCTATAGCATAAAAATTGTCTATATAAAAAGTATTATCAGAATCAGCATTTATATTTGTTATAGTTATTCTATCTATATTGCTTTTAAAATCATTCCTAATAGCAGACAAATTCAAATAAACTGTTTGAAAGGAGTCTGCCACCAAAATGCTAGGAGCTATCTCTATATCACAATCAGATGATGCTTGTGAGCTAGTTAGGTACCTAACTATCACAACTCCAGATCCTCCATTACCACCAACTACAGATCCTGAATCTGAAATATTCCTTGCTCCTCCACCGCCACCGCCTGTATTAGAAGTTCCATCTGAAGCACTCGCTCCAGATACAGAGCCATCTCCTCCGCCACCTCTTCCTATTCCAGCATTTGCTGTATTTCCACATCCGCCACCACCACCGCCATATGAAACAGAAGATCCTGATATACTACTTGAATATCCTGTTCCTCCATTTCCACCAGCATCAGCACTAACAGAAACTCCTATACTTCCTCCTCCACCACCACCAGATCCACAATAATAGCTATTATTTCCTGTTCCTCCATCATTACCATATCCTGATGCTCCACCAATATCTCCTTGAGTTTTAGATCCAGCAGTTCTATTGCTGTAGACTCCTCCACCTCCAGATCCGCCACTCTTTCCATTCGAATATCCATAGGCTCCTCCACCACCACCGCCATTTGAGACTATGGTATCAAAAATAGAATTATTTCCTGTCGTTCCTGGTGACAAGCTCTTCCCGACTCCACCAGCACCACCAGACCCTACTGTTACTGTATAAGATGTCCCTCCAACTACAGCCCTAGACTCTTGATAGCAGACTCCTCCTCCACCACCACCGCCTCCAATACGAGAGCCCCCACCACCTCCTCCAGCTACAACCAGAACAGAAATGTCACCCGACACCGAGGGAACAAAAGTTCCACTAGAAGTAAAGGTGTGAATGGTATATCTGTCAAATGTAGTTATTGTTCCACCAGATGACTGAGCATTGTGTAATCCAATCTTAATATTTCCACCTGTCCTGCTAGCACGAAGATCAAAATACAGAGACATAACATTTTCTAAATTATAATGAGTAGAAAGTGTTTTAACTAAAGTTTTATTTAAACTAGTTGAAACTGATCCTACACACCTTAAAGAATAGGATCCTTGAGTCTTTATCGTGGACTCACTGTAGCACTGATAATCTGCAACAGGAGTGTACCTAACTATCACAACTCCAGATCCTCCATTACCACCAACTACAGATCCTGAATCTGAAATATTCCTTGCTCCTCCACCGCCACCGCCTGTATTAGAAGTTCCATCTGAAGCATTGCTGGATCCAGAACTTCCATTACCTCCTCCGCCATTTCCTGTTCCAGGAGTTCCAGAATTTGAGCATCCTCCGCCTCCACCGCCATAACTTACAGCAGAGCCAGAAATATCACTTGAATATCCTGCTCCTCCATTACCACCATTGCTATCATGAACTGTTTCTCCTACACTTCCTGCTCCACCGCCTCCAGCTCCTTGATAAAGATATGTGTTGTTTCCAGCTCCCCCATTATTTCCATATCCTGTAGCTCCTCCAGAGTCTCCTTGAGTTTTTGTACCAGCAGCTGTATTGCTATAGCTGCCACCGCCACCTGATCCACCATTCTTACCACTAGAAACTCCATAAGCTCCACCCCCGCCACCGCCAAGAGCTGTTATTGTGTCAAAAATAGAGTTATTTCCTGTTGTGCCAGATGACAGTGAGCTTGCACCAGTTCCTCTAGCTCCACCAGACCCTACTGTTACTGTATAAGGTGTACCAGCTGTTACTGCTCTTACTGCTTGATAGCAGACACCTCCACCTCCACCTGCACCACCAATACGAGATCCACCACCACCTCCTCCAGCTACAACCAGAACTCTAACATTTCCTGAATTTGCTGGAGTAAAAGTTCCACTAGAAGTAAATGTATGAACTTTATCTCCATCAACTGTAGTTATTGTTCCACCTGTAGCTACTCCACCAGCATCAGATACATATGCATCCTGAGCTAATACATCAGTAGAATATTCCATATAATCAATCTCTTGATTTGCCATACATAGATGTCCTTATTGTAAAACTAAAAACTGCTGATCTATATTGATATCTAAATCTGTTGTGCTCCTAGATTTCCCAACCTTTTGAACCACAGCATTTGCTCCAGATGGAACAGATGTTTGCAGAGATCCAGCTGTTGCAGTTGAGATATAAACATTCAACCCTGCAGAAGCAAAGCTAAGCCCACCAATTCTACAAATCTTAGAAACAAAACAAGATGTAGTTGTAGGAGTAGCAACAACCACTCCTATAGCTGGCATAGTTGCTATTGCATCAGCCTTTGCTAAAGCAACTGTGTCAGCTGCTAATATATAAACAGCTTGTCCTACTGCAACAGCAGATGCAGAATTTGTATATCTCTCAGCTATAGATCCATTCTCTAAAAAGATATGATGATCTGTAGCACCACCATCTGGACCAAAATAGGTTTGTGCTGATGCACTTCCTATAGTTAAAACTCCTGATGAATTTGATATGATAGAGTCAGTTTGAAACTCCAGCTCATTATTAACTTTTAGTTTCTTGCTTATCACATCCACATCAACAACATGAGTAGTATCAGATGCAACCACAGACAATTTTGCTGTACTATCTGCTCCACCAGTCAAAGTCAAATTCTGTAATGTGTCATGTAAATGACCTGGATTTACAGATGAGGAGCTTTTCAATTGATAGTCTAAAGATGTAATGACAGCAGAACTGTCCACTCCAACTTTTGTTTCTAAAGCAACAATAGCATCCTTGGGATCATTATGATGCATTGCCACAGGTCTTAATTCTACAACTGCTCCTACTTCATGCTGTGCAGCAGAAGTGTTGTCTCTTGCTCTGGTTAAAGTTAAGAAATGAGTTGCATCAGTGGTGGCATAATAGATGATTTCATTGTCTACAGAGAGATATCCTGAACTGTCCCAACCTACAGTAGATGCCACTGTCATAGTGGTAGTCTCACCGATCAGAAGTTGAGAAGATAATGTCGTATATAAGTTATTCTTCGCTACATGTAGCGAAGCATTGTCATCTAGTGTTGTAGGAAAATTGGGCATTTATAACTCTTCTTAAAAGAATTAATCAAAAATTCATTCACCAATATATTCAGTTAAAAGGGAGGGGTGGAAGCCAGATCTGCATTAATCAACTAGTGAGGAGGACTTTTTGCTTCACTACCTCCACCCACTTCCTATTTCGCTATTTCTGTTGCCACAGTACCTGTTGAGACAGCTGGTGCTACTTTTATTGAATTAACCTTTGCCTTAATTGCCCATACAATTAAAATAAGCACCACCACAATTATTACCCATTTTAAAATTTTCATTATCCTCTCTCCTTTCCTATTTTATTTTTTCTCCACAATTGCGGCAAAACTTATCATTCTCAGAAGAAATCTTTATTCCACATTTGCCACAAAAACCTTTCAATTCTTCAATATCTTCCTCAGCTGAATAACCTACAATCTTTAATTTGATGACTGTAACTATACTACGGTCCACATCTATATCTGCTTCCCCAAAAACCTGTCGGCTTTCACTCCCACCTACTGTTGCCCCGGCCTCTTCCTGTTGGATAGCCAACTTAGTTTCAACGTTCTCGCCAACGCCTTTTGAATCAAGACTGCTGGTAAACTTAAGAGAATTAGAATCAAAAGTATGGGAACAGCCACTCGCTATATTGTCAAGCCCAAGTGTACAATTTGTTGTTGTCCCGCTACCAATAGTCCCATTCCAATTAAGATTATCTCCAACATAATACCAAATTGGATATGGCTGATAAGGCCTGGGATGGTAATATGGAGGATGGTAATAATGATCTTCGTGATGATAGATGTGTTTCTCTATCACTATCGGATCCGGCTTCTTCACTGTACGCCAGTCATAATTTCTAGCCGGATAAAACCTTGCCTCTATAATCCCATTCTCCGGATTCTTCTTGTCAGAGACTTCATCTCCTGTTAAAGGAACAAATTTAAATCTCTGACCGGATGTTAAACTCTCACCTATAAACCGCTCCAGTAAATAGTCTGAGTGAGCCCTGATGATTAACTCATGCTTGCCAATCCTCTTGCCATCCACATAGATGTCACACACACAATCCTTATCTGTTTTGTTCTTGAGAAAAAGTTCGTACTCTGCATTGAACGGCAGACGGATCGTATCCCCCTCATAATTCTTGCCCTTACACCGTACACTTGCTACATAGCCACTTCTATACATTTGCAGCCTCCTATTAGCTGTTTCCACAGCCTTTTATTTACTTACCAATTAAAGTGGGCAAGCTCACTTATTAACCATTTAAGGTCTTAAAAGGAGAAGAAAAAGGATTGTTACTATCATGTTGGGTGTCATCTTACCTAGTTTCTCTTTTCAGAGTCTTTGGCTTATCTGGATTCTCCAGCCCCGGATTGCACCTTGATAGTTAGGTCTGGGATTTATCAGTTTGTGTGTCCAGGCTTTCCTCTCCACACTCGCTAACCCCCTAAAGAATGGCGACTAACCACTCAGTGTTTCCCTCAACAATCCTATTCTCATCTTAGTTCAAAGAACTAGAACTTCACCAATAGCTGAGCCATTAACCGATCGTTGTTGATCTCTTCAACTTCCCTCGGCATCTCATAGTTGATAGACAACTTCGCTGCATAAACCGGGATATTAACCCCTATAGTAGTCGTAGTGACTGCCTCGTTATCAGTTTCTATATTAGGATTAACTCTTTCGATTCTAGCAACTGGTTCCCAAGTCTTCAGATCCATACTAGCCTGGATATATATATCCTTACTAGAGATGTCCAAAACATCTTTACTCTGGAAGGCTTCCGCCATCAAAGCGACTTTAGATACCACAGCTGTTGCACCAATGCCAATGGTCTGGAACTTTTCATTATCTACGCCTGCATTTCCTGAAATATAGGAAATACCAGCATTGACTTTGTACTCTGGCAGGAAATCCATTGAGACTTTTCCATTAAGGTCGTAGGTGTTATTTTTGGTATCACCATTAACCAAAGCAACGGAATAGTCCGCTGGACCTGCTGTACCAATAAGACCTACACCACTGTCGTAGGCATTACCAAAAAGCGGTTGCATTATTAGCTTTTGGTCAGCCGGGGAAAGTTGTGAGGCATAACCAGCTGGCAGCAAGAACTTGCCAGCCTTTAGATTGATTTTGTCAGCCAATTTCAAATTGATCCAGCCCTCGTTGACAATTGCTTTGCCACGAACTAGGTCAGTCTCAATCTTCAAACTGGTTTTCTTGTCAATCGCCTGTGTCAGATCTAATCTGATCAGGTTGTCTTTCACGTTAGTTACATTAGAGTCTTGCTTGTCTTGCGTGAACACGCTTACAATTCCGCCCAACTCTGCCGCTGCGACAGGTTTAGGTTTTACTATAGCCATCACAGCCCAGATGAGAGCTAGGACCACAATGACGCCAATCAGCCATTTCAGCCATTTCTTGCCTTTAGGTTTCTCGTCTACCATTGTTACCTCCTGATTAATTTTCACTCTTTGTGCCCTATTTAGACATTCAGAATAACACCTCCCCCTGTCTTGTGGCACCTCTTTCGGCTTTCCTATGCGATTACGTCTTCCATAAGGTTCTTATTTTTAACCGCATTCAAATTCTCTTCAACTTTTAACTTATATAAAGGATTAATGTTTTTAGGCATATAATCTCTAGCTGCCTCAAAATACGACCTGGCTTCCGAACAATCTTCTTTGTGCCGCAAGATTACCCCCAGATTGTTCAATGCCCGCCAATTCGCATTATTATGATAGATCACCCGCAAATAAATATCTTCTGCTTTACGAATTTCTTTTTCACTTAGATAATGTAGAGCCAGGCTCATCGCAGCCTCTTCATCCCGTTCATCTTTCCTAAGCCGTTCTTCATAGAGTTCTGCGTAGAACTTGTGTTTATTTTTGCAATCTTCCCGGATATAACCAAAATGCAATATCGGAATGTCAGTAGCCTTAATCTTAACCTCTCTCTTTTCCGATTCCGCTATCAGAGAATCTTCTATCCCTTCATGGATTGTCCTGGTGAATCTTATAGCCGGAGATCTCTTAAAGAGCCTGTATGACTCAGTAAGGGCATATTTGGCCTTATCTTTCTTCCCCGGGTCCTCAAGGAAGTTCTTCACTGTAAAGAGATAAGCATCAACCGTATCATCATTTACCAGATCAATCAACTTCCCTAAATCCTCTGGCCGGATATACTCATCCGCATCCAGATATAGAATCCAATCGCCAGTGGCGGCCTCTAAGTACAAATTCCTTGGCTTAGAGTAGTCCCTCTCCCAGGTCGTCTCTATCACTTTGGCCCCTAAATCCTTTGCTAGCGGCACCGTCTTGTCAAAACTGCCCGTATCTACAACAATGCATTCATCCACTATAGGCTTTATGCAGGAAATCGCCTGCTGTATGTAATTTTCCTCATTCTTGACCATCATCCCAAAGGAAATGGTGTGTTTCTTCCTCTGAGTCAACTTTTTAAGTTTTAAGACCGGATCCATCTCCATATGCTCACAAGGATAACAGGTGTCTATCCAAGTAGTAAACTTGTGGGCATGGGCACTTATACAAAAGAACCTGTCTTCCCCCCGTATTTCCTCTGGAAGATTGTAAATCCGACTATAGTCTACACCAGCCTCAATCACATCCCGGCTGATCAACGTACACCCACAAACTCCACCTGCCGGGTAACAAGATGGCCTTTTAAGTAAAGCCAGCCATTGTTTGGTGATCTCATACTGTCCCCAGATCCAGGCATTCGGCATTGGGTGAGTAAAGATGTCCCACTTAGCCCAATGCAATTCAGCCACCACATCACGATCCAAGTTAAGCAAGTGATTCAATAAGACAGGGTCCTTAATAAGAACATCGCTATCTATTGCCAGGACATAATCCATGTCCAGCTCTTTAGCTTTAACCAAATACATATTCCGCAAGACAGACATATTCTGTAGCTTCTGATCGTCCCAATCGTGTTCTTTTAAAGAACTGTTGCCAAAATTCTTCACTTCTATAATTACATCTTTATAGTAATTGCTAACCAGATTCTTCCAATCCTTAAGGATGTTAAAGGTGTTATCTGTACTATCATTCACAATAAAATATAAAGTAATATATTTCCGCAAATAATCAATATTAAAAACCCCTTCCAAGAAAGATTTGAGGCACCACTCACGATCTTTAATTGGAACAGCTATCATTATTTGCTTGTTATAATATTTCCCATTGATTTTTTTTAGTTTGGGTTCAGCATGGATACTTTGTGTGTGTATATAGTCCAACCCAACGGACTTCTGCGAGTAGAATAGAAACTTCTTCTCCCTATCCTCTTCCCGTAGATAACCAAGATGTTTCAAGGTAATGTCTGATCGACATATTCCATTGTCTGTTTCATATACATAGCGAGGGATATTTTTGCAGTGTATCTCTCCCGAGATACCATATGGCAGGTCTTTGAATCTGAATAAGCGAGTTACGATTGGACTCCAAAACCCATCTCTCCTGTACTCTTTTCTATTCCATAAATCAAGTAAATGGAATGACACCCAATCGTAAGATGACGACATAAGGTTAGGCAGTTCGGCGTGGAACGCCTCATCAAATATTTCATCGGCATCTAGAGTTAAAACCCAGTCTTTATCTCTCGCTCTCAGTCGCAGGCACTCCCATAATCTCTCTCGCAATTTAGACTCATTCACAACGAATTCGCATTTGGTATTGGTTTCAACATATGTTTTTGGAAAAGAACGGCAAATCTCCACCGTATTATCTGTAGAGTTATCATCTAATATAATAATCTCATCAGCGGATTTTGATATTTCCTTCAATACTTCTTTTAGATAACGGTCAGCTTCATTCCTGACTATCATCTGGACTAGCAGTCTGGGTTTGTTCATTCGCCCCTTCTATTCTATTAAGATTCTAGTAAATAAACAATTCCTGGAGCCATCTCACTGAACGGGTACCATCAGCAAACTCCACCTGATATCCGTTTCCGCCCCATTCTCCTACGATCTTGCCTTTCTTGTTGGCCGTCTTAACAAAAGCCTCCCGGCCAATTACCCCATCCGTGAACACACAAACAGAAGAGTTGGTATCTGGCAAGCTGGCAATTTTATCCGCAAAAGGGATGTCAGCTAGCACAAGATTCAAACATTCTCTGACTGGATTGGTATCCACCCATACACTTTCCGCTTTTTTGTAGGGCTTGCGATAGAACACGCTATCATCAATGTCCGCCACTGTAAGTTTCAGGAGATTGGAGAATTCCTCTTTTCGGAAATGATCCCCACAATCAATTACATATTTCCCATTACTCAAAGAGGCAACTATACCTACCTCATCAGAGTTCTTAATCCTAACCAGGTCGTCTTCCGCAATATGGTTCTTGACTAAACCAGAAATCTTATCTATCACCTCTTCTGGCCCCAGTTCCGGGTTCTGTTCCTTAACCTTCTCTATGGAATAATCCATATACTCATCGGCAAATTTTTTCATCTCATACCACCCCCTGCCACTTCCAGATTTTGTTGAACCATAATCATTCTTTTGCATTAGCGGTTTGTCAAACCATCTCTTTCTTTTCATAACCACCTCTATACTGGTGCAGCTGTATCTTCCGTATCTTCATAATACCAAAGCATAACAGAGATAGATCCTGAAGATGTCAACCTCACATTCTTCCCGGCAACTCCACGATATATAGTTAAACCCGTAATCACCAAAGGAATCCCCGCCTTCACAGTCGTTGTAGGATAAACTGTGACCGGAGATGTGGAATTGTCGTTTAAGGAGAAAGTGCCATCAGCATCTATAGAAACCACCATCCCAATGACACAAACGACCGACGTTGAACCTGAAGGGGTTATAACTACCGTATTAGTCTGTGCCCCTGTATATTTGGCACCCATTGGAATAGCTTGGGCACTCAAATTCAATAATTCTTGCTCACTATGTTTAAGTTGATCTACTGGCATTTAATCCTCCAACTCTAAAGTTTTATTTTCAATATTCACTTTATAGATATGGCCATATAATTCTTCCCCCTCTTTACCTTGCCATAAATATTCGCCTTCTTTATCCCCTGGCCGGAGAACAAAATCATATTTTTTAAGTTGAGGAAATAGTCCGACAATCTGTTTCTTAATATTTTCTAGACTTTCATCTTTAGCCGCTGCTACTTCAACTGGCTCTTGAATAACAGATTTATATGTTTCAAAAGTTTCCTTTAATATATCTCCATTTTGAGTCATCTTATCTAAAATATCAATCATTGTTTCCCGGCTTAACCTTTTACTTTTTTGAAAAGACAAAATCGTATCAGAAACGTTAACATTCTCTACACCCTTCTCGGCTATACTCCGTAAAAATTCCCCCTGAAGCTCAGCAATATAACCATTAAGAAGAATAGGGTCCATCTGGGAAAACCTGATCCAACCTTTTGACTTAGCATAGACTTGGAACCTCTTCCGAGCAAAAGCCTGGCGTTCCAGATAAGCTATCGCCTCTTCCCTAGTTGGGAATTTCTTATATATCTTCTTCTTAAAGTAAGCCCCAAATTGATCCCCGGTAGTCTCTACATACCGCTTAGTGGCTATCTCCGCACCCTCATCATCCACAATCCACTTCTTCTCCTGTTTAAACCGCTGGCGTGCTTCCTGAGGAGCTTGTGGCTGTTGAGCAAAGGGATTTTCAGTTATATTGGGATTTACATATGTAAAAATCGATTCATCCATTAATTACTCCTATTCCCTGAAATAAACTAATCCATTCTTGGTAATGTTATAATCCCCATCATACAAAGATAAAAAATGTGCCCAGCCATCTGTGTCAATAGCTCCTTGAGCAGCCTCGTTAAGGTCTATATAAGGGGTCATCTGTTTGGCCAACTCATCCCCTTCATATCCCAGATCATGCTGCATCCAATCCAATAACCCTTGTTTTAAAATGTCCTCCTTATATCCTTCCACCATTCTATCAATTTGATCTTCAGAATAGGTACCGTCTTCCTCTGCGGGGTCCTCATTATCAATAAAGGCAGTATAAGAGCTCGGCTCTTCTTCCACCCAAGTCCTCAAATCCCCCTCTAGATCGTCCATCCAACGATCCTCGTCAATATAACTTTGTAGCCAAGATTGGGTAAATATTTCCGGCTGGTCAACCAAGTCATCTTTAACTAACTCAAAAGCGATCTGTTCAGCGTCATCTTCGCTCTCCATTAAATTGTATTCAATTCCCCCAAAAGTGAAAGAGCCACAATGCCCCCAACTAGAATATCTACCTTTTTCCAGATCCAGAGATCCTTCAATTTCCTCTTTAGAGTCTTTACCGAATTCTTCAACCAATTCCTTTAACACTTCTTCCTGATCCCAACTCACATCAGCCATTTTCTTCATCCCCTCCAAAGAAGCTGTTTTGCCATAATATTGTTTTTCAACATACTTCTTAAGTTTGTCTGGCAACTCCGCAAATTCAATCCTTTTCCCTAAATAAGAATTCGGCAGGGAAGATTCTGTCCAGATAGATACACCTTCCGCACCACTCGGATTATCACTCAACCCTAAAGAGAGAAAAGTACCCAAATTCTCATTAACTATATCGTTAAAGACTACAGTATAACGGTCGTTGTACTCCCCTCCATTATCATACACACCTTTAATGTCTTGGGTAATATCCATCAAATCTCCCTATGAATGAGCATGCATATCTTTAAGATGTTGATTCGCTGCCTCTTCTGTCTTATGTGAACTCAAGATCTTATCGGTCTCGTGAGACTTGATAACCCATTCGGCCAATTCACCTTTAGAGTTTTTGTGCCCAGGAACTTTCTCCACATAAGCTTTTCTTTCTAGAGAAGCCTTAAGTTGGTAATAAGTTATTCCATCAATATGAGGAACAAATAGATCCAATTTAGATAAAGCCTCATTCAAAAGATGGTAATTCTCATTCTCAAAAAGCTTATAAAACTTAGCCGGAATTTTATTTGGGAAACGTTTCTGTATTTCTTCTAAATAAGCATTTTTCTTTTCAGGAAAATCTGTTATATCCCGGCTGCCTAATGCCCCCAAACTATCCCAGATTTTATAATCAATATCCATCAACCGATAACCTTCTTCCAACTCCTCTGGATGAAAATCTTTAAAGTCCGGCAGCTCACTATATTTTATTGATTTTCTGATCAACGAAGCGGTTGTAGACTTCTCCAGCATCGCATCATAATAATCAGAAGCCCATTCATCATAACTCCTCGGCTTCTCCCCCCGATCAGTCTCCTGTTTGGCATACTCCTCATACTGCTGCTTATATTCTGGCTTCACCTTGTTGTCTACCCACCATTCCTTAAACGGTGGTGCCTGGACAACCTCAGACTCCTTCTTTATCTTAGGAGCAATTTTCTCCGTCCAATCAATCATTGCCTCATCTTCCCTCACTGTCTTTTCTTCATAATCTATATTTATTTCTTTAGTCAAAGTGTCTGAATCGGCATAAGAAACATACCGGGATCCACCTCCACCTCCAGGCCGCTTATAAGAAATCGCACTATATTCAACCATCACATATTCTACCCCGCCAACTTTTATATAGTCTCCAGGGTGAAGATCATTATCTTGGACTTCTTTCTGTAACTCTTTTATGTCCTTAAAAGACCTCGTTGCTTCTTTTATTATCTGGAAGTCTAATCTCGCCTTCTTAGGCCACAAAGCCTTTTCCTTTTTTCCTTCTAGGACAACCACTATCCGGGGATCATACCCGTCATGGTCAATTAAAGAGTTCTTAACTTCTTCCGGATCCTGCTCCTGCTTATAGAAAACGGTATCTATTTCTTTGCCATCCAACATAACGTTATAGGTAAATAATTTGGCAGATTCCTTCTTCTCCTTAGGCCAGATACCTTCATTCTCCGCACAATCCTGGCAATACCAATCGCCTTTTATTTTCTTGTCCGCTGGCTCTCCACAAATAGCACAAGCCTCTTTTGGGTAAGCCTCGTAGGTTTCTCCAGTAGGGGCATCATGATGGAAAACAACCATCTTCAAGCCATTATTCGGCAGTTCATAAATATCAAAGGAGGTATCGGTATTTGGTAATATCGCCTTTAACCATTCTTCTGCAGAATCAGCCTTAAAAGATTTATCTCCTTCCCGATGTTGCCAGCCCATATTCCTACCCTTGACATACCATACGCCAGAAGGGCTACGCTTTTTAAGCTCAGAGTCCAACTCTGTAATCAGATCTTGCCAGGCAAACTGTAAGAAATCTGTATCCTTATAAACCTGTTCCCGGACCTTCTCCTCAAATTCTTCCCATAGGCCAAGCTCTTTAACTTTAGCTATAAACTTTTGGCTATCATGCCCTACCTCGTCATATAAGGTTAATAGATCACTTGTCGTTCCATCTTCCTTTTCATATTCAACTTTATCTAATATGTAGTCAAACTCCCCGGGCTCAGACATCCTAAATTCTACCTCAGCTTCAGCAATATCCGATTCATCGTAAGAGAGAAACACCTGCTCTTTTTTTACAGACTCTCTCTGCATAGAGTCCCCCCTCTCCTTCTTCCTATCATCAATCCATTTATTTACTTCATCCCTGGTGCCTTGATATTTAACATGGCCATCTCTATCTTTAGCTACAAACAAATTATTGTCTATCTGCATCATTTGTACTATATCGCTATGTTCAGATTTCGCTTTCTTCTTCTTAGATTTCCCCTCTGGCTCATTCAGATCCCACACATTAGCACTCCACTCAAAAGTCGGGTTATATCCGGAAGAATAACCTTTCCGGATCAATCTAGCAACCTCAGCATTTCTTACATCTTCTTCATTTTCATCTTCTTCTATGTCAATCTTAAACCAACCCTTTACGGCCTTATCACCTGAAAGTTCTTCAATAAAAATTTCCCCTTCACTATAACCTTCCAATACCGCATCGGCAATTCTTTCACAAACATGATCCTTTATCTCATCTTCTTCCTCTGTCGTGAATTTACTTTGATAGTCAATACCTATACTACTTGACTGCTTGCTTAACTTTGCTTTTTGCCCTAAAGATCCTAAAACAGAAGAGAAAACGTTCTTCGCCTCTTCAAGAGATTTTGCATAAACATAAAAATTTATAACATTACTTTTCCCTTCACCAGCCCGATCTTCATCAGACATAAACAAATTCCCCTTGCTTGCCCGCTGAAGTTGCCGCATCACCTCGGCTTTAGACTCCCCTTCTTCAAGCTCAAGAGTGAAATTAAACACCCCTTGAGGATTTTCGTTATACAATTTGGCAGACTGTTTGTTTATAAAAAACTTACTCTCTCGCTTTATATCCATCAAAGCATGATCTAAATGATCACAGTTAGGACAACCCTTTACAAATTCCCCTTTATCCTTAAATAATTTCAAATCTTCCTCAACACCTTCCCAACCACAATTATTACATCTTACTGTAGCAGAATTTTCATCACTATCCAATTTAACGGGCTGTTTATTTATAGAAGCCTCAGTCTCATACCCTTTCATCTCTGGGACTTCATAACCCAACCCCTTCAGTTCAGCCAATGCCCGGGTGATCCCAGCTTTGGTTGATACCGAATTGTAACCACCAGTAGTGACCTTCAACACCTTCTTAGCATTAAAGTCCGCAGTAATCACCTCTGTAGCATAATATTTAACATGCAGAATATAATTATCATCTAGATAATATTCCCAATTCCCTTGCCGTTTGGCGTAAGGGATCTGAGCATATCCTCCAGCAATAGCATGCTCCATAGACTGAACTACCGAAGTAAGGCTAGCCTCTTTCTTTTCTTCGTCCGGGAAAGCTCTCTCAAATTCTTCTTCAAAGTCTGGCTCATTTTGAGGGAGACAAGCCAAAAATTCATTCCGCTTCCCTACCCACCACTCAGCTTCTTCCTTAGTCATCGGACCTTCTTTGATAAAATGCTGTACCAATTGTTCGTCAGTAGAAGCCTCATCATTAATTAGAACAGCCTTAATCCAATTATAGGTCTGCGAGTCAAAACTGCTAGTTTTTTTGGCGGGAACCGCAGCTGACCCGCTGTTAAAAGACGAAAGATCTTTAATGAGCGGCTCTGTCTCCCCGTTTAATGATGCGATTGTTTTCTTATACAGATCTTGAATCTGTTTACTTTCTATCTCTTCCTGCTTCTTAAGCTCTATGGCAGCAGCATAGACTTCCGGACAACGCTCTGTATACCAATCTTCTACCGCACTCAACTGAGCATCCACAAAGAATTGTTTAAAAGTATTGAAGTCTTTCTCTTTCTCCAACAAAACGTTTTTCGCCCTCTTCCCCAACATAGCCTGGCGAATTCCAGATGCCGTCTCCACTGTATCCATCTTGGCTTCCGGATGTTCCATAAAATATTCCCGGACAGCTTCTTGATATTCGTTAGAGTATTCATCAAGATTAAAACTCAATTTGTGTAGATCCGCCACAGATACCTTAAACCGTTGACCTTTCAGCTCCCCGTCAGTGGCCACCACAGATATAAATTCCTTCCCCTCAGTTGAACCCTGGACAAAAACAGGCACTACTCCAGCACTGGGCGGAGTCATCCCCAGTTCTTTCAGAACACTGCTCTCAATATAAGAGGCCTCATCCTTAAAATGGGATGCCTGCTTCTTCAGCACTGATAGAATCTGGAATAAATTTTCACTCATCTTAAACTCCTTTATTATTTTTTTGACCTGTGGTATCTCGTCAAGGGTTAATTCTGGTGGCGTCTCTTCCTCAAATAGTTTTTTTAATTGTTTATATAACCAAATGTAACCATACCTTTGTAAATATTTAAACTTAACTCCTTTAGCTAGATCTTCGTCATTACCCTCAAACTGTTCCACTCTCTCATCGTGTGCCGCCTCACCTTTATCCGCCATCTCTAAAATGTCAGCCTCAATCGTATCAATCTTCTCTTCAATCTTCTCTAGGAAGAATTTAGATTGCTTAGGCTGATTCTTAAACGACTGCAAAGACTGCTCTAACAGATCTATGTCAGTAAGCTCCCTCTTGATCTCTCCAATATTCACATCAAACTCGTTGGCCAAATCCTTCGCTTCTTCTAGAACTGTACTGTAAATAGTGTCAGCATCCCAATCGTAGTCCACAAAGAGAGGATCCTTGGTCCATTCCTCTGTCAAAACATCATAATCCCCCTCAGTTGTCTCCGCTAGAGTGATCCACAATTGTTCCCCATCTTCAAAGAAATAGGTTTCAAAGTAATACTCCATCTCATGATTAGTCCCATCTAACACCTCAGTCTCTTCCCGGCTCAACTCTTTACCAAGTTCATTCAAGAGATCTGATGCTCCCTGGAAATCTAACTCCTGTTCTTCTGCTTCCAGGAACTTTTCTAAATTGACAACAGGATGGATGTCTACATCTGTAGCCTTAGCATACCGATAGGAAGTTAAACTGCCTATGATGTGGATCGTATCAATCCACTCCGCATAATGCTGAAGCCCGGCATCCTCCAACTTCTTATATAATTTGGAGAGAATATGTTCTTTGTGTTCAGGTTTTAATTTCCCCTGATCATCAAACACAGCAGGATCAAGCCCTTGCTTGCCCCAATCTAACATACTCGCAGTCGATTTCATATCTCTCCTTAGTTTTAAGTCCCAGCCACTGGCGGGTTAAAGCCATTTAATGCTCCATTATTTTTATTTTTAGGAGCCAAGAAAGGTTGGCAATGCCACAGAGGCCGGGGAACAATTACACTTTATTTTGTGCTAGCTTATGTAGAAGGGTTAACACCAACCCTTCAATCGTTTCCACCTGTTCCACATTATATTTCTCACAAACAATATCTACATTCCCCTTTCGCCAGAACCCTTCCGGACAACACACAATCAATCTCCCTGTCCTGGCGAACAAACCAAGTTCCAATAAAGTAATTGGAGACTTAGTCTCTTTATCAAAAAACATCAGAATATGATTTGCTCTCTCCTGAGCTTCCAATTCCCATTCTACCTGTTCCCGGAAATCAGGATTATCTTTCCTTTGATCTAACTTAGCGTTCCAGTTATCTCTCCGGGGATTAAGAATAGTTATCTCCACATTGGCTTCCTCAAGGAGTTTAACTATCTCTTTTTGCCAATCAACCGCTTTCCCCTGCTCAATGCTCCCAGCCAAAAAGATCGCTGTCGTACCATCGAATTCAAACTTATCCGGTGCTTTTATTTCCTTCATATCTGTACCCCCAACTTAAAGGAACAGATACTTTCCCAATTCCTGGCAAATAAATCTTGCTCAGTCAGAAAGATTGTCTGGAAACCATACTTGGCAAAGAGCTTGCTCCGTTTAGATTCATAATCCTTGTCTTTCCAAAAACCTACATGATACTCAGAATAAACCTCAATTATCTTCTTCTCCCCATTAGTGTTAATAAAGTCAGGGTTCTTCTGGCCTATCCATACTTCTCCGTTGCCTACAAACTTATAAGGCAGTTTGTATTTCTTAATGAGATCCGATACCCTCTGCTCATAAGAAGACATCTTGCGAGTGTGCATTTGGGGAGAAAGAACTCTATCATGCCATTCTGGATTCTTATATAATTCTTTAAGGACACGAGAGTGATGACCAGGAGGATTCCCTGCATTCATCTGGCGAACTTTCTCTTTGGCAAATTCAGGGTGAGCGTTCATATAAGAAGTGGTCGCCTTACTTAATTTTACCCTGGTTGCTTCTGAATGCTTCTTGCCATACATAGGGTGATTCTTTCCGTCTAATGGATGGTTCTTGCTACGCACCTCATAGAAATCTGGATGCTTCTTCATATACTTCTTAAGTTGCTTTTCAACGCTATATTTAGCAACTTCTTCAGGGTGTTCTTCCGCCCACTTGGCTCTACCAGCCATTAACTTTGCTGTGTGCTCAGGGGAGTGAACGCCATGATACCCCATATTTTTATACTTCGGGTCGCCCCTAAGAGCTTTTCCTTTATTCCAGGGGGTATGCCCTTTATTGCCTGTATCCCACACAAAATCAGGACTATATTTTTCTCTATATTCATAAAGAGAAATCTTGTGGGTTTTATTCAAATGACTCGGGGACACATTTACCAAATTGCAAATCTTACATTTCTCTGACATATATTCTCCTCTTCATTCAATGATTTCATTCTCCGACGAGAAACATTGTCAATCTTGACAAAATTGTCCTAGTAGCTGTAACTTCTATAAAGGTCCAAAACGTTCATGAGAGCACTACTCACCCTCCCCACTCCCAGTGGGATCGCCCATGACCCAAGCCCTATGCCGGAAGGAGACTCTTCAAGTTTAAATAACTTAATCATTGGCTCATACAGCCGCCAGACCTCTTCCACTGCACCTTTCATCTTACCCTGCAAATCTAAATTTAAAGACAATCCTTGATCATTATAACTAAAGTCTCGCATAGAGACACCAAGGAATCGTTGTAAAACCGCAGAGATCATCGCACCCATAGAAATTATCGCCTCATACCCATAAGGCAAATTGTCCCACGTAAAACTTGTCGGAGGCGGATAGGAATTAAACATCTGCAAAGACATATTAATCGCCTGCAGAAAATCATAGTCTTGCATACCTACCGTAAGCCGAGGATCCATCATATGCTGCGTAATCTGGACGATCCTGGCTTCTCTGGGAGACAACGGGAAATGGGTTACTTGGATATTCACATCTTCAATACTACCCGCAGTGTTGTAATATTTAACGATGTAAAACTTGTCTGTGCCATTCCCCGCAGTGGCATCTGTATAATTTACAGTCCACGTAGTCCCCACAACAGAGTTTATCGTATCTGTCAGGGAATATTGGGACAAATCGTTTTCTGCTGGAGACCGATAAACCCTAGCCTTGTCCCAATAAGTATACCCCTGAGTTTGCACCGCACTAGAAACCTGCCAATAAATATAAGTAGACATATAGCTCCTTATTTAAGTGAGACTAACAGCCGAGGCCGTCCATCTTCATCCTCTTCACACAAAGCCTTCTGCCATTTATTAATCTTGTCGTTAAATAAATATAGATGAGCGTTTCTATATCTATTATCACATTCTGTCATCGGCAGCATCCCAGCCGGGAGAACCCGCAGAGATTCGATTATCATTTCATTGCCAGCCCCCAGGATCAACTTAACACCACAAGGTTCCTTAGGGTCCATATTGTTCTCCTTGTGATCTATAACCGCCATAGTTAATCCTTTAGGCAGATTACATTTCTGAATCTCCCCCTCAGAAGCAGTCTTGAAAACTAGAGGCCTTTCGTCCGCCCCGTCAATATCTCCAACAGCAAGTTCAACCTTGCCTTTTTGTCTCTCATTCAAGCCCTGCCCATCCCATAGAAGAACCAGACGATCAATATCCCTGTCGTAAACTCTAAATCTGATCTTCGTTCTTGTGTTCATATATATGTCTCCCCATTATCCTTTATTTGAAATCTCCTGGATTCGTGCTCTCGCCAAGGCTTTTACATTCTCATTAGTCACAAAAGCTAACACTTCCGCCAAAAAGGCTTTATCTGTCGTCTTAGAAATCTCTGCTTTCTTAGCAAAATAACCCAGCTTGTTAAAGCCAGAAATACGCTCAGTTACTTGTTGTCCACCAATAGTATCTGTAGCGACTCCCGCTTCAATAGCTTTTCTTATTTTTGCTTCTTGCTGTTTTATTAATTCCTCTTTATGATCCAATACTCCGCTTACAACCTCGCTAGCAGTCTGCATCTTTTCAGCAGCCAACTCAGCAACTGTTTTCTCTCTAGCAAAAGTCTCATTAGGTGCTTTTGAAATCACTGATGCCCCGCCAGAATAATCACCCTCAATATCAATTGAAGACTCATTTTGAGCAACCCCTATCGTTGTTGTCGGAATTTGTTCTCCAGTGCCAACACTCTCTATCGGTTCCTTCTTAGGTATTTCCGCAGCAACAATTACTTCTTGACCGCCTTCTTTCGCTTGCACCTCTGGGACTAAAACCTTTTTTGCCAGATAGATCTGAAAATCCCTGGAATTCCTTACAACACTTTCTTCATAATCCATATTAGACAAAGCATATGGATCGATATAATCAGTAACTTTCCCTGAAGGCAAAATTACTTCTAACGCTACACGATTCCCGGTATTATTTCTAAATTTCATATTCGTTCCTCCTAATTTTATTCTCAGTTCATTCACTGAGTTCCTTCTTTAAAGTCTCTGCAACCCTACCCTTCACAGAGTAGGGCTACAGAGGATACAACAACTCTCAAAAACAACTTAAAACCAATTAGGTAATGTCAATACGAACAACACCGTAGGTGTTGTGTATGCCCATACCGATGTGGCTCCAAGCCGTCATCAAGAATTCCAAACCAGGTGAATTGTCAAATACTTTGACTTCCACAGGCTTTCTTTCAGGTAATACTCCCAATTTCTCCGGAACTGCACAGACATATACTGAACCACGAGGGATCCTAGTCGAAACTAAGAACTTCGCATTCCAGATCTGCCCTAACAGACCTTGAGTGGTCACGTTGTACAATGTGACTTGATCAAGATCAGTTGCAGTCCACTTTAGGATGTCTTTCGCATCCCAAGGATTAAGTATGACCGAACCAACGGTCAGCTGGTTCGCTAAGATTGTTCCAAACGCATCCGCCAGGATGCTTCTCGTTAGAGAAGATGCTGTTAAGTTTACATTCGGACCGACTGTGGTAGCAGCCAGCAACAGAGCAAAGAATTCGGTATCTTCCGCAATCGCATTAGCAATTGCACACCGTTCTTTTGCCCGGTCGAAAGCCGGATAACGCACAATCTGAATATCCGAATACCGAACTCGTTCTGTGATGGCCAAATCCCATGTCGGGAATTGTACACGCAGAATGTTCGGCTCCACTTGCGGAGGAGCACCCTTCATAGCAATTTTTACACTGGCGAATTCTTGGATATCTTTGTCATACGCTGGGATCTCACCTGCTGGCATTGTGTCTACAAATATAGCTTTCCGAGCAACACCATAGTAATCATTCAGCTTTTTTAAAGGCTTCTGAAACATCTGGGCTACACGGAAGAGCCTATTTGGACCCTGCCAGATCTCTGAGAACATCCGTTCCTTGACCTGGATCGGAACTTCCTCAGAAGATGCCTGTTTCGTGAATCCACCCGTTTTGTCGGCAAGACTCTTAATCAAGCCGACCAGTTCTTGTTCACGGGGTGAAAAAGACATTGTGATCTCCATTTTTTCAAAGTTGAGTCTTTTTCAGTCAATTCAAATATCATTCAATTCGTTTTCAATGTTTTAGTGCTGGTGTTTCTACTACATCAACTTACTGGAATCCAGAATCAGCTGCATACTAGTATTAGTAGCAGTAGGCGGAATCAAGACAACACCGACTTTCTTCAACGCACCGCTGTTAACGTTGCTGATCAAGCCAGCGTTAGCATACAGAGGTTGGAAAATCCAATAGCTCAAAGCAGTGTTATAAACATTGATTGTCGCATCGGAACCAGTAGAAGTAGTGTAGGTGCTTGGGCTAACTGTAACGATTCCGCTAACCACTACTGAGGCTTTCCCGCCGCCATAAACTCCTGCGGGTAAACCAGAGGTCTCATCCCGGTAAGCATTCTTGTCCACTTTAGACAGTCCATACACGCAGACGCCATCAGCGGCCAGAAGGATCTCACCAGAGGAGTTAATGCTGACAGGTACGCCAGCAGTAAGAGTGGTTGCAGAATTGACGCTACGAGTAGCATCTTCTAACACTTTGTAGTCTACATTCAACATAGGTGTTCACTCTCCTTACTTTTGATGATTCTAAAATTCAAGTCACATATTCTATTCAATTGATATATATAGTCTTTTAACTATATCTTCGGAACTTCGTTCTCCATAATATCCGACAGTTTATCTACTGTGCTGCGTGAATCCTGAGCAGCAAACACAGGAGGAATATTATTGACCGCTTCTAATCCGGCAGTCTTCGGCATCGGAGTAGCTTTACTTGCAGTCTTTGCCTTCAATTGTAAAGTGGTCTGCAATTTCTCAGCATCCATAGAGGCCAACTCTTCAATTGTCTTACTCTTCTCTTCTTCACTCTCGAAATCCAAGCCAGAAATGATTTGATCAATCATCTCAGCCTTCTCTTTCATTGCCGCTTTCTTGGTCAACAGGGTGTTCTCTGCTTCTAAAGCAGCGGTTTTCTTTTTTAAATCTTCAACCTCTTTCTCAAGAGCCGAAGTCTTCATTGCCCAATTGTCGCCAGGTGTCGGGGTACCACCGCTTGGACTGCCGAGCTTATTGTAATACTCCTTTACTTTGCCTCCCGCATTTCCAGTAGGACCAGTCATACCGACCTTCTGCTCTTTAACGTTCTGGGCCACTTGATCTGTGCCCTGAAGATTGAGATCTCCTTTTTCTTCTTTCTCTTCTGAACGAATTGAGGAATCTTCTATGTTCATGTAATTTGCTTTCTTCCTCAATTTCATCCGAGCAATGATTGCTCTCTTATGTGCCCGAGCAGCAAGCTCTTTTCTCCGTTCTGGGGTAAGAGCAGAAGCTTGGACTGGAGCCTCAACAACTTTTTCTACAGGCTCTACCTTAGGTGTTTCGGCAGATTCTACAACAGGAGCCTCTGCTACCTTGGCTGCCCTACGAGCCCGAGCGGCCTCAATTATAGCCTTAATCTTAGCTTTCCGATCTTCTGCCGCCTTGACAACTTCTTTTTCCACTGGCTTTTCAGACGCTTCCTTTTTCTCTTCTTTCTTCTCTACCTTTTTCATCTTTGCCCGACGGATATTCTTCACCTTCTCCATCAAGGACCACTTCTGGAACCCTTGCAGGGTACTACCACATTCCTTAACAATCTGTTCAACAGCTTGTTCTGGAGAGATGACGGTATCAGTCTTTCCCGCCAAGATCGAATCTTGTATGTCTTTTGGAACAACTTCACTAGCTTTTACCTTATGTTCTTTATCCCCCTCTTTAGCCAGGAAATAACTGGTATCCAGCGAAGTACCTTCTACATAACTTAAATTGAACATATTCACTTCCTCCTTTTCTGCTTTTTTGCAGGTCTCTTTCGTTTTTGTCGCTACTTCCTTCTTGATTTCCTTCTCTGTTTTAATAGAACCTTCTATTCCCCCTAAATTTAGAGCCGCCTTATATTTCTTCGCCTTTTGTTCTATCGATAAGTCTCCATAGATAGGCTCAATAAACACATTTTCAGCTTGCCCTTGTTTAAACAGTTGCATTAAGATCCTATTATCCGCTGCCCTAAAGGACCTTAAAATATTCCCTTCTCCTAAATCGAAATCCCCATGTACAGGTTTTTCCTTAATACCTGAAATACTATTCACCAATTTGCGTAACTTTGAAGTACCTGAATTCTGACTAGCCCTGACACTCTCAGATCCCACTGCCATATTTTCCTCCGCCCCCTCCCGTTTAGAACTCGCATATCTCTTCAGCTCGTTCTTTAGTTTGTCGTTCAATTGTGATGCCATTACTTCAAAAATCTTTGTATCGTTAAACGCAGGATTCCTTACGCCTGACAACTCAACATAACTAATCCCCCGGTTAATTTCATACGCATCATTAGATCTACCTTTCACATAACGAAGGTCATCTTTATTCATATGTGGGCACAGATGCTCAGTGTCCCTGGCCACATTATGACAAATAGAACATTCAGCTTCCGAACACACACAGCCCATCGAAACAGAATTAAGAATCCCTAACTCCAAATTCCGAGCAATGTCTGGGTACCGCACCTTATCTACCGCCACCAAGCATTCTACATAAAAATCATCAGGATCTTCATGTAGACTGGCATCTAAAATAACCCCTCGTGCTTTATCAGGACTATCTGAATCATGCTCAATACAAAATGGTTTACCTATAAAAGTCTTGTAAGCTTTTTTTATTTCTGGAGGCGGAAAGAAGTCGCCATTCCCATTAGGGCCAGGGCTTACTGCCCGGCACCTAAAATACAAGAAATTTTCAGTATCATAATCAAAGACATCATTTTGTTGCACATAAGACGTTCCTGCAACAATGTCTCTCCATTCTGATGCCAAACTCGCCTCTCGCTTAAACCCCTGGAGAACACTTACCTTCTCCAACGTCCCTAATCTGATAAACATTTACTCCTCCTATCGCAACCCTCTATAATCAAATTTAACTGTCCGCAACCCTCTTCCGCTTACTTCCAAAAAACACTGACAACCTGGATGAGCTAAGGTATAAATTGAAGCCTCATAATCTGTTTCCGAAAGCAACTTGTCAATCTTCACTTTTAAATTATGTACTCTTCTACATATCGGGCAAGCCCTATCTCTGGCCACAAACCGGACATCAGTATATTTCTTTTTCTGGAGCTCCACCAAAGATAAATAACTATGATCTACCGGGGCTTTGGCTTGGCGTTGTAGACATTTATCGCACATAAGTTACCCCTTAACCTGGCCATTAGTTTTCCCTGGAGTTGAATTTAATTTATATAATTTGTGTCTCAGGTTATGTTGATGTTGGACTTCCATAAAATCTATATCCATCTGATCCAATTCTTCACCACGATCCAACTTTTCTTTGATCTCTTCAATCTTCTGGTCCTGCCATTCAACAGAGCCGAATGGAGCGTCCTTAGAGGCTATCCGCCTAATATCCCAAGGCATCAAATACCCCACTTCTTCCAATTCCTTTTTAGTCAAATCATAAATCCCCGCCTCAACCCCGTGTTCGCTTTCATCCCATTCATACATCTTGGCAATTAAACCTTCAGGAGTGAGGTCTTCATTCTCTATATCCATCAAACCTTCTGTCTCAACCCTCTCCATTAAAGCTTTATTGTCTTTGTCTTTAAAAAAACTCACAGGATAAATCATTAGTTTTTAGTCTCCTTTGGCAGAACAATCTCGTTCCCACACAAACATTTTATACTAGCAACCTTAGTCTTGAGATCTATCAACCTGCCACACTTACTGCAAATAATAGGTTTGTTTGCAGCAACCTCATCTTTCTTGCCAGATTTAAATATACCAATAATTTTTTCAACTGCTCCGGTTTTGAAGAAACTCATATCTCTCACCTCTTTTTTTCATTCTGTTTGTTCCTAATATAATTCACAAATTCGTCATATGTCTGTTCCGGGTACCAATTATCAAAAGCAATCTGTCCTGTGTTGTAGATGATAAAATGTTCCAACACATAATCCTGGCCGCCTGCAACCGACTCCCCAGCATTCGGGAATTCTATCTCAAGCGTTCCACTCTCTCCACTAGGATTGAACTCTATATTTCTAATCTTATATCCCTCAAATTGACGAGCGATTTCCTCATCAGTTTTATAGGCTTCCTCCGCTTTAAGCCATTTCATTTTTCTTCCTCTCCTCTTCTGCCTGCTCAATTTCCCCACTAGCTTCCCGGGTAAAGGATTCTAAGGCTTCTTCTACCCGACCTAAATGGCTAATGGTCATAAGATCCAGATCAAGCTCTTCAGCAACCCTTTTAAGTCCGACTATGCAACTTTTTATCTTCCCAGAAAACATCTCAATCTCTTGGTTAGATTCTGTATAGCGTGTACGGGAAGAGAGATACTTTCTCATCAGGTTATCTCCTTACCACCCAAGAACGGAGGCTCCTCAGATTCAGTCTTCTTTTCTTTCTCTACCCCTTTACCTTCTGTTGGGGGGGTAGTCGTCTGCAGCTTCTCGGCCTTCTCTTCCTTTTCTTTACTCTGCCATTCATCATACTTCTTGCCTTTAAAGATCTGCTCTTGATAGAATTCATCTTCAGACATAGACTTGTAGATTTCTCTCCAAACAGGATCAAATACCGTACCCATCTCTTCTTTAATCTGTTCCTGTATAATCTTTTTGTCCCAACCAAAGATGTCACACACCAACGCCATCGGCAAATCCCCTTTATCCCGCATAGATAAAACAAAGTCCTGCTGCGTTGTATTGGATAACAGATTCGTCTTTTCCCACATAAACTCAGGAAGAATATACCGACCCTCTTTGTCTTTAAAGTCCATCTCCCTGGCCATTGGCAAGAAGATCTTATTTCGAACATCTTTCTCCAACTGAGTACGCACTGTCAAATACCTATTAAGTAACACCCTCATAGAAATAGCTTGCCCAGCATAAGTTGTCATATCTCCATGAACAACTGTATCGTTTGCAAATAAGGCTAAAAGAATTGCCTTTTCCACAAACTCAAATTCAGGGATTAAATTTGCAATCTTATCTTTAGTTCCTACATAATCAATTTCTAACCCAAAGTGATAAATAATATTAAAATCAGGATCGTTAGCCGCTTGCCCTAACAGAGACTGGAATTTGGTAAAATGTTTAGCTGACGGTATCCAGCCCAAACCTTTATCTCCCAATTTAAACACTTTAATTGGGAACATATGACGATCCACAAACGTCAGTTGCAAATTCCTCAATTTGTCTTCATACATCAAATCTTTAATCGCCCGGCGAACAATAGATACACCACGCCTGGCATATTTATTCGGCTTTCTTGCAAAATGCATTACCCGGGAGTTATCCAAAACCATTGGCTTGCCAGCCTTGACCGCTTCCACGAACTCTCCTGGCATCTGTTTCCGGATTGCCTCATCAATTGGATCAGAACTCATACAAATACGTTTTAATTCCGGATCATCATCTGGGTAGAGCAGATAAATTGCCCCACCACCACTATAAGTAGAACGGATCTCAATGGATTCAGGCGGATATTGATTAAAATAGCTCCATTTACGATTGATTACATCCCAATTGCCATAAACAATCGCTTCACCTAATAGCCAGTAGTCTTTCAACCAACAAATCATATCCTGCAATAACCCTATATCATCCTTGAAGTCGTTGTAATATTTTGTAATAGCAGGATCTTTAGTTCTTAGGGTGAAGTCAGATAAAGGAAATTCGCTATGTAAATCGATTATATTCCCCACTAATCTATGGGTTTCATAATAATGTCTTAATCTGACATTAATCTGTTTTACCGATTCCCTAGATTCTCCCCGGGGATAGAGAAAGAGAATAGGATCCATAAGCGGATCCATATAAAGCAAAGGAACTCTAGGTGCCTGAGAGGATCCGCCCTCCCAAACCATCATCTGAGCCTGCTTAACGAGATCTGATTTTTTATCAGGATCTTTATCGTTATGCAAACTGGCCCGATATATAAGCGGTTCCGTTTCCTCTAAAGCCTTATATGCTTTCCTTAAAAACTTCGCATCTCTATTCTCTGCCATTTAATTCACACCTTTCATTCGATTAAGTTACAAGAGGTTCTTTTGTTTCTTGCTCTAACGGAGACGGAGGAACTTCCGGAGAACCCTCTTCTTTTTTTTCTTCCTCTTCAATAGGGAGTTTTTCCCCTTCCTCTACCGTTAAAGACTGTTGCTGCTCACTGGGATGTTCCAGTCGCTCTTGTTCAAAATATGCATTCAACCCGGTTTCAGTTAAAGCATAAATATTATTATCTTCACCTTTAAAATTATCAGAACTTGTGACATTGCCGTCTACAATAGAAAAAACAATAAGCCCACCCTTTGTGTTTATATCCGTCGGCAGAGTTACATCCTCAATCGTCAAAACCACAGGGATAATAGCTGTAGAGGCAAAAAACTCCTCCACATGCTTACCCGCTATCTCTGGAGTACGCTTGATCTTTTCCTCAAGATCTTTGCTATTATATTTAAAATCTTTAACGGTAATCTTAAAGGCGTGGAATGACGAAGCCTTATTTTTAAGGTAATCGAGGACTTTGCCTGTATTCTTCTGAATAATCTCAGCCATCCTGGCATCTTGGTCGGCTAAGCTATCCTCAAAGAATTCTTGCGGAGATTCACTCTTGGCGAGTTCATTGTAGGGTTTCGCTTTTGTATCTTCTACTTCTTCTTGCATCTTTTGCACAACTTCATTCTTCTCTTCCGGTTCTACTTCGGCAGCAATCTTAGTTAGATTCTTTAATGAAACTTCTTGGGTAGTACCGTTGGCAAATTCCACTGTAGCCTTCTGTCCTTTCAGTTCACGGACAGTGGCATACTCGCTGATAGACCCCCAGGTCGCTTCCTTGTCATCTAAAGCAACGTTGACCGTATTGCCAACTATAATTTCACTTTCATGCTCTTTCTCTTTCTTGGCCGCAGTGATCACTGGCTCATCTACAGTTTGGTAATCCTCATCGATCTTGTCCAGATCAATATCTAAAGGCATATCTAAGAAGATCAAATCTTTCACCATCTTCTTGGCCGCTATCCTAGCTTCATTTAAAGTTATAAATGGTTCTACTTCATCTCTAATAGCATCTCCCTTTTGTCCAAAGATACTATAACCAAAGCGTGAGGGTGAGGCATCATTATTCCAACCCATAATAAAATAATAGTCATACTTCTTGTCTTTAGATTCTCCCCAGCCATAATTTAATCTGGGCATACTGGCCGGAGTATTCATATAGGCGTCATTATTGATATATTGAAGCGGGCTAACCCCAGTAATCCGTCTAAAAGCTTTACGGATGAGATCTAGAGAAAATCCTAAGCCATATAGATAATTCTCTATATATTTGTAACCATACTGTTTGGCTTCAATCATATAGCGAAGATTCTCTTCCAGCTGCAATAATTCTTCCCGGTTATAGGTCCCTGCCCATTGGATCCCCATAAGTGTCTTAGTAACCTGATCTGTACTTGCTCCCGCTTCCTTTTTAATGTCTGCCATGTTATTCAACTCCCTCAAATAGTAAGTTTTTGTCCACCTGGCGTTTGTAGCCAGTGGCGTCCGCTACTATATATTCATTGCCGCCCGCATACTTAACAACCGCTACAGGCTCCGCACCATTTTCACTAGTGGTCATAAACACATTCTGGCCAGCTTTATATCTCAAACCATCATTCTCCACGATCTTGAGAACTGCCGGGTCCATAGAGTTGACCTTCACAATCTGTTTCTTCCCATCTTTAGATGTTTCAAGTTTCCAGGATGGTTTCTTGTCTAGATCCCCATAATTAAACTTCTTGGATTGTTTTATTAAATCTTTAATCTCGTCCGCTTCTGTTTTTGCTACATTCATATTAGCCACCTCTAGTTTGACATCAGAGTCTGTTTGATTCCAAGGCTGATCGCCATTGGTACTTTCTTTATCTAAATCCTTTTCCTCAAACCATCTTTTATATAATTGATCCCCAATCAGACCTGCTGCGGCTTCCACAAAAAGAACCCCCAACTTCCAGTCTTTGGAGAAAACTTCTATATTTCCATTCTCTAAAACCTTAAAAGGAGAATCAAGAATTTCTGAGAACTGTTTCCTACCTTCTCCTGTAAAATCGATTACGCCAGAATCCCAAACAAAACTGGCAGGCGTTTCAGCCCCAGCTATAATTAAATCACAATCTAAATTATGATTTTTTAAATACTCGCCAAAGGTTTCTTCACCATCAGATTGTTTTGTAAGAGAAGCCTTTCTTAATTTAACCCCTTCATCTAACCACCACTCTTTGTTTCCAAATTTAACTTTATAGCTAACACCATGAGCAGTTGTTTCTTTATCAACAATAGTAGCTTTTTGTTCTTCTTTTCCGTTTGTCATATGTGGTGTTGTTTTCTCAAAGATAATTTTATCTCCTATACTAAACTCTCCTTCAGACTTCTTCTGAAGAATAGATGCGAATCTTGAAGAAAAATTCCGATACTCATCCTCAAGTTTTCCTATCTCTTCCCTACTATTATTAACCCTATATGCATACTCTAAATCTCCTGCCACTTCAGATGCTAAATCAGCCTCTTCTTTGATCTCTATATACTCTTCGTACAACGCATCCCCTTTAACAGGAATTCTTCCAAGTTTCCTTTCCATTATCTCCTCAAAATTAGGGATCCCTCCCCGCTCATCTAAAGGGGCATTTCTATATGCGTCTCCAAATTCTTTTTCCGCTTCACCTAAAATAATATCAGTTAACTCTTTATTTTTAAGATCTGCACTAATCACTTTATAACCAGGCTCCCCTTCCAGGTCCTGAGCCTTGATCAAGAAGATATAAGTATTATAATTAGATCCTTGTCCCCGCTCACGAACTACCATATCAGGAACAGAACTTTCCAACTCCGCAATCAATTCTTTCGCCTTAGGGAACGAGGTTCCTATCTCCAGGACATACTCTTCCCCTTTATTCCGCACTCTAGCCCAACCACCACTGGTGGCCATAAACTTGGAAGTATCCGGAGCACTGGGTGACGAGGTGTCCTCCACTTTAAATTGCTGATTGTAGTCATCCACTATGGTCTCAATTATATCTTTTATCTGATCTTGATCTGGAACTTCGCCACCTAAAAGGAAAGATTTATTTTGGAGATTTCCTTTTAGATAATTCGTCCAATGCCCACCCTTTGAATCCAACAATCCTTTGCTCTTAAGAAACTCAAATACAATAGAACCCCAATCCCAGTCAGTAAACCGTTCCCCTTTAGCCCCCATTGCTACTTTTGCATCATGGAGAATGTCCCTTAATTCCTCAACCTGTTGAACCCCCAGGTTAACCCCAAATTCTTTCAAGACATCCTTAATAATCTGGTTCCCGGCTTCCTTATATATACCAGCTACCTTCCTCATCCTATCCTCCATTATTGTTCTAAAGGGTTATAACTCGGTTCGGCCATCTCTGACCCAAATGCTGCCGATACTGCATACCCACTTTCACCAGGCTCTAATATATGCTTTCTAATGAAATCAGAAATAATCACATTCACTTTTTCTTTCTCTATACCCAACTTCTTGGCAATGTCTTCTACTTCCTCTCTGCTGTGTTGAAAAGGAAGCATGGTTCTAATCATCTTCAATACTTGCCAATCTTCTAACCCTTCTTGCTCCGGATTGATAACTCTCATTACCTTAGCCTCGTTTTCCTTTGCGGAATACGAATAGTGAGTGTCTCCTTCACGTTCATTCGAGAAATCAGATGTTTGCCCCGGGAACTGCCCATCACCCGCCTGGCCACTATCCGACTCCTTCTCTATTTCTTCTTCCTTCTTAATCCACTGCTTCTTTTTACCCTTACTATATACTCTCATATTATTAAAATCTTCCGGCTCCTGCATCCTTTGTTCCTGTACATCATCACTGTCCTGCGGCCTCTCCTGGTACTCCCCGGACTGCGGAGGCTTAGCATCATAACCTATCTGTGCCGGGCTCATCTGGACTGGCTGAGGAGACTGAGAAACTTTATAAGAATCTCCTTCCTTTTCTATACTAGTTACGTCAACCTCAAACAATTCCTTTATCTTCTCTGGGGCAAACTTATCAATTAACTTAATCATTGTGTTATAATCGTATGTGGAGGTCTCACCTTGATTCATAATCTTACAAACCTTTTCCACAAACTCATGTTTATCTGGTGCCATTTCATTGGTGATAAAATATTGATATGCTTCCTCTATGGCAACCAAGATCGCCTCTTTAGTTTCCATTACTCCTCCTCAATCTGTGAGCCCATAGGTTCTATATATCTCTCATCTAACGGTTCAGCTTTCCACCCAGCATCATCTTGGTTCTCTTCCTTCTTTAACCAAGTCTTCGTAACTATATTTTCTTTAGGGAAAACCGCTACAATACTACCCCGGTCAAAAGTTAAAATCACGGGTCCTTGCTGGCCATCCGCAACGTGAACACTTATTGTCCCATCTTCGTTAAGGGATACCACTTCACCTTTTTGGAAATCATCCAAGGTAACTGTATCACCCACAGCAACCCCTTCTTCATCAGTAGCTGTCTTTGGAGGGTCTACCAAACGATCTATAGATTCACTAGGCGGCTTGGTCTCGTTATACCAATTTGAAAGATCCTGGTTGTTGTTGGTAAAGTCTGATTCTTTTGGCATCTCTATCTTTGTCATCGTCCAATCATCACAATCTAAAGACTTATCAAACAATGCAGAGGCCTCTTTCTCCGCTTCTCTTTCTGTCCGATTTTCAATTGTATAAACATTAACCACTTCATTCCCTTTATAATATCTTACCTTCCAATCAAAATGCCCCTCTTGCCGAGCCGAAGACTTCTTCGTCTTTTCCTCTTCATACTCCTGCAACTCTTTCCAGTCAGCCGTTTCCTCTTCCACTAGATCCGGGACATTAATTGGATGACTGGCAATCTGCTCGTGCCCCACACCCTCAATATCTATCTTCACACCAAAAGTTTTCTCTGCATTGATTGACGCTTCCGACAATCTCTCGTTAGCCAACTCAACTATCAACTCTTCAACCAACTGGGACTTCTCGGTTAGATCTTTATCTGAACGGATAATCTCATCAAACTTGGTACTCTCCTTCAGGTCATCCTCAGATACAAACACTCTGATCCAGGCATCCAGGCTAAACTCAACTGGCCCATAAGACCTAGCTTTCTTCTCCATTAGCTCCACATCCCTCTTTGTTGGAAAAAGTCCAAGTTTTGATTCATTAGTTCTACTAACCTTCTTGTCATATGCTCTTCAAACTTTAAGGTTTCTTGCACATACCCCAAAGCCTTATCTTTTGAATGCCCCCGGAGTATTGCTTCCTTAATCTTAGAGACCGCATCCATAAAAAGCTTAATCAATCTCCCTTGTTCCTTTTTAAAACTTACCCTACCACCATGCAAACTCAAAAGCCGATCTCTCAGAGTCCTGTATTCTAAATTCTTCTCTGCCGACAATCTATCTCTCCCCTTAATATACTTTGTAACTATTTCTTTGACTGGATCCTTTTCCTTCTTCGTTTTCAATTCAGGTTTCAACCAATCCATTTATTCCTCCTTTGAGATACCCTCCTCAGTAAACGCCAACTCAGTACTGCCATCAGGGTTTTCTTTATAAACGCTATAGACCTCAGCATCAGTTATGTCCCTAGCCATCCGCTGGGCTTCTTCTATACTCTCTGCTTCAAACCCTTCCACTATCTCCCACTCAGACATCCCATCCTGTACACCAGTTATCTCAGCTGTAGGAGGGAGCATACCCGCCCACTCCTCATCATCTTCCATCGGGTGATGCTCTAGCCAGTGAAGAATATAATGCGTCCCCTTATGCATATTCAAAGGTATTTCTTCTTCTACCTCCGCCTTCTTCTCTTCCCCTTTAGGCTTCTGCTCTAAGGCTTCCAGTTCGTTCTCCAATTCATCCCAACTCTCCCACTCTCTTAAACAATTCGGGCACCAGGGCTCCTCTGGGAACAATGTAGTAAAGCCAACTTTCTGCCCGGGACCACAATCTGGACAATAGAAAACTCTTTTCTCCTTCTTAGCCATTAGAACATCTCCTTATAAAGTATCTATGGTTTCTAAGACCAATTCAAATAAGTCTTTACGATCTAAGCCATCCAGATCTTCATTCTCATATTTCCCAACCGTCGTGAGGAAATCCCCTATCGTCTCCGGAGGCATCAATTGCATATCTTCCACAGAGAGACGTTTTCTTTCTTTTTTAAGAATTGAAACCAATTCAGCAATAGTTCTTCCACTTGGATCCCCTAACCCTAAATCCTCAACAAACAGTCCCATTGCATAAGTTAGATCTGCTATCTGTCCCACGACTACCTCCCATACCAAACTTCAAAAGTCTTCCACTCAGGATCCAAGCTACCATCCGGCTCAGTGTGGCTCTCCAAGTCCCCCGGGTATACAGCCACCCACATCTTATCTCCACGATTGAGGGTATCTTTCTCTTCTTCTTCATCGTTGATCTCAACAAACTGGAACTCTTTACACATAAGGTCGGCATCCTTCCCATACTTGCGGAGGAACTCGTCCCAATGGTGTAGATAGAAATCAGCTTTCTCTCTACTTATCTTCTCACTCTTCCTGGCCAACTTTGTCCACTCCATTTGATCTCCTTTTTCTAAACAACCTCATAAATCCAAACCCGACCACAAACAAATAAGCCTCTGCGGTCATCTTGTTCCCGCAGAGCGGAGGTCCAGGATCGGGAGCGGGGGGAAAAAATTTGCCACCGCAATATTACTTATCGGACTCTTTATTCCAGCAGCATTAACACCTTTTATTGCAAAATAATATTTATTTAGATCAGCTATCGTAAATGTATAAGTCTCAGTAGCTCCAGGAGCTTTAGGTGTTGCTGTTGTTAGTGAAGTAGCTGCATCAAAGTTCTCAGGATTTATAGGAGAACCTGAATACTTTAATTCATAGCTTGTAACTGGACCAGATGCTGGATCATCATTATGAGCATACGGAGCAGTCCATGACAATGTCAATGTTGTAGCACCAAAAGCCTTAATCGCAATAAAGATAATCAACAAAGCCATCACAAATAAAGCAATTACCCATTGAATTCTAATTTTCATTGGTATGGTACCTCCTCTGGTTTTGGAACATTGTAGCCAGCAGCCCTCAAGCCTGCAAACCATTGCTCCACTTCTTTTAATTTTTTACTCAATCCGTCTATCCCGCCACCCCACCAAATATAATCCCGGTAGCCAAACAATATAACCCCTCCTCGAACCTCTGCCCCTTCTACCCTAAACATAGTCACCCTAAAACAAAGATTTGGGCAATCATCCCATACTCGCCATTGGTATCCGGCTTGGATATATCGCTTCGCCAGAGAGACGTTCTCTTCAAGGGGGGTATTAAATCCGTTGATAATCGGAGCACTACCGCCATTCCCCAAAATCGCATATACTAAAGGAGGATCCTTAATTGTATCCCCTACTTTAAGAGACTCTATTCCTGTCCCAATAATTGGAGGCTTTGGTGTTAAAGTGCCCAAGATTTCTTGAAAGATCTTTTTAGCCTTCTTCTGGCTAGGCCTCTTTTTCTTTAGAGCCTTTGAGAAATCAGAATCATACTGTACCTGGCCACGAGTGCCGTCTCCTTCAACTATAACCTTCTCACTCTTTCTTGCCTTCCCCTTCGGCTTTCGGTCCTTCATGTTCATTCTCCTTTTCAATCAGATCACCAACACCTAACAAATCAAAGGTGTTAAGTACCGCCTCAAATGCCCAGATAGCCCCATAGACAAAAGCGTTAATCTCATTCTCAGAGGGTTCGCCTTCGATCTCGCCCTCTACTATAGTCGCATCTATGTTCTCCGCCTCCCGGGCATATTCCTGCACCTTCTCATAAAGCTCTTTTACTTTTTCTTTTAAGTCAGCCATCTCGTCTCCTATTAATCCATTTGTTTTTCTTAAGCACCTTGCCGCAATCAGGACACCTCACATTGGGCGGGACATCTTTCATGCAATCTGGGCAGTAATACCCAAGCCCCTTCTGGTTAATGTTGTACTTGGTCACCTCATCCAGTCCACCAAATCCACCAGAGGCCGGAGCCGGAGTCTGTGCCTTTCTGTGCCAATTCATATTTACCTCTATAAAAACTCACTCATCACTGAGGCGATCTCTGTATCCAGCTTGCCATCCAAATCATTTATGTCAGTAAATCCCACATCTTTACTTTGTTTAAAGTATTCATTCCCAGAACCTGTCCGGAAATAAGGATTCTCCCAATTCACACTAGCTATTACCGTAAAAGATTTCTTTCCTTCCTTATTATAGAAGTAAACCTCCAGTTGGCACATAGCCACACAGCCTTCATCTCCATCACTTAAAGCAGCATTCTCCGCCTCATCTAACTTGTCCAGAAGAGGCTGTAATACATCTGTCGCCCCCGCTCCTGGATCAAAAGAGGTCTGCTTACTATCGCTAGCCGCCAGATCATTTAAAGCGTAATATATAGTCTCCCAGTTAGGATCATCAACCGGACCAAGCAATTTATCTATCGTTTCTTTCTCTTCCTCATAAATCTGTTCCGCCACATAATCTTGTAGAATTCTCCTTAACTCATCCAACTTGTCCGCAGCAGGCTTAGGAAAATCCGGGGTCTCATAAGTATAATCAAAAAAGAAACTACCTTGGACATTACCTTCCTGGAAACTCATAAACCCATCCCGGCTCTTATGCTCCCCTTCGGCAACGTTGACATCCCAAGTATGCTCTCCAAGCTTATCTGCCCAACGATTTATATAGTCGTCCACCTTCTTAGCCGCAAGCTCAATTACATCCCGGCCTATATAATCACTGGCAACATCTTCTTTATCTAAATATTCTATGGCTACTTTTTTTATAGACATTAGACACCCTCTCTATCTTTCATAAAATCTCCTATTCTTGATTAGCTTCCTCGGTTAAAAACCTTTGATCCCCTTCCACTGGCTCTACGTGATCACCCTTCTCCATCCTGGTTGCAGCAATGGCTTCGGCAGCATCTTCATCCTCTGCCTCTATGAGCCCAAAGTCTATATACGTTTCCCAGAGATATTGCACATGGAATTTAGCCATTATTTCTCCTCCTTATGCTTCTCTAAATAATTCACAACAAAATCTTGCTCATCCCCCAGAACATTCTCATCTTTATCTGGATTGAAAACCTCAACAGTAGGCATCCCTGTCAACTCATCATCATTGATCATAACTGTGTAGGAGTTCCCACTATATGGACTATCCGGCATATCGTCAATGTCTACCGCCCAAGCTTCTTGTATCCCCATTAACTCAACAGTCATCTTAAACCCCCATCTCTATATCTTTATTAAGGAATCTCTTAACGTCTTGTGTGGCCACACTAATGTTAGTCAGGGTCTCTTTCATCCTACCCGCCTCTAACCGGATCCCGGCCAACTCAACGTCAGTGGTGTCTACCTTATTCTCCCGCAAAATAGAACAAGCCTTCACCAAGTCCTTACCATCTTTCCAGTAAGTTAGGTAATACAAAGCATCTTCTAAAGGAGTGATAGGCTCTTTGATTGATTCCTTGACTATCTTCAGATCCTCAGCAGCTACCTCAACCAGGCCAGAGTTATATTCAGCTATAGCATTGGAGACCTTTTCTTCCAATCCCGCCTCTATCACTTTACGGTGAGACAGCTCATCCACAGAATGCCAGACCTTCACTAAATCCTCAGTACCTTTATAATTCTCCAAGATCTCCCTGCAACTAGAACACAGAGCAATCTTGTCCGCAAATTCACCCAGGGAGGCAATAGTATTACCATCAGAGTCGGCAATCTTTATGTTTGCTGATACGCCACAAACATACATATCGCTGGCGATCTTATCGGCAGCCTCTTTGGTTTCATATTTCTCTTCCTTCTCAAACCATTCACCTGAATCAAAATATCTTATTAGGTAAGTCATATTTGCCCCTTTTTTGGTTTGTTTCTTTTCGGCCACTTCCTTTATGTAGCCAACCAGCTCACTTGCATCAACCTTACCATTACTTACCGCTACCTCAATTTCCTGCTCCGGCTCATCCTCCCAGCTAAAAATCATATGCATTACTTCTGTTTTTGGCTTATACTGGAAGGAAGTCATAACTTCTGTAATATCCGGCAAATCTTTTATCTTCGGGCTATCTACAACCGTCTCTTTACCTTCTTGATCTACTAAAGTTAAAGTATACCCTTCTAAAATGGTATCCTCTGGGGTTTGGAAATAGTCACCTTTTGACCAAGAAACCGGATCCCCCTCTTGGTCCGTCAATTTAACTGAGCGATAACCCTTTGCCAGATCTTCATCTGCTATATCCCCGGTAAAGTAAACATCTACTAACCAGAAGAAACCAAACCCTTCAATATTAATATATGGCCCTTGATACTTATCAAATTCCCTATGGCTGGCTTCAAATCCTGCAGCCTTTATCTGTTCAACGATTTTGTCGAAAGTCTCTTTGTCGTAATCCTGGTCGGCTTCGCCAGTAGCTTTCTTCCCCAACTCTTCTTCTGTAATCTGCTTCTCTAAGATTGCCTTTAATTGTTCTCCCAGGTTGCCTTCGTCGTCAGTAAGTTCATACCGATCTTCCAGTTTATCAAGAGTACCTTGATACCAATTATCTTCTTCCTTTGTCTGAATAACACTTATGTCTTTATCAAGTTCAACCCACCTGCGGAGTTCTTCATCAACTTTAGACTGTCTCACAATAGTCATATCCATCGCCCCACTAACCTTTTTATGGAACTGAATCGTATTAAACCCTAGACTTCCCATTTTACTTCTCCTTAAGAAGTTTAATTGTTTTACACCATCCCGGGTGGAATTCCACCCTTCTGGAGAACTGTTCCTTCCGCATTAAGATTGGATCCTACCACTTCACCTTCTTCAGTTGACTTGGATGTGTAAACTGAAAGGTCTGCAAGTATTTTAACCATTCCAGCTAACGAATATGCACGGTCATCATGGCCATCCACCGGGTGATCTATCTTCATATCCTTTATATTCTGCATCTGCTTCAACTGCCCTACTAATTCCATGTCCGGAAGAATCTCTATCTGCTCTCCATAAAACCTGTCTCTCGTAGTCAACCAATCTTTAAATTTAACCGAAGTGACACTGGAAAAATGCCCCTCTCTCACTAACGCTTCTACAATCGCATACGATTGCCAGCGATCAAAGAAAATCCCAGCCACCTGGATAAGTTTACAAATATCTAATAACACTTCCTCCACATTACTCAAAGAAACTACCACGTTGCGTTCCGGGATTGGATTCCAGGCCGTATGTGCATCTAAAATTATTCCACCAGTCTCCTCATCTAAATGACCAATGGACAAAGCCGCACTGTCTCCACTCCGGCCTAAGTCAACCACAATCACATAAAGAATATTAGTTACTCCGCAATTCACAGAACTGATCCGCTTTAACACATACTTCTGGCCAAACAAATCTTCATCTTCGTATTCTTCAAACTCAAAGATCGGCTTGCGAACCCTGTTGACTGCCAAATCAATCATATGTGGCCGGGTGAACAGTGGAGATTCCGCCTCATTAGCGATGCAGCAATATTTAATCAAAGAGTTTTCCGGATGAAACTTAAATTCATCTTGAAAGTCTACCGGAACATCCATCCCGTTATATTTAAAGGTTTGATTCGAAAAATATCTCTTAGGCTTTACTTCCCAGGTCATTGCCTTGTCAGTGTATACATTCAAGTTGCTCTCATACACCTTAAGCGTTCTTTCAATAAAATCATCTTTATATCTAGGGAACGACATCATAACTGATTTATATTTCATGCCAAAACGAGAGGTCGCCGAGGACCTCAACATATCAAACATTTTCTGAGCATTGTGAGTCTGGGTCCCATCCCGGAAGGCACTAGCTTCATCCATGATCCAAACCAACAAGTTGGTACCTTCATATGATTCCTGGCTACTATTCCCTGAGAAGACCCGCACCCCTTTAGGAAAGACAATGCCGTCCGCCCGGATCTGAACATGGTCTAAGAACACCCCATCTTTCTCTTTGCTGTTCATTGAGGCACCGGAAAGCTTTATATGATAATTCTCCATCAACCATTTCCAGTTCTTTACTTTCGTCCTAAACCTGTCAAAGAAGATACCTGAGGCTTGCTTTTCAGTGTTAGCTATATTCAATATATCTATCGGCTCGCCGGACCCCTGGCCAAGATATCTCTGAGGATTCTTTAGATTCAACAGCACATAAACCATATAACAAACAAATGCCCAAGCTACCGTATCTTTCCCTGCCCCCTTACCCCACTCAAGCACAGCCATATATCTATTGTTAAAAAAGAGCTTATCTCTTTCCACACCTAACATATATTCTATAGGGCCATACTGACGTTCAGAGAAAGGCTCAAAGTTCATGTGATCTGGAGAGGTTACAAATTCCCGGAAGCTTATTATCTCTTCCCCTATCCAACCATCCTCCAAAGTCTCATTCACTCTTGCCCGGCTAATTAAACTCTCATAAAATCTAAATTCAGGTTCCGCCTCATATGTTCCTGTCTGTAAGCTCATATATATCCATCACTTCTATTCTTCGTAAGTTCTTTCAGCAAAATCCATCAAGTCGTCTACCTCTTTGTGTATGTGCATTCTTAATCTTTTAATGTTCGTGTCAGTTAAAATATTCACAGGCAACGAAAGCTTCCCGTCTGGTGTCGGGAAGTCCTTCCCGGTATACACCGCCAACTGGCACAAACATTTATACAACTTCGGTATTTTCTTTTTCATTCTCAATCTCCTTCGGCTTCTCCGCCAATTGTTTGATTCGCTCTTCCAAGACTTTGATCTCCTGCTGGTCGCCTGAGGTCAACAGCCTGGTATATAAGAGGATCGCATAGATCCTACGCAACCCCTGCTTTGTATGTGCATGCCAGTAAACTTTAATCATTGGCGTCTGCATCATCACACTCTGAAAAAGATCCCACTGGTTTACCTTAGGAAAAGGTAAATGCTCTATCTTCTGCATCACTGCCAGATAATCAGAAAACTTTGTCTCCGCACTCATCTCGGCATCTATTAGTTCACCTTCCTCTAATTGTGCCAGGAGTCCAGGGAGCCCATTAAGATCTGTCAAATCAACTTTACGGACGGCTAGTTCTTTCATTCTTCGCCCTTTTCTTTTCAGGTTGATACACTTCTATAAAGAACAATCTACCAAAGCATCCAGTCTCTACTGCCGCCTTAAATTCTTTCTTAGATAACTTAGGGGTCTTTGACCATCTAACCGCTTTACTCATTTGCCCTCTCCACAACAAAGAACAATCTAACTACCCTATCATCTAACGCACTGTCTCCACTATCCACTGCTTCCGGATACTCCTCTTTAACTGCCGGGAACATAATCTCAGAGACCAACGTCTTAAACATCTGACTGTCCTGCTCAAAGTAAATCTTTACATCTTCGTCCACAGTCATCTTGGCCACGCCATCTAAATAAGAATGACTAGGCTTTGGCCCACCTAAGACTTCCGGATCCCCAGGATCCGTCAACGTCTCCGGGGTTGTTTCTATATCTATATTGTCAGTAGCCTTATCTAATATTTCCGCTAGATGATCCCAATCTAATTCTGGCATATTATCCACCAACCTCTCGGCCAATTCTTCCCTCTCTTTTGCTCCCCAAACATCTAACCCGCTTTCCTTAGCCACCTTTTCAACTTTTTCCCAATTTACCAATTCAACCATTTTATTCCACTGTCCTTACAAACTTAGGATCACTAGTTTCATCCTTGGCTTCCCATTGGTCGATCCACACTTTACCTTTAGCGTCCAGGTTGTCTTTAAGGTATTGGGTACGGAAAGCTTTAGCTTCTTCCAGGTCGTCAAACGAATCAAGGGTAATTGTCCCCAGTTCATCATCACTCAGGAAGACTTCATACCAACTCTCTAAAGACCCACCCTGAAAAACTTTATCGTTTGCCATCTTATCCCTCCGCCGATTCTACGAATACTGTAAGATCTATTAAAGTAAAATTGCCCATACCAGTTATGTCCCCCTTCTCATCCGCCTCATAATCATAAAATCCTCCGGCCACCGCCTTCCCAGTTCCTACAATCTCATCACCCTGGAAGATCTCAAAGCCCATTTCTATATGGCCAAATCCTTTTAATCCACCTTCTTCTTCTCTGTCTTCTATATATCCCCAATCAGCCCCAACAGGCTGAATCACATTAAACTCACCCTCTACCGCCCCCTCTTTCTCTAACAATAATGTAACGTTTTCCAGGATAAGATTATCCACCAACTCAGGTGGTTCTGCCTTTACCGTCTCATCTATATCTACCAACTCATACTCACCAGGTTTAACCTTTGCCATCAGCCTTTGCTCCTTTAATTTTATCATACACTTCCTGGCTTACTACTACCCACCACTGGTCGCCTTTCAGAAGTGGAGAAACGCAGATCTTCATCCCAAAAAGATTTCCTATTTCATTCCAATATTTACTCATAGCCTTGTCAACAGTCTGATCTAAAAACTCTATAGTATGTTTATCTAATTCCGGCACAGGCTTTCCAAACGTTTCACTGGATGCCGTACTGAGCAGGTCAACAGGTTCTTTCTCCTTATCCATGTGGAACCACCTTCTCCAGCTCAACACTATCCTTTTTAATTTTTGTAAGCTTCCATTTACGCCCATCCAAGTCATATATCTTTCCCAATTCTGGCTTGCCTTGGTCACCAAGATCTCTCACATAACACTCTGCACTCATATGCCAGGTACAGCCAGACTCATAACCTTCATCTATCTTTTTCTTAAACCCCATCAGCTCAGCGTAAGTAAGCTTATCAACAGTCTCTGCAAAGTTATGCGGGCCAAGAGGAGGATTGTCTTGCCTAAACCCATTCTCTCCCATCCATATCCACAGCAATGTCGTAAGACTCTCAGCCTTATACTTATCGCCTGGGTAGAATATATATGTTAACTTCTTAAATATGTTAGTGTCTTTCTTTAACTCCGTGAACTTCCCATCAGTAAGCTCATAGTTTTCAAAATCTTTGCCAGAAAAACCAAGAAAGAAAGAGTCCAACTCTTCCCCTTTTATTATTTGACTACTCTTAACAACCTTATCGCAAAGTTCTTCCATCTTTGTTTGCAGATATTTAAAAGTCTCAGGGGCCTTCTCTGGGAGTTTAGCTAATCCAGTACCTACCCCATCCTCTGGGAGAACCACAGTAACCCCATCACGGACCTTAGCAAAAGCCTCATCAATCGCCTTCTTGTTCTCTTCTAATTCCAAGTCTGTCATATAAGCCGATTCATCTGTACCTGGAGACTTCTTTGTGGGGATCCCTATAGCATTCAATTCTCCCCGCATCTCTTTCGCCTGGCCACCCAACCCTTCGTGCTTCAAGTTATCTCCAAAGAGAAACAACCAATCACGATGCTTCTGGAGATCTTCTCTGCGTATGAACTTCTGCCTTATCAATTCTATGCCCATTTTTCGTTCTCCTCTTCATTCGTCTTGTTATTCGTTGGCAAGACTTTGTGTCTATACATCTATAAGGCTCCATGTGATGCAGATGCCCTTCAATATTTAAAACCGTTTCCGTTTCTCTCCTACCACAATAAACACATCTCCTCATTCTATCTTCCTGGTTCCGGCCACAAATTCCCTCAATGCTAACACTAACTCTTGATCCGTAACGATCTTCCGGCCTTTATAGAATATGTCGCCGTTGTAACAAATCTTTAATATATCTTTACCAAAAACTATATCCGCCTTAGATAGATCAGTAAGGCCAACGATGACACCCTCTTCAATATGTTCCCGAGGCAAGGTCTGTATAGTTGCATTTATGAAAGCCGCATCCACCTCTTTCTGTGTAGGTTTTACAAAAGGATCTTTACGGTCGCTATAAGACAACTTCCATCCACATATACATTCAAATTCATAACTTTGGGGATACAACAGGTCCCCCCGAAGTCCATTCTTTTGTGTTTCCCCACACTTAGGACACTTCATTTGTGCCCCCTCTTCACCTTCTTTTTCCCTAACAAACCACCAAGTGTCTTGATCTGGAAATCTATCTCTTCATGCAAATATTTCCTCAACTCCTCGACATCTTCCTTTTCTATTACGCCCTGCCGCACACAAACATAATCAGTACGGTTAGAATCAAAACTACTACCAATCTTCCAGTAAGTAGGGTTGATCATATAGCCAGGATCCCCCTCAATATACACATCGTTTATTTTGACCGCTGGCCCAAGAACTTCCCTAGTAGACCCTACTATATACAGACTAACTATCGCTTGGCATCCTTGTCTCATTCTCATTCTCCATTCATTCATTAAAGTCAAGTCAGGTTATTATTTACTTGCTTATCTTACCTTGTCCCGCCTCAAATGGATTCAAAGCACACCTTTCTCCTCCACCAGTCCAGGCATGAGGCTCTTCTAACGTATCACAAAGAAAACCTATAGTTTCCTTAACGTCTCTTTCTAAATCCACAGCTGTTCCCCACACAATAGATTCCACCATATCTTTGACAGCCTTTCTTTGAACCGGATCAGTTATAGCCCCATCAACAACTGTCAATAGCTTCCCTACCATATGTCTAATTCTCTCTCTTTCTCCGTCATGTATTAATAGAGAAAGCTGTCTTAATCTCCTGCCTAATTCACTTTCTGGTACTTCCGATTTACCACTTGACATGACTACCTCCTTGACTTAACTACACTCGACTTAACCTGACTTGACTTTAATATTTAAAGCCCCCGAAGAGATTTGAACTCCCGACCCGCAGTTTACAAAACTGCCGCTCTACCACTGAGCTACAAGGGCAATTCTACGGCGTAGCTGCCGGAGCAGTATTAATCGGCAACACTACCACTAGACCTACACCCACAAACCACTTCTGAATTATCGGATCAGCCGGATCCTCCGATTCAGATTCATAAAAGAAGTTCCTAGAATAAAACGCTACTAGCTGTAAATTACCCGGGAGCTTATATTCCCAACCAAACTTATTACATATCCCTATCAGATTCGCCCCTATTGCTACCAGAGGTGCCTGCCTTGATCCATTGCTCAATCCCCCGATGTCAAGAGAGAGAAGATTCTTTATATTAACCACCGAGGCCTCAAACCCACCGTAGACTCGTGAACTCTTAAAGTCGTAGTAGTTGCCCAGGTTAACTGAGGACAACCCTAAGGTCAACCCTGGCACTGGCTCAGCTGACAGCCTGAACTCAGCTTGTGCCGTATTACACCCTAAGAACACAGAGCAGAACACCACCAAACTTAGAACTAAAAGCATCAATCTTTTCATAGCACCCTCCCTTTTTTCATTCTAACTATTTACCAAAGAGCCACTCCAAATCAATCTCTTGCAACCTGTTCCTTACCATATCATCATCCGTAAAGACAATCCCATAACCATCCAGCATATCCAGAAGCTTGATTATCTTATCGTCTTCCGCCTTACCAACCTTAGCTTCCTTAATCCAAGTCATCTATTCCCCCTTAGAATTGTTCGTGGTACAAGGCACCCTTTTCCATTGCCTCTTTGAAGTTGGTCTGCCCCGGATCCATAAATTCTTCCGGGGTCAACTCCTGCTCTGAGTCATCCACCAGGCTGAGGACATACATCAACTCACCATCCCAAGCTAAATGATAACTCGCCTTCCCGCCAAAGTTTAACTGAATAATAAAATCAGCCCCGCCATCCCGGTTGGACAATTTCTTCACTTCCTCAAAGGTCTTCACTTGTGTATACTTAGGTTTCTCAGCTTCCCGCAACCAATTCATATTATCTCCCCTTAGGTTTGTTTACTACCAACACTGGGATCTCGGGGATCCCCAATTCCTTGGCCAGGTACGCTCTGTTTCTTCCCTCTTGGCTCAACCTACCGCCAGAGTAGTCCAGCCAGGGCATTGGAAGTTTCTCTCCCCGATCTACCTTTGCCTTCATATATTCAATGCTACTCTTTGTCTGTTCTTGATAAGGTATCTTCTCTAAGTATTCATCCGGGGTCATATACACAATCTCTCCTACCAACCCCTTCACTCTTGCCATATAATCTTTCAAGTCGGCATACTCACCGCCACCTTCGTAGGGCTTGTCGCCGATCAAAGCATCCAGATTTGTCTCAGTCTCTAATTTAAAGATCTCTTGTGTTGCCTGCCGAAGCCAGCCCATCTTCCCTCCACTCAAACCTGTGTTCAAAAGGTTGAGAATTCTTTCCCTCTTCCAAAAGGAATCTAAGCCCACACTTCTCTATCTCCCCTACAGTAGTAAAAATATCTTCAAGGCGATTTGGCATATTAACCCAAACCTTGCCGCCCGGAGGACTTCCTTTTATGTGATCTTCAACAGCAGCAAATTGTTCTTCCGAATGTACGCCAAAACCAAACCCACCATTGTAAGCAGCAAAGACCCGGATCCAACCACTCTTGATCATCGCCAACATCAAGACATCGCCCTGCTTATAACATTCATTCTCCAGACCCACTCCAATTACCTTCCTCACAAAATCAATATTGTCCCCCAACCAATCTATGTGAGGTTCACGTAAAGGAAGAAATTCGCCCTGAGGATTTATCCACCCTATTTCTTTCACAGGTGCCCCCTATACCTTCTTGTAAACTACCTTCCCATTCTCCCAGATTATTAAAGGGCGGCCCGACTTCTTGTGCTGCCTGACTACCCCTCTGACCGCAGCCTTCAAGGCTAGCACTGCCTTGTCCTAGAGAGTCAACCTTTTCTTCTTTCCCATATTATTCCACCCTATATACTTTAGAATCCGGATACACCAAAAGCCTCTTGCCGAGCATCCCTTCTTTAGAGGGTTCAACATATACCCCAGTATGATCATTCACTTTTTCCAGTACAGCCTCTTGACGCTCTCCTACATAGGTAGCATTGAACTTCTCACCATTCTTCAGGTCTCCAAAGTTTACAGGTTCCTCAGCCGCCTTAATATTATCAGCCTTTAACCAACGCATTATTTCCTCCACCGATTTTCAGCATTGAAACATTCAGAAGTTCTCTTGATCTCAGTAGGACTATTCTCCAAGAGCTTCTCAAACAAAGTGCAAGAGTAAGAACCGTTACCGCCACTCAGATATTGGCAATTGGTACCGCAGTTAAAATTATTGAACTTCTCAACCGAGACTTCATAGATTACGGCAATGTCAACAACCTCTTGCTCCTTTGCCGCCTCCTTCACCCAACCCATATGTTTCTCCTCCGCTCTCCTAATCTGCTGCCACTTAGGATCTACCCGCAACCACTTCCAATGTGCGAACCTTGTCGGCTTACTCATCAGAAGACATATCTATCCCGAATTCTCCCTCCAGGATCACATCTATTGCCTTACTCATTGCCGCAGCCTCGCTCACATAAGAGCCACCCTCATAGACCTTCTTATCGTTTTGATATACCCCCAAGCGATAACCATACCCCTGAAGGCCGGAACCCTCATTCTTAATGATCTCATATTCCCATTTACCAAACTTATATTCCAACCGCATCCCGTCTCCCTAGAAGAAACTGTAATCTACCTCTAATTCCATTTTCTGTAAGATCTCCCTAACCTCTTCCTTAGTCTCTTGATCCTTAATCGCATCAGCCTCTTTAAGGGCTAGTTGTCGGTCATTCTCATCGCCTACAAAAAAGGTATGCATATCATTTAACCTGTCGCTAAACCAATCCGCCGTCATACCGCTACAGCTCATAAGTTTTGTATACTCAGTTTTCCATACACCTAAAGCCATATTATTTTGCCCCCTTCTCAATCTTCTTCAACTCCCAATTGTTAATCAACCATTCAACAAAAGTAAAGATAGCATCCTTCTCAAACTGCATCTCGTAATCAAAGTTTCCTTCCAGGTCAGTTTCTAAAGCATCCCGGAGATCCGATTCTTTTGGGGGTTCGTATCCCTGTTCCCTGATCATTTCTTTGATCGCTGCGACCGCCTCCGATGAAACATTTATCGATAGTTGCATGCCCATTTATTTCTCCTCCCCAATCTTATCTAATTCTCCTGCATCAACTAGTTCAGTAAAAAACTCTATCAACCCTTCATGATCAAAATGAAACTCCATTATTTCTTCCGCCTTTATCTCTAAAATCTCTTGTAGAGCTGATTGATCAAGCGGTTCATATCCATTAACTTTTAACATCCTTTGGATATTTTGTATATTCTCTTTGCTAATGTTTATCGTCAACTTCATCTTACCCTCCTGTTGACTTCATCATTTAATTTATTCCTACTATCCCACCAAAGGTCGTGTGCGTCTTCCACATTATACTTTACACCCAACTCAATCATTCTCCGTTCAATCATCTCTATGGCCGTGACCAAAGCTTTATCGTAATGCGGTTCGTTGCAATACCTGTCAGTGGAATTGTCTTTATAGATTATATTGTAAGTGGTCTTCTCCGGATTCTGCCTCATTACCAAGATCCCATTAAAGCTGCCTACTTGAGCCTCCCACCAGTGTACCGGGAGATTGTCTGGTCCCCAGAGAATCTTGCCTTCCGGAGATCTATTGTGTGTCCAATTAATAAATGCGACTTCCTGGAATTCTTTACGTGGTCTCATTTGATTCCTTCTTCTTTTCTCTTACCACAACTATCTTTACCGTCTCGCCTGAGTAGTCTTTCATTAAAAAGAAATTTAGGGAATCCAACCCTAGAAGATCTATTGTGTACCAGCCTAGGTCGCCTTCTTCCTCTGCCTTCTTTATCCAGGTCATATACCCCTACTTCCCTGTGCTGGTGTCTACCAACTCTTGTCTTTCATAATCATTCAGTGTCCCGTCAAGGTCTTTAGCTGCATCCTGAGCTAACTTGAAGATCTTATCTATATTTGCCGAAGCCAACTCATGAGCCTCACTTTCATCTTCTGCCTCAACCAACACATTCCCATAAAACACAAACGGCATCTGGTATTCTTTCTTATTAGAATCCTTCGCCTTCTTGATCCAGCTCATTTAGGTTCCCCCCCTACTTCTTTCTTCCCGGCTGCGTCTTCTTGTACTTGCTCCGGATCTAATTTGTTTAATAAAGTCTTGAATTCCGACACATGGGTCTTCTCTTCTTTGGCTACCGACAACATAACCTTCTTGATCTCTGGGTCATCAGTCATATCAGCGAACTGTTCATAAAGGTTGATAGCATCCAACTCAGAGATAATAGAGACCCTGAGCATCTCCTTATCCGCATTAGCCGGATCTATCTTGCCCAGGTCTATTGGTGTGGTTGAAAGGTTAGCCTTTGTCCAGTTCATTGGTGGAATGCCTCTTCTGCCTTAGCGATAGCCTGCTCTAATCCTTGGATAGTAAGAGCCTTGTGATCTGAGGACTGGTGTTGGCCGGGGTATTCCCCTTTAAGCTCATTCAAGGCACTAACGCTAGCATTATATAAATCTGTAGCAACATCCACAAGCGTATCAATCTCTTTAGATGGTACCATAGCCGTCTTTATCCAGTTCACTATTCTACCCCCTGTGCTTTAGCGTCAGCTATAGCACCCTTTAAATATTCAATAGTTTCTTTCCGGTTCTCTTTATTTGAGTGTGGATTCTCAAGCTCATTTAATGCATAGACACAACCTGTATATAACTCTCCTACAAGGGCTACCTTTTTTAACTCATCAGACATTACTTCTCCAGGACGCAAAGCGGTCTTTGTCCAGTTCATTTTATCGATCCCTCCGCCTCAGCGATCACACCTTTGACCGCTTCATAGGCTTCATTTAATTCGTCCCAGTCATTACCTTCCCGCACCAGATCGCCAAGCACAGGCAGAGCCTGATATAAAGCCCCAAGCATCCTCGATGCCAAGGCGGCCAATTGGGCTTCCTTTATTCCAGCTTCCTTTTTAGTCCAACTCATATAATCTCCTTAGTCCGCAGGTTGAACATCAGATTTATTAATAAGCTCTTTGATCTTCTCATACATCTCTTCTATGGCTGCCATATCAGATTCTTTCACTACCGCAATGTTCGGCTCCATGTCATTGACAACATCCCAGTCCTCATAATCAGAACGACTTACCTTATCGGCGGTATCAGCCAACTCTTCCCCGCCGATAAACTTCTGCTCAATCTCATCGGCGTAGGCTACAACCACATACCCCTCAGGGGCCCGGCCTACATATTTATTATCTTTAATGTCAGCATTGCTTCCCCCATCAGCCTTCTTTACCCAACCCATTTAATCCTCCTATATAAACTCTTCCACAGAATATAAATTCACTTCTTCAGGTGTCGCTGGAACGATCTCTTCAAACTGGAGGCTGTCTTCCACATAATACTTTGGCAGCTCTACATTCTCTACTGTCTGTTTGGCTATTGCCTCATCAGGGGCCTCTACCACATAAGCCAATTGGACATTGACTACCACCTTATATTTCTTCCTTGGAATATCAGCTTTCTTCACCCAATTCATATATATCCCCCTAAAGATTTAAGAACTCTTTACTTCTCTTATCTTTCTCTTCCGGACTAAGAGAATTCCACTCTTCCATTTTCCCCCTTAAGTATTCGGCTTTCTCCGGATCTTCTAATGTCTCGATCCCATAAAAGTTTTCATCACAATTTAAACAAACATATGGATATTCTTTCTTCAAGTCTTCGTCAGTCTCTTCCTGTAGAGGCTCCCCACACTTAGGACACCAGGCACCTTTCTTCCCGCCTGCCGCAGCCTCTTTCTCTTCAAGGTCTTTCCCGCCAGTTACTATGGTATATATTCGATCAAAGAAATCATCATACTCTTTAACGGTTTTAAATGCAGGTAAATCTTCCATCAACATATCCATTACATAATTAGCAATGTCGTCAGCATCAGGGGAAACTCCCGTAGGCAGAGACTCATAATACTTCCAGCCTTCCTCGGCCAAGCGTTGGACCTGCTCCTCAAACCCCTTATCTCCAGCTTCCTTTACCCAGTTCATATTGTCCCCTCCACTACTAGCTTCCTTACCACCTAACCAATTTTTATAACCCCTTAACATATCCATAACAGAAACATTCTCATCTGGAGCATTCTTTACGAGAGCCTCATCAATCTCCCTGTTATTGTGGGCTCGCCATATAGCCTCAGCCAAAGCTTCATTTTTACTAACCCAAGGAAAACTATCATAAATCCATTGGCGAAACTTATGAAACTCTTCTGCATCAGAAGCCTTTACCCAGTTCATATTGCCCCCTAATTATTTATCCACCCCAGCCATACTCTCTATCTCTTCTTCCAGGTCTTTGATCTCAAACCTCAGGTTTCCTATCTCTCGCAAGAAAACCCTGGCTTGCTTGTCCGTGAACTTAACACTTTTCTGCCCGGCCAACTTTTCAATCTTCTTCCATTCGGCTTGGGTATATATTTCCTTTTTCATCTAATCTCCTATTTAAAGAACTCTATCATCATATCTTCAAACTCAGTCTTAAATCCCCGGGCTTCAAATGTCCGCTTTATACCCATCAAGGTCTGAGCTTTCTCTATACCCTTAACCAGCTCCTCAGCCTCATGCCTACCTGTCAGCTTCCTCGCTACCTCTTTAGCAACCTGCCGGAGCTCTTCAAATCTTTCCATAGACAATCCTTTGTTCCAATTCACCTAAGACTCCTCTGCCTTATTCTTAAACTTGGTCGTCTCCAACCACTTGACCGTATTCAAGAAGATCTGCTCCAGTTCGTCCGAATAACCAAACCGCTCCTTGTTCATCTTAATGCTCTTCATTATATCCCCATCGCCATGCCGCATTGAGGCGGCCTTCCAGTCCACGATCATCTCGATCAGGTCTACCAGGTTCATTTCCTTTATACCATTCTTAAAGTACTCCGGGTGATGCCTGTTGTTTCCCTGGTGATGATCTATGGCTGGCTTGATCTCTTTCATTATCGCTTTATATTCCGGCGATCCATATGTTATCCCCCTAAGCTTAGGAGTGGCCTGGTCATAATATCCAACCTCAGGTTCCTCTAGCTTGGTCTGGTCATGATCTATCGCCCTATCTAAAAGTTCTTTAACTACCGCAGTCAAACCATTCCTTACTGTTTCTATATGACGCATAGTCATAAACTTACTGTTAACTTCTTTAGTCTCAGTCTTCTCTATTTTGTCTTTGGTCCTGCGTTTTCCTTCATCAGCCCTGCGTTCCCAGTTCATTCTGTTGCTCCTTCAGAATAGGTGATATGAATCACTTCTCCTTCTTTCACTTCTTTTAAAGGAAGTTTCTTTTTGAATTTATCTATCAATAGTTTAAACTCTTCATAAGATACTTTACTTAAAGCTCCTTTTGTGTCCTCGTAAATAGGTAAACCAGGAATGCCTGGGATCTTTGTTATAAGCTTTAACCCCTTCTCCTTCGCCAGGTAATCCGTAACGTAGCACCTAAATACTGTTGACTCTAAATTTGAAAGCCCTGGCACCGCTACAGATAATTTAAGCAACCCATTCGCACTATCTCTGCATTCCTCATACACCTTCGTCTTTTCTAGTTCGTTCATTCACATTCTCCTTAAAGTATTGATCTATCTCTTCCTGTGTCACCCGGGCATGTGGATCTTTCCGCTTCTGCCAATCCATCTCCCAGCCACAACCAATAACCCTTCCGGCAATCTGGATCGTTTCACACCTTACAAATTTCAATGGAGGTGAAAGCAACTTATCTAATTCCAACAACTCCATATGGCACACCGGGCACACTAGGCCAGACTTTACTAGATCACCATGCGGTACTGTATAATATCCCCACATTCCCTTTACCCCTTCAACCTCTTGTAATAATCGCAGTCTGCGATCACACCCTTACACCTTGTCTCCCCAGGGTCCTTCTTGCTGGAAGGCTTCCTGCTGCATCCCCCAATTCCGCCACCACCACATATAATCAGATACGGTAAAGGCCTGAAATATCCACAAGGTCTGTCTTGGCTTACTTTCATCTTCTCTTTCATTCTTCACCTCTAGATGTGTACTTTGTCAATATAATTCCATAGACCAAATACCTTTAACAACCAAATGACCATCACCACAACCACCACAATATTCAAGAGCTTCTTAATGCTCGCAGCCATCGGCAGATAACTATTGGCTAGCCAGAGCAAAATCCCAACTACCACTATTACTAAAACAATCGTTAACAAAGACATAACCCCTCCCTACTTCTTCTTCTCCAGAACCTTCAAGATCTTTATGGTCTTCTCAAAGTCTGGATCTCCCGGCACCATGAACTCTATCCCATAGTGAAACAGGAGAATGTTGAACTTCTTGTCCAGCCCGGATTTCTTTGCAAACCTGCTTACCTTATCAAAGTGCTTTTGGCTGGGGATCCACTTAGCTTCCTTATCCCCTAACTTGATCACCAAGGTTGGGCGGCCTTCCTTGTATTCAAAGTCCTCTATCTGCCTGGCCTCTTCAAGCTGCTTCTCCAGGTTGACAATCGCCTGCAAGTCCGCTTTACCTTTCTCTACCAGACACTCTATATGCATATTCAGTTCGGCTCTTTCCTTCTTCCAATTCCAGTTCCACATATTCATTCCCCTTTCATTCAAAGATTAAGCTTTGTCCCATTCAGTTTTATATTTCTCTATACCCTGTATAATTAATGCCATCTGCTGTCTCTCAAGCTCCATTGTTTCTTCTATGAGCTCTATCTGCTGGGCATACCTTTTAAGATTGTTAAGACAACTCTTGTGCCGGAGCTTCTCTTGCTCCACCCAAATCTTTGCTTCCTTCGTCATCTTCATTTCATTCCTCCTTCATTCGTAGATCGGTTCTTCCTCTGTAATCAAAGCCCGGGCTAATACCAGGCCATTATATAATCCACGCATATAATCGTCTGTCTCATTATCCTTCTGTTGAATAGCAATTAAATTATTTAGATCTTCTAACACCTGTTCTACGGGGATCATTATACCTCTCCCTAAACTCTTTATATAAAATCATTGTCTCTTCGGCTATGGCTTCCGGCGTTCCTATCTCAGAGAAGTCCAACTGTTTGACTATCCGTTTATACTTCCTCAAAACCTTCTCTATCGCCTTCCGCTTTTCTTTATCCATTCTATGAATCCTCCTGCCTGAATGACGTAGCCATTACCCCACTATCATCAGTAGGATCAACCCCAACTACTGCCAGCCTAATCTTCTCTTTCGCTTCCCATGCCGCCTGATCAGCTGCCTTAACGTCTATCAATTCTTTCAACTCCGCAACTCCTTCTGTCAAAGACCTGATGTATGCAGCCATTGCGATAAAGTCTTCTTCCCCCAACCGCCGCTCTAGACATCTGACATTCGCCTCAATGGCAGCCAACTCATTCAAAAACCTTTCCTTAAATTTCCTCTTTATGTCCATGTTCATTCTCCTCTCATTCTATGCCAACAAGTCTTTCCACTCTTCATTTGGGATCTTAGGCACCTCTGAGCCAATACCTTTCTGTTGCTCCTTGAACCATTCCGGCCTGAGGTAAGCTTCTATCAGAGGATCTAAGTTGAGGATCCTGTCCATCTCTTTGGCTTCCTCTGGGGTACACCTCTTATAATAATCGTCTAGATTCTTTCTGGCACGCTTGAGGATCTCTTCAAAGGATTCTGTCATATCTCTTCCTCTATCCAAACCTTCTTCCAGATCCGCTGGCCGTCTTCCCCGTCTATTAAAATAAAAGGAACACCTTCTACCGTTTTGTTTATACCATCCTCAAATTCTTCCCGGGACATTCTTATCTCGCCATTCACAATTTTCATTTCATTCTCCTATTCAATAGGTTCGCCAGTCTTCTCGTGCCACCGTTCTTTTAGCAGCCTCTTCTCTTCTATCGTTCCTGTAACCCACTCATCTACCATATCGTAAAAGTTAAGCTCCTTTGTAGGGAACCTAAACTCCTTTGGGTCATTAGGACCGTGAACCATAAGCTTCCTCAACTCTACATTAGTTCTATGATACGCTCTACACAAGGCACTATATGTTAAAGGACATTCCACATCATACTCAACATGGACATATTTACTTCCATCCCTCTCAACAATGTCTCCAGTCTTTCTTGGCCAAGAATCTATATCCCGGAGCAACTCTTCTGTATTTACAATCAAACCTTTAATGGTCTCTTTTTCGGACTCGAAAGTTGCAACCTCAAGATCTTTCTTTAATCTTTCCAACTCCTTATTCAATACTTCCTTCCAATGTTCATTCATTGTGTTTCCTCCTCCAACTACTAATCAAATACTATTTGCTTTACAATTAGTACTTGCCTAATACCCTACCCACTCATACCCACATTTGTCGCAGGGGGGAAAGAAAATTGTATTCTTATCTTTATCCGGCTTCCTAGCACCCTTCTGCTTTGCCAAAGAACAAGGACACTTACGGTTCACCTTAATCATATACTCAATAGTTCTAATCATTTTCTTTCTATCTGTAGGGTTCAATCCGTCAAGTAGGTCCTTCATATTCTACCCCCTAGTTCAGCCTCCCAGGAGAACCAACCACCCCGGAAGTCTCCATGCCAACCTCACAAGGTGGAACGGCCTCCTGGCCACAACACACTTTACAAAGGTCGTCAGTTATATTCAAAAGGCAGATGACGCTGAACCCTGGCTCATACTCCAAGCTCTTGTCAATCCAACCATTAATGGGATCGCACACTAGCTCGCCCACTATCTTTATGTCGTTCTCCACACACAACTTTAAGGCTGCTTCCTTTGTCAGCATATTCATTCTCCTATTCAAGTCCAATTATCTTAACTACAACATACTTAGCTTCCTTACCGTTATTTTCAAGCATCCATTTAACTCTACTGGCAAACCTGGCAACCACATGTTCATCAAGAGCTTCCAGACCTCTATGTGTCAACTCAAGCTTGAAAGTGTCAGTGCCAAGATCCTCCATCTTAACAGGCTCTTCTCCAGTTAAGTTGGATAGTAAATGGGATTATCTGTATTACTTTTGCCCTACCTTCTCTAAGCAATTTTCTACTTCTAGCGGGATGCGTAGGAAGCAAAGGTGTTCCTTCACAATCTACTACAAAAACTTTATTTACTTCTTCACTCATTTAAGAGTCTCTCCTCTCGGGATATTGTTATCCTTGGCAATGTCGCTAACGGATTGGATAGAACTGGATAAATTCTACCGTCCCCAATGTTAGCTGACGTAGGTGTATCTTCACCCAAACAGCAAGGGCTTAATTCCCACCTTAGCCTTAAAGCCTTTACTTTATTCCGCTGTTGTTAGGCTTTCACTTCTAGCGTCTATAAATGAAAGAGCTTCTTGAAGTTTATCTTAATCCCTATCACCTTCCCCTTAACCCATACTGAAACTGGCAAAGCTGAGAGGAATCCTTGGATTCTCCCCAGCCAACCAATCGCCCGCTTACCTTTCTTGTCTTCAAAAATTATAATTCTTTCCCAAGGCTCTTTCCTGCGTTTCACCTAAACCCCTTATCTATCTTTGGTTGGTCCGTGCCAAAGGTAGTTCCCTAAACTTACAATTCCCTTTTCTCTTTCTTTAATAGGTCCGTGCCCTCTGTCCATATATCTCTCCCGGCCAACTCCTTTAAGATACATTAATTGTTCCGGAGTATGCGGCCTTATTAGACTATCACTCTTTATCTTATCTTCCTTAGGTTCCAACAATTCCTTTAACTCTGGAGGGAGATC